ATGAATCAGGAAATTCAGACAAAGAGGTTAATCCCTCGTAGGTCAACCCTATCAAAGGCTTATCTCGAGGCGAACAATCTCCTGCCTGGGGAGACTGAGTGGAGGGAAGGCGGGAGACCGATTTATGAAAGGCTCCCATCAGCCTCAGAGTCTTACAGAAAGGACTTCTTTGAGGACGGGTCACAAGGGTACGTGTTCATTGGCCAAAGGGTTGGTTCCACAGGGCCAGGATCTCTGAACGTCATTGTCTCTGAGGATCGCCGGGAAATCCTAGTTCATGGGGGAATATCCCTATGGAAATATGGGAGGGTTGAACACCCACCAACTCTCATCAATCTGGAGAGTGTTGGGATGCAAAGCACGAAATATCTGATTGCCCACCAGATGTCTTATGATTCCAACCCGAGGGAAATATTCCGGAGTGTGGAAGCGGCGGAAATCAGTGGGATTGACCTGATAGTGAGCTCCAGTACGGATGAAACTATCGGGTGGAGAAATCCTGCATCTAACGCCTTCTCCTACGGCGAAGACCTGGTGTGGAAGAACTATGACTCATTCTTCCAGACGCAGCCAGATTCCTGCTTCTTGTCGTGGGAGCATCAGCGAGGATTCACAATTCAGAGTGCTAAGGTTGTTTGCCCCCCTGGATTCCAGCCTAACCAGGGAACCCTGGCAGACCTCTACGTTGATGGGGAATTTCTCTCTACTGCAGAGGCGGAGTTTGGGGCCACGGGAGCATTTTACGAATTCTTCCTGGACAATGGGGTCACAGGGAAGGAGTGGAAAGTCATCTGGAACAATCTGCAGATGGAAGTGCAGAATGTTCTCATGACGGGAGAGTTCCCAACCACATACAGGCCGAAGACAACCAGTATGCGGACAAATTTGGTCGCGTACCCCGCCTACGAATATCCCGAGGAGAATTTCGCCTACTGCCGATTGGCCTACCTTGATGTTGGGGCGGACTACAGGGTAATCGGAGAGCCCCAGGACATTCGCCACACTGTCTACCGGGACTATCAACCCGTAGCAGAATGGTTGACTCGCCCATGGGACGAAATGCTGGAGAGAGCCTACATTGAGCACAAGGAGTATGTAAATCGTCGCATGTCCCCAACATCTACCATGAGGAAAGAGTACGAGAATCTCGAAGAACTAGGGTTATTCCCCCCTGCAGCCGGGTAAAATACGGTATATCACTCCAACAACTAGCCACGAATGGATACTCTGACTAGAGAGGCCTACGCCCTGTCCCAATCCCGCCGCTCTATCGTCGCCCTTTGGGAGAATCTGAACGGAAATATCTCTGAATTAACGGACGACTACTGCGATCAGTACGACTACTCCTTCTCCTCGGGGGAAATCAGCCTCTTGTCACAAATCAAGAAGGTTCAGGGGGTAGATGACATGACCAAAGAAGAGTTCACCGAACTTGTCGACCATCTGTCAAAGGTTGACCCGGAGGACTGGCCTGAGGACTTGGAGAGTATTGAGGAAATTGTACCTGACCGCGTCTACGAGCCAGTTCCCTCCTATTCCTACTCCGAGGACCCCGAGGACTTCGCTGAAGAAGTCGAAGGTGTGAAGGTGGAGAAAATGCTTAAGGGTGTCATTTCAACGGTTTACAGGGACGGTGTTGCCAGGGTCGTAGATAGCGAAGGAAAGCCCCCAAGTGAGGCCAACAACTTCCTGATGAACCCAGACGGAAAATCCTTCAGTGGGGTCTTCATCACGGCTAAGGACGCCAAAGGAAAGCGGAATAAGTACAACTTCGTAATCTCCGAGAAATCTGACGGCAAGTGGGAGATCAAGTACTGAATATGGAAGAAATGTCGTTCAAAAGAAGCGTCTATGAGGAATTTCTGAATAATCGGGGAATCCGAGGAATCCACTTCATCGTGGACGAGGCTGGTCGAGAAGAGCACGGGTTTCTGAAGTGGGACCAGGCTCTTCGCTTCCTTGAGGAGCTAGGAGAGAAGGAGGTTGACAACACCTTCACAGAAGTTATGGCCTCCTATAATCCAGACCAACAAGCCCTCGCCATGGTTCGAAACGCGACCATGGGAAAGAATGTCGCCCTCGCCCTTTTCCCCCTCCCATAGGGTTTACGGTAAGTCCCACCTTGCCAAGATACCTTGGCAATCACGGAGTTTCCGAATAATGTCTGAAGAATCCTCTAAGACTCGTAGCCACCCAAGCTGGAAAGAAGTTAAGGCCGACCTCCTAAAGGACCCCGAGTTTGCGCAATCTTATGAGGGTATGGAACTCAAGGAGTTGTTGGGGATTCTGGTTCAACTGAACGCTAAGAAGGAAGGTTTACATTAGGTTGGCTTGGGTAAAATGCCTGGGCAACTATCGGACTTCGGGGGAATTCGGAATGTACTTCACTGCCATCAGTGAACCTGACTACAAGGTATGGGACGGAAAGTTCTGGAACAGCTCAATCACTGCCCAGAAGAACTTCCCAACTCGGGCGATGCTGGTTAGAAGTTTGCATGAGCAGGGGGAATCTCCTGACTCCCGGCTGGTCCGCATCATGGAGGTGGCTCCCTAGGGGACACCAGCGCCACTCCTAGGCGACAGGGATGGGCCTTCTCCCCTTGTTCGGGGGGGGGGCCTGTTTTGGCACACGCTGTCCCCACAGACAGTCCTGGGGAGGGCCGGTTTCCCGCCCTTTACAGAACCGGCTTTAGGCCCTAAGCTGACTACAGTCAGATGAGGCTTATGCAAACCGTCGTTCGAGAATCGTTCATGAAACGGTACTGCCCCAATCCCGCTGGGATGTACGACCTTGGGGAACTCCACGCAGAGTTCAATGCGAAATACTTCAATGGGGAAATTCCCCCTCTGAGGAAAACCGTCCGCGTTGACGAAAACGGGGAAGAGTGGGAGTCATATCCGAAACAACTTGCGTGGAACAAGCGATTCACCCGGACTTGGGGTCGTTACAGTCACAATGGAGTCCCTGGTAGGGGGTTTATTGAGATCTCTTACAAGATCGCCACCGACCCGGACAAAGTTCGTGGAACTCTGATTCACGAGATGGTACACCAATACGTTGATCTAACTAATGGGTTCGATGGGATTGAGGGCCACGGTGAGAATTTCATCCGTGTCGCGGTTGAGGTGAACAAGAAGCTGAAGGAGGAAGGTCGGACTTTCCGAGTGGAGTTTAACAACACTCCTGAGGAAGGTGTCGGTGAAATCACAAAACTGGATCCTCATTTCCACTCTGAGCTCATTGGGGTTCCCCTTAGTGCCAGGAAGGATCTGGACATCGCCCGGAAGATGCGAGCGGCAATCCGAATGGCCTTCGATTCCAACTACACCTACGTACAATGAAGATCCTTTGTCAACCCAAGCCGGCAGAACCCCTGTCGGCTTTTCTTTTCTCTGGAGCTATCAGAGAATCCGACGTATATGAGTTTGAGGAATGGCTTAGCAAGATAGATCTTGGGGGAGGAAAATGGAATGGTCTTTCCACATACGTGGAACCTTACCTGGAAGTTGGGGAACCTTACCTTCGCCTGGTAGCCTCGTGTTACTGGGGTGTGCTGACAGTGACACGGATCTTCTGGGTCTACCCCGACACTGTAATCGTCCAGGATAGCGGAGACCCAGAATTCCCGATTAAAGATTATCGGAAAGGCTTCTTTGAAAAGCGGTTTTACCGCGTTTAAGGGTGGGTACAATACCCTTAGCAGAACAACAACCATCTATCACCAATTATGACAGCGACATTAACCCGCACTCCTGAAAAGGTGGAGTGCTCAAAGGATTGCTCGATTTCTGAAAAGATCACTTGCGACCTCAACTCCCGCGACGTAGAGGAGATTCACTTCAACTCCCTGCATGAAATCAATGACAAGGAACTTCTGGGGTACTACGCTGACGACACATTCTATGATCGCCTAATCACTTCAGACTGCGACGTGTTCGTAGAAGGGGAGAAGGTACTGAGTTTTAGGAAGAAGCTCTTCCCACTGCTCAAGGACAAGGACCAGAGTGCTTGGCAGTACTTCCGCTGGGCCGCAAAGGACATGTACTCTGACAGCCGGGGAGTGGTAGCCGGCAAGGAGCCAAACACGGACCTGGATGTCCGGGTTTCCACTGGTGTCCTGAATTTTTTCAAGGCAGCGATGGCTGGAAAGGTGAGCACGTCAGAGGACGCATTGGGAATTGTTTCCCGATCCCCAGACGCCTCAAAGTTTCATGCGAGAGTTGGGAATGTGAAGACGGATTTTCCAACCATTAAGGACTCTCTTGAACCAATCGAGAAGGAACTGCGCAGCAAGAAGTTCTCGGTCTGGGAACGGGAGGAGAAGAAGAAAGATCGGGGGGCAATTCTCCAGGAGTGGTTCCCAACCTGGCTTAAAGATGTTTGGGAACCTGCTACGGACAAGGTGAAGGTTTCCAAGGTTGCCTTTGACAGGTACATCAGTAAGCAAATCCGCGCCAACAAGTGCTACAGTAATATTCTTGGGGCTATGGATCGCAGCGCCCGTGTACCATACTGCCGCCTAACAATGTCAACGCAAAAGGACCCAGTATCCTTTCAGTCGTTCAAGAGTGTTTACCAGGCAGCTTGTGTGGCCCTCCGGCTCACAATCCCCCAACGCTGGGAAGCCCTGTACCGCCGGTTCAGCGAGGTCGCAGAGCCAACCTACAACTTGTTTGGAACGTGCTTCACAACCCTCACAATGAACTGGAACTTCCGGACTGCGTTCCACCGGGATGCCAACAACTGTGAAGGGGGGATCGCCGTCTTGACAGCCATGACGCAAGGGGAATACGATGGCCATTACTTGGTGTTCCCACAAATCCGGCTAGCCTTTGATCTTAGGGACGGGGACTTTCTCGCCGGGGATAACCAAAATCTCCTACATGCCAATACCGCAATGATCCCGAAAACCCCCGACGCAGAACGTGTTTCCTTCGTATTCTACTCTCGTGAGAGAATGACAATCATGGAAGACATCGGCTGCGAGACCTGCCGAAAGGACTTCATGGTGTATGCCAAGGATAATCTCTCCTCTACCCATGGAACGGGGCACGCGGGGTGGAACGGAATCTGGGAAAACATGTGGATCAGCCCAGAGTGGCAAGAGTTCAAGGCTAACAAGGGTCTCGAAAGGTGCGGGAATACGAACTGGCACGGGAAGTGAGGTCACTCCAAGGCTAGGCAAGGTAAACACAGACAACAATCATGAAAAACTATCAAATTGCTATTCCAACCTACGGTCGCCCTGAAGGGGTAAAGAAGCACACACTCTCCTACTTGGAGAGAACAGATGTCCCCAAGGACAGGATCTTTCTATTCGTTGCCAACGAGGAAGAACAGGAGAAATACGCCGAGGTCAATCAAGCCTACGCTGACCGGATCGTTGTCGGAGTTAAGGGACTTTGTCCCCAACGCCAATTCATCTCGGACTATTTCCCGAAAGGTACTCCGGTCTTGTCAATGGACGACGACGTTTCCGCAGTCCGCTGCCTCAGGTTGGGTGAGCCACTCAAAGGAACGCAGAAACCTTTGAAACACCCTTGCTCCCTGGCAGAGGTGACGAATCTCTCATACCTGATAGATCTCGGATACTCTCTGACGGAGAACGCAGGGTTGCGAATGTGGGGGGTCTATCAAGTTGACAACAAGGGGTTCCTCCATCCAAAGATCACAACGGGCTTGAAATTCGTCATGGGGCACTTCGTCGCCTTTTACGCTGGTGACCCTGTCTTCGATGAAATCGCCTCCTTTCCAATGAAGGACGATTTCTTCTGGAGTCTGAGGCATTACCAAGAACACGGTGGGACTCTCCGCTTCGACAACATCGCTGTGAAGGCGAAGCAGCACTCTGGTGCTGGGGGAACTTGTGAGGATATGGAGAAGAAGCTGGAGATTAACAATTCCACGGTGGACCTAATCTGTGAAGAATTCTCAGAACTCGCATCCCCAAAAATGAGAAAGACACAGGATCCCTGGCTCTCACGTTACAAGGAGCTTCGCCTGAAGACGATTACGACGTCCACACAGCCAGCCCACGAATTGGAGGATTTGCTCCCTTGAATGACCCAACAAGAACAATCGTATTTGACGTCGATGACACCCTTACCTTGGGGAAGGCGGACCCAAGGGGGACAGAACAGGCTAACGTAGAGGTCGCCCATGAGGTCCGCCGCCTATATAAAGAAGGCTGGCGGATTGTCCTTCACACAGCCAGGGGATGGGCTCGCCCAGGTGGAGTAGCAGCTAATGCAGAAGACGTAGAGGAGGAAATCGAAATCTTCTGCTCGCGGAATAACATCCCGTACCATGAACTGGTACTTGGTAAGCCAGCTGCCAGGTACTACGTTGATGACAGGGGAATGGACTGGCGAGAATTCCTGGTCAAAACTCACACTGGAGAACTCTGATGAAATTCATGATTCTAGCGGCGGGACGAAGTTCTCGCTATGGGGGAAACAAACTCCTTGAAGTTTTCAATGGGAAAACGCTCCCTCAATATGCCGCTGAATTCGCCGCTCACCTTAACGCTGAGGAAATTTTCCTCACGGTTTCTAGGGATGGCGTGCAGACAGATGGGACAAGAGTTTTTCATCCTGTCGTAGACAATGTGAGCCGCATCACCAACTCTAAGGGGATTCCGCTTCGGGTGACCTTCCAGGACCCCGAGTCTTACGGCCCAGGGGGGGCGATTATGGCTTGGGACGGAGTTGTTGAAGGGCCATTCGTAGTTCTGTTTGGTGATAACCTGTATCTCCCGACCCTTGATGTGAAGGAGCGTATATCTGGACTGGAGAGTTGGCTCCAATCTCCGGAAGGGGTGGCATTCACTTACAAGGAGATTCCTGAACCGCACCCTCGCAATCTACAATTGGCCGCAGTCCTAGACAGGGAAATTCTTCTGGAGAAGCCGCACTCAATTGTGAGTGGGGAATACTTTTGTGGGTTCGTTGCTTTCCCATCGAACTTCTTCACAAATGTTGGGAAGATCAGAAAGAGCGACAGGGGCGAGATTGAACTCACTGACATGGTGAATTCCTATGGAGCAAGGCTCGGTATTCCATTGAGCGAGTATTGTAGGAATTGGGCTGACCTCACATACGAGGGAGACTATGGAAAAATCTTGTCGTTAGTAGAATGAAGGGTTCTTCAGGAGCTGTCTTGCAGTACAAAGGGGGGTGGATTCGGAAATCTTGCCCCGACGCCTCGCAGCAGCTAGACTGGTTCCGTCGGGTTCAAGAATTCCCGGCAGTGTATCTGATCAGGGGGGTCGGCGTCCCGGCTGTGCGCGGCATTTCTGAGGATACCTATGAGATAGAACGGGTCAGAGGGAGTCTTGGAACTTCCTCCCAATCCGCAGAGATCCTTGACAGACTCCTCTCCCTCTCCCTCTCCTGGAGATGGGTGGAGGCGACTTCCAGTTCCTCTCTGGACTCCTACCTGGAACGGATTGAGAGAGAGCATGTCAGGATCCTTGGTCCTGGGGAAAGTCCCACAGTGATTCAAGCTATGCGCGTACTGGAGAGGGACTGTAATCCCAAGCTATTCCCAAGATCCTTCTGCCACGGAGACCTGACCCTAGAGAACATCTTAATTGACAAGGAGGGGAAGATTTTCCTAATTGACCCCAATGCCAAGGAGGGGCTATTCCAGTCCTATATCTTAGATCTTGGGAAGATCCTGCAGTCGATCAACTCGAACTACCACAGGGAATTTAATTCCTGTCCCGGACCAGACCAGACATGGATGTGCAGGGCATTCCTGGAGAACCTGTGGCTTCTTGACCTGATGAGGGGAGCACTGCTGGCAGAGATTTCTCATCTTGTCAGATTGCGGAAGTACCGCCCGATTGAACAGCGGGGGAAAGTAGACTCCTTGATCTCTAGGAGGACGTCGGAATACCTGATGATTTACCGGAACTGAGCTCAGCTAAGTTAAATGCAGCCAACAGCCACCCTATGAAAAGCAGAAAAGTTTTAACGACCGAAACCTTAACCAGGGAGGTGTACGAAGATGATAATGGCTTCATGTTTGCCACAGTGGACACCTTCCGAAATCCTGACTCCGTAACACCGGAGAGGACCGAGGTGATTCCGGCAAAATCCTCCTACGGCCCGACAAAGATTTTTGATAGTGTCATGGAGTCCCGGATCTATCTTGAGAATCTGTACCGGACCTCTAACTCCAGGACTGATGAGAGGAGTTTCTTTGGCAAAATCGCTGATTTCCTGTTCCGATGATTGAGACCCCACTCACGATAAATGATCTGGCTTGTGCCGCGCAGTCCATTCAGGCGCGGCTCCGAGCCAACGGGTACGAGGAAAGAGACCCCGAGAAACTGAATGACCAGCTCTTGAGCCTGTATCTGGACATGTCCGACGGTGTTGAGGTGGATCAGATTGTGAGTCTTTGGTGGAGGATCGAGAAGAACTTCGGTCGGGTATCCTAACTGGCTCGGGGGGGTAAAACTAAGCAATTGAGAATCGCCTACCGTTATGGCAGCCCCCAATATAGCAGCAGCGTCTTCTATTTACCTTAAGACCAAGATTGTTAGGCTCAGCGACAATAATGTCGAATTAACCCTTCTTAACAACTCTGCGAATAGCGGGAAGGTGATCAAGCTGAACACATTAAAGATAAACCACACCGATTCTAGCACCTCCTATTTGGATTTTCTCTACTTTTACGACGTCTCTGAGAGTAGTAATGGCCGAACCTTGTGGCCTGGGAGGACTTCTACTTTGACATTTGCGGCTTACAGTGAGGTAACAGTTCTGTCAAGAGACAACCCACTTTATCTCGAAGAGGGGGACTACATCACTACTCAAGTGCCTTTCAATTCCATCCCATCAGATTTCACCATCACCATAGTATACGAAGAAATTTCATAATCAGCAGGTTTTGATAGGGGGGGAAACCGCCCTTTACCGCAGGGGCAGCTGGAGGTATAATGGGGTTTCACCGGGAGGCGGGAATGCAGATTAGGTTTATTGGAGACGTTCACGGAAAGTTTGGGAGATATAGGAAACTGATTGCTCCCGTTGAGAACACCCTCCAGGTTGGGGATTTCGGAGTGGGTTTCCGTAACTTGCATGGGGAGTACCTCGCTAATCCCCCGTACGACCAGATGAAGAAAGGCAATCACTTTTTCGTCAGGGGGAATCACGACAATCCCGCAGCATGCAGGAGGCACCCTTTCTGGATTAGGGACGGAGACCTAGCCTTTGACGGTAGGGTTTTCTGCGTTGGCGGAGCTGAGAGCATTGACAAAGGGTGTCGCACCGAAGGTTGTGACTGGTGGGCTGACGAAGAATTAACATACAGGGAACTGTGCATTGTTTTGGATCTCTATGAGATGGCGAAACCTAGAGTTGTCGTTACCCATGACGCCCCTCAGATTCTCCTAACAACCTTGTACGGGAATGGAAGATTGCACACTCCAGCTACCGGGTGCGGGCAGAGAACGAGAGCAATGCTAGACAATATGCTTGAGATCCACCGTCCGGAGATCTTCATCCACGGCCATTGGCACCAGAGATGGGAAATGGACATCAAGGGGACGAGATTCATAGGGTTGGCGGAACTTGACCACATTGACCTGGATGTGTGAATTGTTGTGTTGGGCGGGAAACCGCCCTGTTTTGGGCGGGTCTACCCCCTTTTCGCTCGGAACGTAAAGGCGGTATAGTGGTTATACGAATTGGAGCGCTCTGTGTTTGAATTTTATTCGGTTGGTGGGATTGTTCGAGATGATCTTCTCGGTCGCCCGAGCGCCGATCTGGACGTTTGTGCTGTCCCAGTAGAAGCCGGTACCCTCTCCACAGTCACGCTCTTTAAGTACCTTTCGGACCATGTGCGGGATCTGGGGTTTGCAGTCTTCGACGAACAGCTGCAGTTCTTCACGATTCGGGGAACCCACTCCGGGGACGTGAAGGGGTTTGAGGGTTTCCCGCAAGTGGATTTTGTCATGGCGAGGAAAGACGGCCCATCCTCTGACGGCAGGCACCCGGATTATGTCCTCCCAGGGACTTTGCTGGACGACCTTTCCCGCAGAGACTTCACAGTCAACGCGATGGCGAGGAACTTCCAGACTGGGGAGCTGGTAGATCCTTTCGGAGGAGCAGAGGACCTGAGAGCAGGGATTATTAAGTTTGTCGGGGACCCAATCCAGAGAATCAAGGAGGATGGCCTGCGAGTTATGAGGGCGCTTCGCTTCTGCGTTACCCACAACATGAAGCTCCACCCTGATACCAGGGCGGCGATAGATTCTGATGTTGCTATCGGAATGCTCCTCCGAGTGAATCCGAACCGGATCTTCAACGAGGTGAAGAAGATGTTTGACGCCGACTTCATTGCGGCAATGGACTTCTTAGCAGGAGAAAGCGACCAGCATAAAGTTGCGATCTTCCGGGATAACCTCCGGATCACCCCTTCCATGAAGAAGGCACCTGGCCAATAGGCCATGGGACAGTTTCGAATCTTTCACATAGGTCAGGGGGTCAGCCCTCGGGAAATTTTCCTCCATCGGTTTACCCCTCCCAGCCAGCCCCAAAATACCCTCAGTTACCGAACCCGCCATGCAAACCTGGAATGTCTTCACGAGCTCTGATGTCGCATTAGCCTTCCTAGGCTTTTCCGGCCTCATTGCTGTCGTAGCCGTTCTTGCCACTGCTTTCCGCAATGTCGAGAAGCGCGAAAACCAGGTGAAAGGTCGCTCGATGTGACTTTACTGCTATCCGCTTTAGGTAGCATACAGGTGTGACTAACCAGTCCACTAATCCAGAAAAACAAGGGTAAAACCATTTATGCAAAATTTCGTCCGACAACTCTTTATCGAAATGCTCTCGTTGGATTATCCGGCGACGAACGAGATTGCCTTGACATCTGATCTTGAGGATCTCATTTTGAAATCCGTCCGAGAAGATTCACCAATCAGCGTCCCCCATATCCATCAATCATTCGGTCTTCCTTCCCCGTGAGTTAGTTCTTTGAACTAACGCTTAGCGGGGTCTGGACTAGTTCCTACCCCGCTTTTTATTGTCCATTGCCTCATTAGCTCAGTCTGGAGAGAGCTGCTCCCTTCTAAGGAGATGGTCGCGAGTTCGAATCTTGCATGAGGCGCTTGGTCCCACTGAGGGGCCGACCACAACCCCCGGGATGGGCCTGGGGAGGGGCGGTAAACCGCCCTTTACAGAATGGGCGTTCCGCCCTAAGCTGACTTTGGTCAGGTGGGGGCTGTGTTAAGAGCTCAGCCCCGGAAGTTCAGTCTTCTTCACCGGACGAACCTAGACAATTTATTCCGCCCTCGTAGCTAAGTTGGTAAAGCAGCTGGCTCTTAACCAGAAGACTCACAGGTTCGAATCCTGTCGAGGGCATTCTCCTCTAGGGGAGAGAAACTCTTGCGCACTGAGCCAGAGCGGTCACGAATGTGACAAGCAGGTTTGGTAGGCGGAGAGATTTGGGTGAGTGTCTACTGTTGGTACGTAGTGTCAGTCTGTAAAACTGAAGTGGTTTTTTAGCCTCGGGGGTTCAATTCCCTCCTCACCCACTTCTTCCTCACGGAAGAATCGCACACGAGACGTAGCATAATTGGTTAATGCCTCCGGTTGTGACCCGGGGAAATGCGGATTCGAATTCCGTCGTCTCGACTTGGGTTGCTAACTCAACGGTAGAGTAGCTGGCTTTTAACCAGTAAGTTCAGGGTTCGAATCCCTGGCAACCCATCACCAAGGGCAACATAGTTGACTCCGTTAATGCGGATGACACGCCGTTGTTCTTGGTCCAGTACAGTGCACCTCTGCTGGCGTTGGAGATTACGTTAAAGACCCGTCACTAGCCTGTATCCGACGTTAACATAAGGGCGAGAGTTGGGGTCGCGCCCCAACCTGCGCGGGTTTTGGGGGCTACCCAAATCCGCCGAACGGGGAGGTAGCAAAATGGTAATGCACCTGCTTTGCAAGCAGGCGATTAGGGGTTCGAGCCCCCTCTTCTCCATTGGGTAGAAATCACCCGAAACCCCTATGGAGCTCCATGGGTATTGGTCCCGTAACTCAGCGGTAAGAGTGCCTGTCTGTCTAACAGGAAGTCGCCAGTTCGAATCTGGTCGGGATCGTGAGAGAGTGATTTATCATTCTCGCCAATTTGCCCGGTTAGTGTAACGGTAGCACGAGAGCCTCCAAAACTCTTTGTAAGGGTTCAAATCCTTTACCGGGTGCTTGCGATAAGTTTCTCGTCGCTTAAAACCACCTCTCGCATGAATGTGGTGCAGAAACTAGGTGAGGGGTCCGAATACCCATGAAGAAAGGCACCTTTCTTCTAAATGCTCCAGTAGACAAATTGGTAAAGTCGCCTCTCTTTCAAAGAGGACATTTTGCGAGTTCGAGGCTCGTCTGGAGTTCTTGTCCGAAATGACATTAAACTACCCTGCCCACCAACAGGTGGGTGCTTGGAAGATATGCCAGCGGCCTGGCGCTCTGTCTTGAAAACAGATACACGTGAAAGCGTGGGGGATCGGCACCTCTATCTTCCGTTGTTTCTTCCTTAGAAACCGTGCCTCTGTAGCACAACTGATAGTGCACTTGCCTTGTAAGCAAGGGGTTGCAGGTTTGAATCCTGTCAGAGGCTCTTGTCCGAAAATGACTTAAAACTAGTCCCACATTCTAGGATAGGCAAATTGGTAAAGCCGCGAAGCTCTGAACTTCGTGTTTGCAGGTTCGAAGCCTGCTCCTAGACCCAATCCCCTTTCGTCTAACGGCAGGACAGCGGGCTTTGAATCCGTCAATGTAGGTTCGAGCCCTACAGGGGGAATTTGTTCGATTTCCTGTCCTTTCAGTCGAAGTCGAACGAGGGCGGCTTACCGCCCGTTTCCGACGGGAAACCCCCCTTTACTTTGGGTGGCCTCCACGGTATATTTAGTTCATGGGTGAGGGGGCTGTGGCCTACCTTCCAACTACCCCCGATTAGTTCAGTGGGAGAACGCTCGCCCGATTAGCGAGATGTCGGCAGTTCGAATCTGTCATCGGGGACTATCTTCTAACGAAGATATGATTAACGACCGGGTGTAGCTCAGTTTGGCCAGAGCATTCCGTTTGGGGCGGAGGGGCCAGAGGTTCAAATCCTCTCACTCGGATTGGTTTTCGCAAGAAAACCGGGCAAAGGGAGTTCCTTTTACATTCTTTTTTGGCGAAACTTACTCCCCGCCCAACACAATGCCCAGAGGACGAACGGTATAGTCGCCATCCTCTCAAGATGGAAGAAGCGGGGTCAGCACCCGTCTGGGCAATCCTGCCGCTCGTCGGCAGGGCGCGGTGCGTTGGACAAGCGGTCTAAGTCGCCAGCCTTTCAAGCTGGTTATCACGGGTTCGAATCCCGTACGCACTACTTGGGATCCTGCGCCTTGTCGCTGGTTCCCTAAACCCATGCAGGGTAGTGAAGTGGTCATCACCCTAGGCTCATACCCTAGAGATCGGTTGTTCGAATCAACCCCCTGCTCCCGCCCCCTTAGCTCAGTGACAGAGCGATTCTCTTACAAGGAATATGTCGAAAGTTTGATTCTTTCAGGGGGCATTGCCACTTTGTCAACTGCGGCTGGTGGTTTATGGGGGCGTAGCTCAGTCTGGTAGAGCACTTGGTTGAAGCCCAAGGTGTCGTCCGTTCAACTCGGACCGTTCCCATTCTTCCCATCGGGAAGTGACGACAACAAGTTTGCTCAATTAGCTCAGCGGATGAGAGCGCCTGACTACGAATCAGGAGGTCACAGGTTCGAATCCTGTATTGGGCGTTCCCTTCACAGGGATGTTTCCACAGGAAACGCGAATATAGCTCAGTCTGGTAGAGCGTCTCGTTGCCATCGAGAAGGTCGTCGGTTCGAAGCCGTCTATTCACTTTTGTTCCTGTCCGAACAAATTGGAAAGGTGGCCGAGTGGTTTAAGGCAGCTGTTTGCTAAACAGCCGTGTCAAGTAATTGGCACCGGGAGTTCGAATCTTCCCTCTTTCCTTTTCCTGGTTTACATACCAGACACAATCGCATAATAATCGCATGCGAACTTACAAACACCACCTATACCCTAGGTATATGGCCAAGAAGGGAGAAATCCCACCTTGGGGTGATCCAGACCTCGTCGTAGAAGTCTCCTTCACCCAACACCTTATGTTTCATTGGTGCAATTATCAACTCTGGGGGAACCTTGAGGATAAAGCTGCCCATGCTTTTATGAGAGGTTGTGGGGAAGAAGGGCAGTTAGCTGCTTCCAAGCTGGCTACTGAAGTTAGATTGGCTAAAATAGCATCTGATCCTGAGTTTGCTGATAAAGTTAGAGAGAACGTCCGGGAAATGTCTAAACTCTTCCAGGCTAAACGGAAGAACGACCCTGAGTTTAGGGAGAAGATGAGGGAGATTTCCCTTTCCGCAGGCGTTGCTGGTCGCATCGCTGCTCTTTCCACTGAATCTAGAGCCAAAAGGCTTGAGACTTTTAAGGAGAACAAACATCAGCAAGGAACCAGAAACAGCCAATATGGCACTATGTGGGTCACTGATGGGGAAACTAACCGGAAGATCAAGAAGGGGGAGCCTATTCCCGAAGGCTTCCGTGCAGGGAGGGTCTACAAATAAAGGTTATGATAGTTCACGCCCGATTAGCTCATTGGGAGAGCGCTTCCTTGACACGGAAGAGGTAGTGGGATCGTTCCCCACATTGGGCATCTTCTCCATTGAGAAAACTTGAGAATCCCGAAAATGAATGAGACCAGGCAATACGTCGTCGTTAGGAAGGAGGGCCTCTCCCCTGAACAGCAAGGTGTCCAAGCAATGCATGCCGCTGTAGTCGCGGAGTACGAGGGTGGGAGCGTCATTTTCCCCAACCCCTACCGCCGCACCTTTATCGTCCTAGAAGTCCGGAACAAGTTCCGACTATTACTGGTGAAGTTGTGGCTCTGGGTTCATCAAATCCCGACTTACGATTTCCACGAACCAGACTACAACCTCGGCCTGACAGCAACCTCCTTCTTCCTTCGCCCAGGCGAATTTCAACTCCTTGGGGGGTTGAATTTGTGGAAGGCCAATTCTACCTCGGAAAACAAATGACTGCCCCTGAACAAGAAGAATTCACAATCTCCCAATTTACCAAAGAAGTGCGAGATGGGAGCGCAGGGGAAAATTGCTGCATCTATGTTGACCTAGTCTTCCAAATCCTGGTAGAGGATGTAGACTTCAACCCATTTGTTAACCTTGTTGACGGAGAGGATTACTGGAAGATTGGGGGATTCCTATCACTAGATGAAGTGGAGGCTTATGAGAATAGGGAGCTTCCGATTTCTCCCGATGATTTCCCAACTTTCATGGAAGAGGGAGTTGCCATGAAGAAGATAATCTTCGTCCACAAGGATTACGTCCTCCCTCTATACTCATTTCTGGAGAAGACTGAGGATGGGTCGGTCCGGTTCCGCGAATACTTCAAGAACGACCGGATTGTCCAAGAAACCCTCGATGCTATCAATAAGACCAAAAGCCTTCACGAACTGCACAGGCTTCTGTCCATCCTCTCATTCTGCTGGGACTGACGAGGGGGCTTTACTGCCTCCCCCCAGCCCTAAGCTACTTGTGGCTCCTTTGTGGGCCTAAGGTAAAGGGGGTTCCTTGACCCAACTACAAATACAAAATACCCCCCACCTACAAACCAGAAAAATGACTAAGAATGTCGGCGCCTCGTTGCGTCTTTTTAATTGCGTAATCTCCGAGGGCCAATCGCTGCCATCTGAAAGCGACTACGCCTTCTCCGGGAAGTGTGGTATTCTGATTCACCCTTCCGCGTATCATGAGAGGGAAAGAATTCTAGAGTTCTACGAGGAGAATAGCCTCACCGGAGATCAGATCAACAAGACCTTTTTCTCGTCCGCAGAGAAAGTTCGCAACACACCATTCCTAGAAAGGCTCCTACACCAATTACTGCACTACTTCTCCACGTATGGGCTTAGAAGTCTCGGCTTGGACTCCCCTGACTTCATCTACCTGCCCGACGCTAACGAGGACAAGGGAATACCCGAGCCTGTTGTCGTGAGGACGATCCGAGGAGTGTCCCGTGAAGAACTGGTGAGCCGCTGCCTATCCATGCTGCAGTCTGGCGTCGCCCTTAAGCAGGAGACTATTGAAGATGTCCTCGCTGTGCTTTCCGACTGTGATCACCAGTTCACTGAGATCGGAGAAGTGAGGAACAGAGAGGTTAAAAACTTCCTGTATGACATCCTCGGAACTTTTCCGGAAGACGGGGATGAGCTCTTCCGCTATCTGATGTTCAAGGCAACTGGGGACAGCCTCGTAATCAATAACGAGAACTTCCTTGATAAGTTGCGGGAAACCCGATACATCCTGCCAAATCTCTCCGGGAAGCAGATCCGAGCCCTCTCCGAGTCTTTCAATCGCCGGAAGACTTTCTGGATGGCTCTGAAGCAGGGCTTCATTGGATCTTGGGAGCATAAGAGTCGGGAAATTGCCGCTAAGGGTAACCGGAGGCTGATCAACAAGATTAGCAAGGCTTCCAAGACCAATCACAAGGCTCTTCCGGAGAATGTTCTCAGCTCTCTGACTGCGAAGAAGTTCCCAGCGGAACGGGTTGAAGAAGCGGCAGCAAAGGCCAACACTTTCCAGTTGGCAAGAGCAGCAAATGCTGTCTCCCTCTACTCTCAATCTGTTGAGCAAGGGAAATTCTTCAAAGTGCGGAATGGTCGCGGTTTTCTCAGGAGCCCTGGCTTGGAAGTTGACAGGAGCCACGTTGGAGGATATCTCCCAATTCTGCGAGGGGAGTTGCTGAAGCGGCTTTCTGAGAAGCGGGTCTTCATCCCTGAAGGGGTGGAATATCCGGTCCCCTCCTCCGAGAAGAAGTTCTCCGGGAATGTTCCGACAGGGACTTCCATCACTGCCGACCCTAAGGCAGGAGAGAAAATCCTTGTTGGGATCTACTGGGAGAATGGAACCAAGAGCCACGCTGACCTGGACTTGTCTTCAATGGCACTCTCCGGGTCACGAGTTGGGTGGAATGCTAGATGGGAGAACGGCGGATGCCTAACCTATTCTGGTGACATCACCAATGCTCCCAACGGAGCTGCGGAGTGGATGGAGGTCAAGAACGTGAAGGAGGCATCCGCCATTCTGGTGAATGCCTACTCCATCTACCCTAATGAGGGTGGGCCACATCCGTTCAAGATCATGGTTGGGAAGACTAGAGCCCAAGACACTCGGAACTACTTCCTGAAGCCTGACGAGATCCTACTCTGTGCGGATTCCTCCTTGGTCCAGAAGCAGATGATTCTGGGAGTCCTTGATTCCACCGCAGAAGGGAAAATCCGATTCACTCTGATTGACCGAGGGAATGGTAAGACAGCCATTGGCTCTGATTCTACCACAATGATCAAGGTGGCTCTGGAGGAGGTTAGCACTGCTCTCCCTCTGTCCCAGCTCGTGACCAGGGTGGCCCAGGAGGAGGCCGACTATGACCTCACCATGGAAACCCTGAGCCGGGACACCTTCCTCTCCCTGCTGTCTTGAGAAAGGGGCGGGAAACCGCCCTTTGCGGATTAGGCAGGAGGCGCTAAGCTGACTGCAGTCAACGAATTGGTCAAGTCAACATGTTTAATCTCTCCGGCGTTAAAGAGAAGGCTCAGGAGGCTTTCTCTGCCGTTAAGGAGAACCACCCGGAGGTTCTGCAAAGAGTCACGACAGTGATTCTCTTTGCTGTCGCAATCCTCCACACCCTAGTGGTCAGAGTAGTGAAGTATTCCCAAGAGAACGGGCCGGAGATCCGGACCAACCTCTCTGAGAAGTTCCTTTCTCTCGCAACTTTACTCTCTCCTGAAGAGGGGTAAATTACTTGGGGGTTATCCCCCCACTTGTCATGTTCATCTAGTGGTAAGATGGCGGTCTCCAAAACCGCTCACGGGGGTTCGAACCCCTCACATGGCGTGGCTCTATGAGCCCTTAAGGAGAATTGGCAGAGTCTGGCTTATTGCGCGAAGTTGGAAACTTCGTAAGGGTAACACCTTCTTCGGTTCGAATCCGGAATTCTCCGTTCCCAAACCAAATCCAATGACTCATTAGTTCAGTGGTAGAACGCTACACTCATACCGTAGTAGTCCCGGGTTCAACCCCCGGATGAGTCATATTTCCCCTGGAAATAACTTCACCCCCACAATCTACTAACAATGGAACCTCTTTATCAAATCTACCTAGGTTGGCGGGTCTTCTTCTCAACTGCTCTTTCAGATTGGGGGCACATTGTCTGGGGACTTAAAGACGAGGAATCTATATTTTATGAGAATGGAATTCCCCTGACTGGGGAGGCTGCCGAGGAAGCTCGCCTGAAATACTTCTGGGAATGGCTATGACGGAACAACTCTTTGATCAAATCAGCCCTGGCTCCACAGTGTTAGTATTGAACACAAGCTACGCTCCTATCCATTTCGCCAGCTGGAAAAGGGCAATCCTTTTGGTCTGGAAGGAGAAGGCGCAAGTTGTAGCCAAGGGCGTCATTCGCCTCCTGCAATTTGTTAAGATCCCCTTCCTGCGTCCGGAAGTTCCTACGCGGCGCCTCCTGTTCAAGCGAGATGGCCACTGCTGTCAGTATTGTGGACGGGAAAAGACTGCGACGAGCTTGACTGTGGACCATGTTGTTCCCCGTTCAAGAGGAGGAGGGAATGAGTGGACGAATGTCGTCACTGCCTGCTCCCCCTGCAATCTCAGGAAGGGGAATCGCACCCCGAGAGAAGCCGGAATGGAGCTTCTATCCAAGCCATATGCCCCATTCAACAAGGTCGCAATTGAACTACACAGGTCAAACAATCCGCACTGGAGGCAGTACAGCTTCTGCTAAAGTTCCGGAGAAACTCCGCGTCCTTGGAAGCTTCTGCCTTGTCCTAGGATATGTTCTCATTGTTTCCGACTACAACAGCATTGGCCTCCCAGTCCGAATTGTTGGAAATTTGGCGATGCTCCCCTTCGCAATCAAGCTGAAACTGACGGATGTCACATTCATGCAGTGTTTCTTCCTAGTTGTCACCGCAGCCGCCCTCATCACCCATAAGTAGATGCTCTCAACTAATTACCGCCTCCGACTTGAATCTATTTGCGAACGGATCGTTGGCCACGGAGAAGTTACTCTAACAGACATGATTTGGGCTGAGAAATTGGCTAAGGCTAATCTCTCCGCTGCCAGGATCCTGAGGCAGGCGCGGCGCAGGGCTGAGAATCCTAATATGACCGAAGACAGTCTAGATGGATTCCTGAATGCCCTAGATATCGGGGGAACAGGGAGTGAAGCTGCTGGGATCCGAGGGTTCAACAGTCCCGACGAGATTGTCAACTTCTTCCGCAGAGAGGATACCGACGGGGAGGGGGAGAACAATTGGCGACGTCGGGACTGAGGGTGGTTTACCGTCCCTCACCCGCCGGGTAACCGCCCTTTACCTCCTTCCCAGGCCGCGCTATACTGATTACATCAGGTGAAGGGGGCCGAGCCTCCCAACCACTACCAAAGGTTCTTATCATGCGCTAGTCCATCCTGCCATACACGAATACATGAAGGGGAGGGTAAAACCTCCTTACGCAACTTGAAAATTGAAAACTCGCGGATGTAGCTCAGTTGGTAGAGCTTCTGCCTTCCAAGCAGACTGTCGTCGGTTCGAGCCCGATCATCCGCTTTCCCCTTATGGGGAAAACTTTAGCCCCCGACATGGGAAGAGCGACTCGGTCAGGCATGGCCACTATGAGTTCGGCGAAACACCGGAATTTCTACTGCCCGTTCTCTTCGGGATGTGAATTGTAGGAAGGTAAAGGGAAGAGAGGCTAATTTAATTGGGCAAGTATACTTGGGAGGGGTCTGCAGCACCCCGATCAGGGAATGTGAAATGGGTTGGACAACTGCAATTGACCAACCACTTGCCCCCCAATGGCATGTAGTTCAGAGGTAGAACGCTTGGCTGTTAACCAGGTTGTCGCCTAGCCTCCGGGCGGAACCCCATAATCCCCGATCGCATAATGGTATTGCACTCGGCTGTTAACCGAGCGTGCGGCGAAAGCTGCTTCCAGGTTCGACCCCTGGTCGGGGAGTCACTGTTAATCAGGGTAAAACCTATTAGTTAACAGTCAAACCACATGAACTACCAAAGAATCTATAGCTCCCTAATAGCCAAAGCTAAAGAGAGGGGTTCGTGTGAAGGCTACTTTGAAGTTCACCATGTCACACCTAAGTGCATGGGGGGAGATGACCAACCAGACAATCTGGTGAAGTTGACTCCTGAAGAGCATTACTTAGCTCATCAACTTCTCGCAAAAGTTCACCCCAACAATCAGAAGTTACTTCATGCAGCAATGTGCATGGCAAACTTCCGTTCCAGCAATAAGCTGTATGGGTGGCTGAGGAGAAGGTGGGCTAAGCAACAATCCCTTAAGATGTCAGGGGAAGAAAACCCTTCCAGAGGAACCAGGGTGATACATAACCCTGATCTTAGAAAGACATCCAGAATCCCTAAGGGAGAGGATTTGCCAGAAGGCTGGCTAGAGGGTGGAGTCTACGACTGGGATAAGAAACCCAAGAGGTCGGCCAAACAAAAACGGAGGGAAGAACTAACTCCGTGGTTCAATCTCTATATTGAACAAGGATGGCAAGCTGTGAAGGATTCGGGTTACCCCTTCTCTAAGCAGAACTTGGTCCAGAGACTGGCCAGAAATTTCCCCGAATTCAAGCCTCAAAACGGCAAGAGAAGAGGATTTACAACCAAGCCTAACGGCTAAGATAGTTGGGGAAATGGGCTCGCATCGCCCCTGTCGTTGAAAAGATGGCAGAAAACCGGATTCCGTCTTACAGGGTCTGTCGGAAGTTCAACCGATAAAATAGAACATTCCCCCGAGAGTTATGAACCGCTAGTCGTTTACTCTTGGGATTTTGGCCGTCAGAACTGGTGTTCAGAGAGGATTTATATCCCTTTCCCCCAGATTAGGGGCTTTGGCAAGGTTCAAAACCTTGGGCGGCTACTTTGGGGAAATCGCCAAGAGGTCTAAGGCGCGAGATTGCAAACCTCGTATCGCCGGTTCGAATCCGGCTTTCCCCTTCCACAAACTACAGGAGGAAAATGTCCATCTCAGGAATGTTCAAGGTGATGTCGATGGCTGGAAACTACGACATCCGGAAAGTGGATCGCACCACTCTCCCCAATGGTGTGGAAGTTTCCACTTGCTACACCAACGACTATGGATACGAGACCGCCCTGTTGAATACCAAAGGTGACGTATTCCCCGTTGAGCGTTATGGTTACGACCTGAACGACTCAGTTCATGCTGGACACGATCGCTGGGTGGAATTCGCAAGGGACGGAATCGGCAAGACTGTCAACTACCTGGGGTCTGAGAATGACTACCTAGACTCTGACGGAACTTTCATCCTGTCTTGAAATCTGGAGGGGCGACTCCCCTCCCCTTGTTTGCCCAATTAGCTTAGTGGTAGTAGCGCTTCCTTGGTACGGAAGAGGTCGTCGGTTCGATTCCGATATTGGGCTTTCTCCTAACGGAGAATCACAACTCGTGTGGGTGTGGTGAAATTGGTAAACACGTAGTCTTGAGGAGGCTATGCTTCGGCTTGGGGGTTCAATTCCCCCCACCCATACTCCATGTCCCTGTAGCCCAATTGGAAGAGGCAGCGGATTTAAGCCCCGCTCGGTGTCAGTTCGACCCTGACCAGGGATATATGCCTGATTAACTCAGCGGACAGAGTGCTTGGCTTCGAACCAAGTGGTCGGGAGTTCGAATCTCTCATCAGGCGCTTGAGTTCATTCCCCCAATGAACTCTCCACCAAATGCCTTAGTGGTGGAACGGTATACACGCTGGCTTCAAACTCCAGTGCCGAAAGGATTGGGAGTTCGAATCTCCCCTAAGGCATTATCAAAATTCACAAAACCAATGAGCGAAAGAACTTCAGTTTCTCAGAGCGGACCATTTCTCCCCCTCCTTCAGGTCTTGTTTATCGGACTGAAGCTAACAGGCCAAATTTCTTGGCCCTGGTGGCAAGTTCTCCTGCCGTCTTTGATTCCCCTCGGGATCTTTGCAGTGATACTTCTTTTCGGGCTTTTTCTCGTGATCTGGCCCAACCGATAAAACTCTAGGGGGGAGACCCCCTCTCACATACCCAGTTAGCTCAGTAGGATAGAGCGATTCCCTCCTAAGGAATAGGTCACAAGTTCGATTCTTGTACTGGGTGCCACGCCTCGATGGTGGAACGGTATACACGACGGTCTTAGAAACCGTTGCCGAAAGGATTGGGAGTTCGAATCTCCCTCGGGGCACTTTAGAAAGAAGAAGGGTAAATATAAGTATAGCCTAAGACGGATATGATCCCCAGCGAAGCTATAACCCTCATCGTGAAGTTTGAGGAATTTGGGGCAGAGGCATATCCGGACCCCATTCATGGATGGTCTGTACCAACGATCGGGTACGGAACAACCATTTATCCGGACGGTAGGAAGGTTGGTGTACGGGACAGGATAACCAGGGAAGAGGCTGCCAAGTATCTAGACCATCATCTGAATTCCAAGATCCTTCCGGCACTACATAAAATTCCAAGTTATGAGCGGATGTTCCACATGCAGGTGGCCGCTCTGATCAGCTTTGCATATAACCTAGGGGAGAATTTCTATGGGGGGAAGAACTTCGCCTCTATCACCCGGCTGTGTGACCGTCCTGACTTGTGGTGGAATCGTGACTGGGTCATTAGCCAGTTTATCAAGTATAGGGCTGGGGCTGAGCTGGGCCTTGGGAGGCGGCGGTACGCAGAGGCGCTAACCTTCTGCTGGGAAGACCCCCTCTATGCCTACGCAGAAGCCTACAGAAAGCTAAACAGTGTAGAGGATATCCGTGCTCTTATGCCTGAGGAGGAAGCCCTCAAGCTCCGGAGGTCCTGGTGACAGCCACCGCAACGGCCCTGGTAACACTGCGCCCAGCCGCCCCAACCCTGGTGCCAGAGTCCCAGCCCCTGTCCCCCCAGCCGATCCTGGAGAGGGGCGGTAAACCGCCCTTTACAGACCGGGCGTTAGGGCCTAAGCTGACTACAGTCAGTGAGAGAACCATGTTTGATGTTATGGAAGAGGACCGCTCAGAGATGTTTGCTTTCCTTGATGCTCTTCGGGAATCTGGAACGGTAAATATGTTCGCCTCTCCCCAGGTCCTGGCCTCTATGTTCGAGATCTCCGCCAAGGATTCTCGGAAGATTGTCGCTGAGTGGATGGAGAACTTCTAATGATCTTAGAAAGGCGGAAGAGCAACAGTTTCCTCCCAGTTTTAGGGTTGGTTTCTTCCGTCTGCATTAACATCATTCTGTTGACCTTGATTGTTCTCGATAAGTCACAAATGGCCCGCAACCCATGGAGATTCACTCCCTCGAGGAACTACATTAGGTTGATCTGAAAACCACCTCATTTGCCAATTAAACCATGCTCACATACGAATCCAAAGACTGCGCTAATGGGGACATTCCTCCGGGATTCATGCTCTCCATCCGATCCTGGGAAAATGATGCGGACCTTTGGAAATCAGAGGTTCTGTACGGCCTACAGGAGGGGGATGTTAGATTCTACTTGTATGTCCTGAAATCCTACGGTATCGACAATGGGGGAAATAGGAAGACTGATGGCGGTGAGGAAATTTCCGTGTTGAAATCGGCCCTAGAGGAATTCCCCCCGGAATCCCAAGACCTTCTTGACGATGTCAAGGAGATGGTAGACTTGGGAGAGTCTAGTGACTTCTTTGAGGACCTGGTAGGTATCGACACTTCCGGAGAATTCTACCGAGTAATCGATAGTGCCACTGTTCACTACATCCCAGAACTTTGCCTCAATGTGACGGAAAGGTTTTAGGGAGACCGTCCTACCACACGACGTAAAACTTGGTGTAGCTTCGGTAGATAACTGCTTGGACAGGGATTCGACTTCCCTCACCTCCACTTCAACTTGCTCCCTCGGGGGTGCCACGGTTTCGACAAGTAGGGGATTTCGCCAGAGTGAAAGCTGCTTGCATAAGCACAAAACAAACGCCAACAAAATCGTTGCCTTTCATCGTCAGGCAGTTTCCTGCGCCTGAACTAATCGGTGAATGGGGTTAGGTTAGCCTTGTTACCAAAATAACCCACAGGCCCTGAGAGGGGCCTACGATCCTACCAAACCACGACAAGATGGAATTTATCTCCCCAACGACGGGAAAGGCTTACCAAGTCACCGTTAAGAACCAAGAGAGGATGGACTATGGGCCGGACGGTCGCCTGGTATCCAGGGTTGAACAACTTTATGAAATTTGGGATGAGGGGAAGCCTATCCAATTCGCATTCAGTGTTCCGGGAATTGCCTCCTCGGTGAGGCACTACGAATCCCCAGGCCGCGACGTTTCCTCCCGCTACGATTGAAATGGCTAAGTACTTCATGGCCTGTTGCGTAGTTCCTAAGGGAGCTCCTGGGCTTTGGTCCGTCGTGGAAATCTCTTTGGAGGAGGTGATCCAAGACCTTGAGGAGGGAGAGTTTATCTCTACTATCGGACACCCCTCTTCCGCCCACATCTTGGAAACACTCACAGGATTTCCCTTTGAGGCCTGCCGGAGAGAAGCAGATCCAAGACCCGGAGACGAGTTCTACTGCTTCATTCTGAATTCTCGGGCTCCGGAGGGGAAGATCCTCGATGAGCACGAGATCTATAAGATCGGATTCTCGTTCCGTAAGATGACATACGTGCTGGGTAAAATTCCCACTGCGCCCGATTAGCACAATGGTAATGCGGCTGCTTCGTAAGCAGTTAATGGGAGTTCGATCCTCCCATCGGGCTTTCCTCGTTTATTCCGGGGAACGCCAGAGGAGCAATGCTCTCCTGTTTATGAGACAGGTTCCACTTGGAAACTGGCTCGGGGTCTAATATTGAACCCTTAAATCACTTGTGCCGCCTCCCGAGCCCCTCTGAAACGGGGACCAGTGCTCGCCCGTGCGGATGTTGTTGCAACTTACTAATGTTTAGAATCAATATGGTTCGCGCCTTCGCCACCATCCTTCTTCTCCCTTCTTCAGCGGCTGCTGCCGCTACAATTGAAAGGGAGCTACCGCTCTTTCCGTCGGAAAACGACGCTTCCCGGATTGAGAGATTTCTCCCAAAGGAATCCAACCTGGGAGTTAGGATGGCTTACACGAACACTACGAGAGCCTCTTGGTACGGTCCCGGATTCTATGGGAATCGGACTGCCAACGGGGAAATCTACAGTGGGACTGGTATGACGGCGGCTCACAAATATCTCCCTTTCGGTACGCGCCTCCGGGTGACAAATCATCGGAATGGGCGCTCTGTGGTGGTGCGGATCAATGACCGTGGTCCTTACGTTTCTGGTCGGGGAATTGACCTCAGCGAGAGAGCGGCAAGAGCACTCGGAATTTCCGGGGTAGACACGGTTACTCTGACCAAGGTAAACTAACTTAGCTTGGGGGGAGTTCCCAAGCTCCTCCTATATTTCCAAACCCGATGCAGATCCTTCTTTTCATCGTCCTTCTTCTCCTAGCAATTCCGCTCGTTCCAATTCTGGTGGTGTTTGTCTATGGCTTGATTGTCTCGGTATTCTTCTTCCTTCTTTCAAACCCCTTGGGGTGGCTTCTGACGATTCTAGTAATCCTTGCTCTACTGTTTCTGCGTTGATCAGGGTATAATCGGTTAGCTGGGTTCTCTCAGCGGCAGGTTCGATTCCTGCGTTACTCATTGCCCTTAATCGGGCTCTCCACTTAAAACAAATTCGCATATGAAGAATTACCTCCTAGCCATTCCAGCTATTGCCGGATTGCTCTTGGGAGCCTCCTCTGTCTCTGCTGAGGGCCTCCAGGGCTCCTATGTTGGGGTTGGCCCGGCGATTGGCCTGCAGGGCCAAGGGGTTGGCGGCTCGGGTCTCGCCCGTGTGCAATTCGGGGACATCCCGGCTTCCGCCCGCCTACAAGGAACCCTGACTGATTCCTTTGAAGGATCTGTCTCCCTTAGCGGCGACATTCCCGTTGGCGAAGCAACCAACATCTACCTTGGAGGCGGCGCTGCTTTCCGAGACGCCGGTGCCACTGGAGGAATCCTGACTGCAGAAGATGCCTCGGTTGGGTTTGCCCAGGTTGGCGTCGAGTCAGAGATTGCAGAGCGGACGGTCCTCTTCCTTGATGTGAAGGTCGGATTCCCAAGTGATGCTACCACCGTAGTCCCGACTGTCGGACTCGGTTACCGATTCTGAGATAATCCCTGGAGCCGGTAGAAACGGCCCATCTTCAGTTGGTGAAAGTTAAATACGCTCAGTAGAGGGAGGTTGCAAACTCCCCCCGAGACCTGGGCTCTCCCTCCCAACTAAAAGAGTAAGTGACCCGGACGGATAAAACTCCAGGACAATGTCTCTACAACATCTCCACTGTTCTTCTCGGGAAAGGAAACCGAGGGGATTTTTTGCGCATATGCGGGAAAATGGACAGTGCTACTGTGAGTCCCAGAATTTCCTGAGGGACTGACCCCTCACCTATGTGAAAGATTCGAAACTGTCCCATGGCAATAAGGACCCAGCACTCCTTGTCCTACCAATAATTCCCCAATGCGCGGGGTCCCTGTAGATGTGAAAGATTGCGCACTGTCCCATGGGGGTAAAACCAACTGAATTAAGATTCCCAAGATGCTCGGTCACATTGATCCCGCAGTCCTAGACTACGTCCTGACTCTCGACTTCACAAGGTGTGAGAGGCCAGACGGAACCGCCTACGGAACTGCTGGAACCTGCAGAAAGGGTGTGGAAAGACCCTTGGCAGAAGCTGTAGTGCAGGGGAGATTCAACCTGTCCCATTCCGGGCATGCCAAGTTCATCGCCAAGGTCCTGGATCAAGCAGACAAGGTGAACGTCGTTATTTCTTCCCAGGAAGGTGAACGCCCCGGCGGAGTTGATGGAAAGGCAGGAAACTTGAATTCCAACTTCCGCCGCCTGATGCTCCGGGAGGCTCTTCGAGCCGAGGGTGTTGACATGGAACGGGTCTCCTTTATCGTAGATGACTCCCCGATCAAAACAATTAGGGATATGGTGAGTAGGCACCCTAAGGAAAAAGTCGGAGTCTTCCTTGGCAAAGACCCTAAGAATGGGGAATATGCCGACCGGCTCGCCAAGGAACACGGGATCAAGGGCGGGCTGGTTACCGAAGACACTGCGGGATCCGTTAGCAGCACAAGTATCCGCAAAGCGATTGATTCCGGGGACATGGCCTCCCTGAGAAAGATTATGAAGGAAAATCCATATATGCTCCGCTTGGCAATCGCAGGCCGCAGGCTTGAAATGGGGGGGTAAACCGCCCTTTACACGGGCTGTGAAAGGCGGTAAACTGGTTACAGTTCGAAAGACTTTGCAGTGCAGAGAAAATATGCCTTTGTGGGCGATGTCCACAGTCAAGATGAGCCGCTTCAGAAGGCGGTAGATTTCCTACGACAAAATTCCCTGACTCCTATTTTCCTTGGGGACCTGTTCGACTCCCAGCATGAGTTCGGCAATGCAGCAGAGACTTATAAAATCGTCAGACAAGCAGAGCGGGAGCTGGGGGCAATTGTCCTTCATAGCAACCACCAGCACAAACTCTTGAGATTCCTCGCCGGGAATCCGGTGCGGATGACTGAGAATCTTGGGAGAACTCTGAGGGACTTTAGGGAATCTGAAATCAGCCTGACTGAAGTGGGGGAGTGGTTGTCCTCGCACCCATACGGAGCAGTATTTCAAGATTGTCGTGGAAGGGAGTACCGCGCTGCCCATGCCTTCTTCCCTGGCAGATTCCAAGTCCCCTCTGCCCTCGGCCTCTCTTTGATCCACAGAGTGGAGAAGAAGCTCATTAACCAGTTTCTGTACGGCCCTGTTGTGAAGGACGACACTGGGAAGAGGGTTCGGCTTGAGTGGTGGAAAGAGCCCAAGAATCGTGATTTCCGTCGTGTTTCCGGCCACTACCACACCATCTATGAAGACCGCCACTCCTTAGTTCTAGACGGCGGTTCTGGCGGATCTTCCCAGGAATTCATGGACCCAGGAGATGAATTTCTTCCTGTCTACGACGTCAACCGGGAACTCCTTCTCCGTTTCCGGCGCCCTTGAGGTAAAATTTCAACTTACACCCTACTAAATCCCAATGGTATCATACCAAATCTGGCTCTTCTCCGCCGCCGCAATCTTGACCCTGTTGGCAATGGAGCCCCTCCTCCCCCTGGTACATCTCGGAGAAGAGCAAGCAAATCCAAGTCTGGTGGCAACGCCTGGCAATGCAAGCTCAAATGGAGGTGGAGATTCTCCAAATCACTCTTGATCAAGACCGGTACTTGGAAACTGTCAAGGCAATGTACCCAGATCAACCATCTGGCTGATGGGCGGTAAACCGCCCTTTTCAAACCCTCGCTTTCACGCTAAGCTGACTTTGTCAGCCGAAAACTCACCATGCAATTCGAAACCTCCGCAATCAACTGGGAAGCCCAATCCGTCCCCTTGTTCTTCTACGACTACCGGGGGGAACTCGTTCGCGCCGGAACGTCAAACGCCGTAGTCCGCATGGACACCCTGGGAGTTCTCGGGAATGTCTCCACCGACTACCAAGTCTTCCAGAATTCTGAACTCTACGGAAAAATCCAGCCCCTTGAATCAGAGGGTTTGGTTGAGATCTCTAACATCGGAGAACTTCGCGGCGGGAAGCAGGTCTATATCCAGGCGAAGATCAATAAGGATTACACTGTCGTGGGGGAGAGCTACCAAGGTTTCATCACCATGACCAACTTCCACACTGGCCTTGGCCGCGCTGGCCTGGGAATGAGCTGTGTGCGAATCGTCTGCGAGAACACCTTCGCCGCTGCACAGGAAGACCTTTTGAAATTCTCCCACGTCGGAGATGGGAAGGAGGAGTTCTTGAACTCTCGGGTCATTGCCGACTTCGTTGATGGGGAGATGGGGGTTTACGCTAGGAATGCGGAAACTCTCGCCTCTGAAGCCTGTAGCGCTGGTCGCTTCCAAGAATTTCTGAAGGGGGTTTATCAGAAGGACGAGCTGGACAAGATCCGCAACGTTGATCGCCTGAATGCCCTGTTCTATGAAGGGGCTGGAAATGAGGGCCGCACAATGTATGACGCCCTGAACGCTGTCACGGAATACTCCAGTCACTTCTCTCGCAAGGAAGCAGATTCCCGGTTCAAGTATGTGAACTTCGGCGAGGGCTCCAAGATCAATTCCCGAGCAATGGAAGTTGCCCTGGCCATGGTCTGACCACTCACAACCACCCCAAACCGGGGTGGTTTCACCAAATTTTGACAACGAGGGAACAAAAGACTATGGTTAATCTCAATGGAATCAGAGAAGGACAGATTGCAATCTGCAAAGATGGAACTGAGCTCACATTTGTGAAGAAGACCGTGGACGACGTATACCTATTCCTCTTCACGTATCGGGAAGGGGGGAGGATCACATTCCTAAGGGCATACAACGTGAAAGGGGAATGCACCGCGAAAGGGGAATATGGCGTGAACTACTCTGAGTTTGGAGATCACAAGAGAATTGTGAAGATCCTACCACTGGGGGAAGAAAGGCTAACCGCCCCGAAGGTGACTATTGACCAGGTGACGGGACTGATCTGCTCAGAGACCTATACTGTCCTTCCCAGCGGGAGAACGATGATCTGCGAGCTGACTTTGCGCAACGGATTCACTGTCACCGGAAAATCCGCAGTTGTCAGTATTAACAATTCTGACTATCAGATCGGAAAAGAGATTAGCCGCAAGAATGCCGTGGATCAGATTTGGCAGCTGGAGGGGTACCTCCTGACCGAGAAAATCTATAAGGGGGAAGCTTGATGGCCAAGTTCAGAGCGACTTGCTGGCTCGGCCAAGAAGGTGGACAGCAGACAATTGAAGTCAATGCTACCAACGCTGGGTACGCCGAGAAGATGATGCGCTCTGTTTACGGGGCAAAATCTGTCGGGAACCTGGTGGAGGTGAAACCGGAGCGCGGAGACTCCCCTTCTTCTGGGTTTGGCCCAATAATCATTCTTCTGGTAGCCCTAGTAGCAGCATTCCCGCCGTGGGTTCTCATGGTTATTGGCGGCGCTGCTGGAACCTGGATCGCTGAGAAGGTGTGCCGGGTAAGTATTGAGGAGGCGATGGACAATGACATGGTCAGCCGTTTCTGGATCATCTTCCTCATTGCCCTTATCGGAGGGGGAATCGGTTTCGTCAAAGGAACCGACCTTCAGAGGGAAGTAAATTCTCCTGTCCCAACAATAGAGAGGAAAGCAAATTGAGTGACGAAGAATGCTGCCGTTATTCCTTAGGAGGATCTCTAGCAGACACTATGAACCGAATCGCAGAGGATCCCCGGATCGTTGATCAGGATGTTGGTAAGGAGCGCATGGCAATCTGTAAAGCGTGTCCCCATCTGAAAGCCCTAGATAGGTGTGAGATCTGCGGTTGCTTCATGACCATAAAGGTGTACTTCGCAAACGTAAGCTGCCCGCTCCCTGAACCTAAGTGGATTGAGTATGGGATTACAAAAAGTTAAGTACCACATCAGGAATGCGGATCTGGCCAACGAGTTCATCCGTGTGGAGGGAAGGATAATGGATCCTGTCCGACAAGAGCTGGGTACCGTTCTCAAGAAGGTCTACTACGTAGACCAAGCAGGGAAGACCATAACACTCGGGCTTTACTGGAAAGGTCCGGTGCCGATATATAGAGTGAGGATCCGGGAGGAAGCCCTGCTCCGCTCAATGACAAACAACAACCTCGTATCAATCACATATGGATAAAGAAACACGCGAAGCCCTTGTAGAGTCAGTCGTGGCTCGCACCGTGGCAACCGCCCCGATCTCCGAAGTCGTTCGGGTATACAGCGAAGTGTCCCGAAATCACTTCAATCGCAACCTCACAGAGGAAGAATTCGAAAGTCTCGTTCGTCGTGAATTCCCCGATCTGGCTGAAGTCTACCTCCCTAGTTCTCTCATTGTCACTCCCTGAAAATGCCAATTATCGAGGAGAGTCGTCGCAACTGTCGTAATTGTTCACACTGCGTCGTAGAATACGAAAGTGCCCCATACTTCGATAAGTGCCTCAGGAATTGGGAACGATTCTTAAACCTATTTTCTAGATGAACAACAAAAAGATATCCCCCTATGACGTAGTTGCCGTAGGGGACATTCACGGATCATACGACCTTCTCTCCTCCTTTGTCAGGAGCGTTCGGGGGACTGGGGCTATCGTAATCTTCCTTGGAGACCTGGTAGACCGAGGCTCTGGTGATGTTGAGTGCTTAACCCTCGTCCGCTCGATGAACAAGAATCCGGAGAAATTCGGATTGTCCGCCGCCCATTGCCTTCTCGGTAATCACGAAAGTCTCATGGTCAATGCCCTGAGTGGGGACAAAATGGGAATGGTGGACTGGATTGGTAATGGAGGAGCTTTCTGGAAGAGCGAAGTTCTTAAGCAATTCGTTCCGTGGCTCAAAACCCTTCCCTACGTCATGACAGACGCCAGCACAGGGACCGTATTCTCTCACGCTGGCCTGATTCCTGGAGAAGATCCGGATGAAACTATCCGTAGTGGCCGCGCCAATTCCCTTATATGGATCAGAGAACCATTCCTAACCTCTGGCCCTGAGTTTGAGAAGTACGGCGGAAAGTACCGCAGAGCAGTTCACGGGCATTCTTGGGCAGTTACGAATGACGGCTTCATTATGACGGAGCCAGATATCTCCAAGAGCGGAGATCGGGTTGGGATTGATACCGCAGCATATGTGACAGGGGTACTGACGGCTTTCAACTCCACGACAGAAGAGTTCTATCAGATGTTTAGGGAATGATCGACAAGAAGGAAAAACTCTCAGAGATGATCTTCTGGGCAATTGGGGCGTTAGAGCGCCTCGCTACTCTGGGTATGTTGGATCCAGAAATTCCATACAAGATTCCCTTCAACAAAGTTGACCGCTGGGTCGAATTGGATGAGGGGAGGGAAGCCCTGTTTGAGGGCAATGTACCCCTAGTTAAGGCAGTGGCTATCGGGATTATAGCAAATCCCGAGAATGAGGGAACTGACCCCGAGGAAATTATCCCAGTGGCGGAACTCGTGGCAATGTTCTATGACCGGAAGGGTCGCAATGAGCTGGTCAATGCGCATATCTCCGAGGTCCTTGGGGGAGGATGACATCCATAGCCATCCCTCTAGGCGACCAAGGGAACAGTTCCCCAGCCCCTCACCCCATGGCACCCAGGGACCAGCCCTTGTCCCCTCAACCGATCCTGGGGAGGGCCGGTTTCCCGCCCTTTACAGACTGGCCACCATGACCTAAAGTGAAGGCACTGAACGAAAGACCTGTGGACAAAAACAAAGCTGAGATTGTGAGAGAGCTATTCTCCAACATCACGGAGAACCTAGAAGAAGCCGTGGCTTCAATGGAAAGCCTGGTCTCTGTGTGCTGGAACGAGGAAGTTCACATCTCTAAGGAAATGGCCAAGAAGCTTCAAGACCTTAACACTTTGGTTAGCTCCAGCCGCTATCAGATTGGAATCGTCCTCCCCCATGTTCAACTTCACGATAAAAACAAGGAGGTCAAATGAGTAATTCAGAGGTAATCTTTCAGTACAGCATCAAGGAATCTCCGGTTCGGAATCTCGTCCCATTCTCAGTCCCTTCCGCTGCCCTCTTTGACTCTACTTTGGCTGGGGAAGTTATCGGGAAAGCCGCGTACATCTACTTCTATGGGAATGAGGGATGGAAGTGCGAGCTCGGTTGGCCACTCACCTTTGAGGTGTTTTCCCGCGGAGGGAAGTTCCTTTTCTCCAGAATCGTATTTATTCTGAATGGGGATAACCCTCCGGAGTTTGAAGTTGTTTAGGTTTCCGAGGGCTTTACGAAGGACCCCCTTCTATTTCTGGCTGCGACTCATGCGGCATGACAAATACCGGCTAAACAATGAGCTCAGAATCCGCATATCGGATTTCTGGGAAAGCATCAATGTCCACAACTACCCAAACTAAGAAATGAAAAACAATATCAACCTCAAAAATTGTAAGATTGGGCAGAAAGTTAAGACTGCTAATGGGATTACTCTGGTCCTGAAGGAAATTATAGGAGATCACTACAATTATCCCTACTTGTTTTCAGATTCATCTGGGGTTGTTTGTCCATATACGGAGTCGGGACTTCTCTATATAGGGAATGAAGAAGACAGGACCAGAGATATTGTAGAGATTCTCCCCTTTGAAGAGAAGGGCGGGATGGACCTATCGTCTCTAAAGACTGGTGATAAAGTCAGACTACGTTCTGGAAAGATTGCCACCGTGAGATCTTTGTCTGGGCTGTTTTCCCCAACTTACCCCATTGATCTCCTTGTAGAACAAACCTACGGTGAAAGTAACTGCTTTCACCTCACCCGAGAAGGAAAGTATCGGGATGACGGGTCAGAGTCCCTTTACGACATTGTTGAATTACTGCCAAAACCTATGATTGATCTTTCTACTTTGAAAATTGGGGCCAAGGCCCGTTGCCGGAATGGGGAAGAGGTCGTGTTCACTTCCCTATTGCCTGAGGAAGACTCAAACTTTCCCTACGTCTTCACGGCAAAAGGGGGGAAAACCTTCGCATACACGAATTCGGGAACTTTCTTCGTCGTTTCAGGTGAGGACAGGCGAGATATCGTCGAAATCCTCTCTGATGGTGAGGGGGAAGCGACGGTTGATGCAGAATCCCCCGTGGTGAAACCTACCACGGATCCTTGGCAAGGTCGCTCTCAGCATATGCGCTGCAAAACCTGTATGTGGTTCGCCCCCAAAGCTGGGGAGATTGGCCGCTGTCGCCGCCATGCTCCGACAATGAGTGGATTCCCTGTCGTCTTTACCAACGACTGGTGCGGCGATCATAAGCTCAATGAGGAAGCCTCCTGATAATGGCTCTTTCAAACGCGCAGCTCGCTGCGCTTCTTCTAATTTCCCTGGCCTTTCTCTGGCACGTTGTTTCTTTGCTTGGGCTGATCACGTCATTGCGATGCTAATTGGTCATTCCCTTAACGGTGGAGCTATTTTAGCCACTTTATCACGTTGACTTCTACGCCGACCATGACAACTACCAATAGCAGGGTGATAAACCGCGAAGTTACTGTCGGGGTTATCCCAACCATTGACGAACTGGCCGCAATGATTGTTCACCTTAACAGCGATGACCAGGCCAAACTGATTTCCGCAATGGCTGAACACGCCACCTTCAGCGTCCCAATTCAGCTGCAATATGTCACTGATTGCTCACTACTAACAAAAGAAGGTCGCGCCCTGATGCAATTGATTGGAGACTACTCATACCCAACTGGAGGGCAAGATGTTTAGCCGTGAGCAATTAGCAATGAAACCTGACAACTACACACCCAACCCACCCCGAAAGCAGAAAGCGGAGACAGCTGAAAATGCAGGGGTGGAGCGATGACCGCGCTCTGGAACATCCCTATGGCCTACCTGGAGCGTTACCACCCTGTGTGGACACCTGTATCAGAAGCACTGCCGGACCCCTCCAGGAAGGTCCTGGCCTTCTACCGCAACGACCTCGGTAAAGGCCGCATCGTCGTCGCTCAATGGGTTCCTGCCAACACTGAGGAAGTCCTGTCCGACGCGGACTCCAGCGACAACAACGAGGAACTCGACAAGTTCTTCTTGCCCGAAGGCTGGTACGAGCAGGTAGATAACTGGGACGACTGGGACGACCTCGGCTCCCTTCAGATAGACGAAGGCATCGTCACCCACTGGATGCCGCTGCCTAAAAGCCCCTTGCAGGAGGACTCCTGATGACCACCCCAGCCGATTCCATCCGCAGCTACAAGATCCAGGCCGAGTATGCTATCAAAAATGCTCTGCAGACTTTTACTTTACAAACTGGCGTCAGCGTTATGGGTGTCGAAGTCATGACTCACGTAGCTACCGGTGATAAGCATCGCAAAGTCGACTCTGTCAACATCGAACTCTCTATTTGATTTTGATGGCTGAATCATGATTCGTTTTCCCACCCCATCCCAGATCGCCGAGTGCGGTGGTCCGTGCTTCACACAAGGGCAAGAAGCCTGCGACTGCGGGCTGCTCAATTACGTCCCGTCTATCCGCTCAAACGACTACATCCCCATGCTCCCCATTCCCCTCACCGAGCGGCTGCCCAAGCCGTATGACCCCACCAGCACCAGGCCGCAGGACTGCGATCCGATGGGGAGGTGCTGGTTCTACTCACCTCACGTTTGCGAACCTCACAAGATCCGAGCGTGTTGGACTCTCGACTCTGAGCCCATGGATGGTGACACCCACTGGCTCCCCTGGTGGGCGCTGCCGCTGCCGGAGGTGGAATCGTGAGCACCAGCAATGATCCCCTCTGGCTATTGATTGCCATGGCCTACGACTCATCCCCGAACGCCCGTGAAGGCGCTGCTGCCGCGCTGCGAGTGATTGCGGATGCTGTGGTGCCGGAGGAACCATCGGAGACGTTCCTGCCAGGCGAAGATCATCACCACCGCAGCAAACGTCAACAGCGCCGCCACCTACGGGCAACTCTCCTGGAAGAAGCCAACCGTGCGGAGGCAGGCGAATAACCCTTCTGTGCACAGGGCGGGAAACCGTCCTTTACAGACTGGCCACCATGACCTAAAGTGAAGGCACTGAACGAGGGGAACAAACTTAAGTGACTGATTCCGCCAATAAGGCCAAAGAGATTATGGACCCAATTCTTGACTTGATGGGGGGAGCAGACGGAGGAGTTGGATACGCAAAACTGCTCCATTCTGTTCTCCCGGCTCTCATCACACTCTCAGAAGAAGGAGACTCACGGGCCAGCAAGCTAATTTATTCTATAAAACTATTCTCCGAAATCTGCAAGACCACTCTAGGATAAACTATGAAATCACAACCAATTTGGTTCCTCCTGTTTTCGGGAACGTCCGTGGACGGCAGAGGAACAGGGAAATACTCCTCCCGAACAACTGAAGAAAGCGTCGCCCTCTCCCACCTAAAGAATGAGTGTTCTAGCCCCTATAGTACTGGGTCGGTTCATATCGTCGGGGACGACAGTATCTATATAGTAGCAGGTGAGGAAATGTTCCAACACTGCCTATACCTAGTCAAAATCAGAAACGAGGACACAGAACCGGATTCTAGGGTTGATTCGACAGAGGAACCGTTCTTCATCTTCTTTGAAGTGGAGTATTACGCAACCGGGGAGGGAAGTACTCAATACCTGGGGGTTGAGAGGAACTGTGATAAGGAAGCTCTCGTTCGCACTGCTAAAGAGAGAGTTGGTCCGTTTTACTCTCACGGGTTGACGGAGTTATCAGAGGAAGAATTCCTGACAAAATGGTCCCAAATTCTCCCACCTAACATAACGAGGCTAATCAAGGAGAAAAGCCCCTCACAGCTTTCATACTGGCAAGAACTTCACCTTAACTATTCATGATAACAGCTAGAGTTCAACCATCCGTCCTATCGGTTGGTGATGATTGGGTTATTCAATTCCCGGATGAATTGATGGAGGAGTTGGAGTGGAAAGAGGGGGATGTTGTAGTCTTCTCCCTCTGTGCGGACGGAGTAACTATGCGACTGGAGGGAAAATGATTAGGGCTTTTCTGATGACTACACTTCTGGCTGCAGGGTTAGTAATTTCTATCAAGGTTTGGATATCTGGATTGATCTGGGTGTTCTCTGTGATCGGGATTGAAGCAACCTTACTGTTCATTCTCGGCATTGCAGCCTGGGTCGCGCTATACCAATTGTACGCCCCATACTTCAGGAAGTAAGGACAACTAAAACCAAAACAACAAACGAGTTCCACCAATGCTATTTGAAATTCAAGTCCGGCCAGGGCGAAATTCCCAGGCTTTCCAACCCTACACAGAAACCGTGGACGCCGCGACTTCAAGTGACGCTGTTGCTAGGGTCCAGAGGGCGAATCCAGGCTGCCAAGTAATTTGCACGAAGTCCTACTACAAGTCCCCAAAGGGGGAGTCCGCTGGCGGATCAGGAAGTAGCGCTGGTGGCTTGATTGGCTTAATCGGCCTAGGGGCTTTCGCCTTCGTACTTGTCTCCTACACACCTTGGGTTTTGATGCTCCTGGGGGGAATGGGGGCAACTTGGATTGGGGAGAAAATCACAGGGCAGAGTTTGGAGGAATATAACGAGCGGAGTGATGACAAAGGGCACAGGAAGATTGCTATAGTTCTTGCTCTTGCCATTATCACTGGTGGATTTGGGTTTGTCCAAGGGTCAAATCTGCAAAGAGAGTGGAGTGTTCCTGAATCGTCAAGAACAGCGAAATGAGCCTAGGGCGGGAAACCGGCCACAGTGGGCGGGTTGCCCCCCTTTGCAGGCTGACTGAGTCGAGGTAAGCTGGTTACAGCTGAGAAAACCACCAACCTCCTATGGCCAACCTTGAGAAAACTGCCAAAGAATATCTCCTGTCCCTCGGGTATGAAGATGCCTGGGCAATCTGGGAAGCTTCCAAGGAGGAAGAGTTCCAGGACCGCCACCGAAAGACGATCTTCTCCATGGTGTGCCAAGTCCTCGCCAAGGGCTCTCTTAGTGAGAAGCAGGTGCAGTTTATGGGAACCATTCTGCAATGGATTAAGGAGAGCGAAGCTGCTAAGGAGCAGCGGGCCATTGAATCCGCAGATTGGGAACCCGTTCCCGTCACGGATGGCCGGATTGTCATTGCTGGAGTTATCCGCTCCTTGAAGGACCGTGGCGAAAAGACCGGAGTTTTCGGAGATTGGAAGATGACGATCCAAGCTGATGAGGGCTGGAAGGTCTGGGGCACTGTTCCTAAGGCGATCCGGGGTAAGGTTCGCGAAGGGGATTACGTCCGCTTCACGGCCAGCCTGAAGCCATCTGACAACGATCCGAAGTTCGGATTCTTCTCCCGTCCCATGAAGGCTGAACTCCTGTTCTCTGAACCTGTGGAGGTTTGAATACCAGGGGGGACTTCCCCCCACACACCAATCTTTCTTTGATAGCCGTCGCAATGACCAACTACGCTACACTTGGGCTCCTTTCCCGGGAACAATCCCAAGATCAAGAATTCGTTGAGAATTTGTCTATCGCCCTTTCCCAACTGTACAACGACCACGCCTCGTCCGATAAAAAGTTCGCCTCTCTGATTCCTGCAGGGGACGAGTTTGGGGATTACTGTCGTGACCACTTGCGAGATTGCGAGAATATTCTCCGAGCCCACCGAATCTACGATGTGTGAATCTGGGTATTCACAGACCAGCTACCGCAACAACAGCAAATGAAATCCACCAAGTCTTCGGCCAACGAAATTGCCAAATCCCTTTATACTGGCTGGATGCAATCTGTGACGGGATTGCCTGGATACACAGATGAGCAAAGATCCGAACTATTCAGACTCTGTGCGGAGTATGCCCTCGAAGCAGCGGAAGTTTTTGTCCAAGTGGAAGAGTCTCGCAATGCCTGAACAATTTTTGATCGTGGACTCCACGACTGGTACGATCTTGCAGGGGACATCTTGCTATATCCTTCGCGACTCTGATTTATCAGAAGAGGACTTGGATATCATGGAATGTGGTTCCGACTGGGAGATTGGCGGCATGGCCCAGCGAAAGGGGACACCAGTCCGACTCCCTGGCGACCCAGGGGACAGTGCCCCCAGTCCCCTAGCCCCTGGTGCCCAAGACCAACCACCTGTCCCCTGAGACAGTCCTGGGGAGGGGCGGTAAACCGCCCTTTGCAGACTGGCCGCTGTGACCTAAAGTGTTTACACGTTGAAAGGGAGAGTCTAATGTCCATGTCCGCCGCTTCTGTCAGGATCGCTCGGAAAGAACTTGTCAATCGCGGCTACAAAGTCCGCGGAATTCGAGAATCTGGGAAATTCATTGTGCGCAATGAAGCCCAAGTCGCCGAAAGGGACCTCTACGAAACTCTTCCCTCTGCCTACACCGCTGAGGAAATGGTGACGATTGCCGGAGCCCTCGTGCTCAAGAGCATCCAGAAAATCAACCGTCTCTGAGGAAATTATGAGCAGACAAGTTTGCGTGAACATGGATTTAGAATCTCTCGCTGATAACTTGTGCCGAGAGGATGCTAAGGACTTAATCCTGGCTATTGATTTGAGCCAAGGAGATACGGACTTCACATTGGAGGTTATGGGGAAGTTGGCAAGTTCCCTTCTAATGGACCTCTCGGAGAAAGATGGAGATTTGTACACAATGATCAAAATGTTATCGGAGGCTATGGACCCGGAATGAACTATGAAGAAGTGCTGCCGCGCCTATTCGGCGAGGGGAAATTCTACTTGTATGACGGGGAGATCAGAGTTAAGAGTGGATGTCACCCGACTGAGAAAGACCTTGAGGACATTTTCTTCCTGGTAACGCAGTTTGGATATGCGTACGACGGCTCCCCATTCTCAAAGACTAGTTTGGCAGCCATTGGCATCAAGACAATCACCGAAAGGATACTATCTAACCCAAGGAAGGGAGATGAGGAGAATCTCCTGGTAGTTACAGCCCTCCAAATTCTGGTGGACATCCTAGGGGAATATGTGGATGGATTTGAATTTCCTGTCATATACAGTGAGGATATTCGTGGGGTAATTGACAAATTGCGTCCTTCGGGTTCATCAATGGTCCCGGAAGTTAAGAAGGACCCACAGACATGAATACCCGAACCCACTTCTCTTGGTTAGCTTCTGAAGACCCCAAAGATCCATCCGGTGTCGCCACATTTACGTGCAACGGAATGTCTGTTAAAATTGAACTAGACGATTTCACCACTGCAGCAAGACTCTCCCATCTAATAAGAGCTGCCTATGACTTAGGTAGAAGTGATTCAATTGACAAGATGATAAGAACCATACCCAGATTTCTGAATGAGCAACGCTATGACTGATTGCCAAGCAACTTTTCTTTTCTTAAGTGTCGTAATTATTGTCTTCGTTGCATGGATGACTAGATGATCCATATCCTTAATATCGACACGAAGCGGGCCATTCTTCGGATTGATCTCTCAGATTGTTGGACTGAGAATGGGGAGTCGGCTCCCCAAGGGACACCAGCGCCACGCCTTGGCGACAGGGGTGGCCATGCCCCTGACAGCTGGGGGGAAGGGGCCAGCCAGGGGTCCCCTGTCCCCTGAGACAGTCCTGGGGAGGGGCGGTAAACCGCCCTTTACAGACTGGCCACTGTGACCTAAAGTGTTTACACGTTGAGGGTCTGACCTGTGAGTTTTGTTGCTACTAGGGGATTCTGCTTTTACGCCCCGAAGGGCAAAGGCATGTCACTAGTGAGGTTCGCCAAGGGCGAAGTCGTGGACGTGAAGATTGTGGATCGCCGCAAGCTCGTCACCAAGGGATTTGTTACCAAAGTTGAGGAAATCACCAATGTTTGAATCGTACCGCCTTGGCGGCGTAAAGAATTACGTGGAACTGATCTTCAAGGATAAGGAGCCGTTCGCGGAAATCCACCAAGGGGACTGTGGAACCTTCTTCGGATTCCGCACCCCAGTCTCAAAGGTAACAAACGTTGTTATCAGAGGAAGAACCGTCTGTGAAGTGAAGCAGGAGCTGCTCGTATGAATGAAACCAGCCGAGACAACCAAGATCAAAACAAGGAGAACTTCCAGGAGGTTAAGGATCTGAGAGAAGAAAGGGTAAACGCCCAAATCGCCAACTACGTGAAGTTGTATGGCACTAAATTCACACTGATGGAAGGTTGAGCATGACAGAAAATGTGAATATCGTTGAGCAGATCCAGGAGGATTACCTTGCGTACAGCATGGCAGTTCTCCTTGGGAGAGCTATCCCCGATCTGTATGACGGGCTGATTCCTGCTAGGCGGAGAATCCTCCAGACAATGTTGGAAGAGAGTCTGCTTCCGAGCAAACCGTATGTCAAGTGCGCCAGAACTACGGGTCTGACAAGTGCTTATTACCACCCTCACGGAAGTGCTTACGGGTCGCTGATTAGTATGGCGACAAGCTGGAATAACAATCTCCCGTGGATTGATTGTCATGGGAACGTGGGGAGCTCAGTCGATAATCCCGCAGCAGAGAGGTATGTGGAAAATCGCCTCCGGGAATCAGCGATTGATATTCTCCTGGGGCATAAGGAAACTTGGGAAACGAGGCCGAACTATGATGGCAGCCGCAAAGAAGCGGTGCGATTTGACGCAGCAATGCCAGCAATCCTTGTTAATGGGATTGAGGGTATTGGAGTAGGCTACGCGACCAGAATCCTCCCTCATAATTTGCGTGGGATAGCAAAGGCAATCTCCCTCCTCCCAAGACTCGCAGAGGAGGATGTGATGGAGGAAATGCGCCTGGCATTGGTTCCTGACTTCCCGACAGGGTGCGACATCGTTGAGGACGAGAATCTTCAGAATTACCTCAGGACTGGGTCCGGGAGTGTTCGTTGCCGCGCCAAAGCGGAAATTGGGAAACTTGTGAAGAGTGGTAAGGCGAAGGATAGGGCAACTCTGACCTTCACAAACCTCCCGCCAACATTGAACCCAGAGAAACTCGGGGAACAGATTCGCAATGCCGTAGAGAAGGGAACTCTGGACGGCGTAGCTGAAGTCGTTGACGAATCCGACATGGGGGGAGATCGGGTAGTTGTCGTTGCCAAGGTCAATGTGACTGCGGATTCCCTCCTCCCTGAACTTTACAGGCAGACGGGTCTAGACTCCAAAGTCAGCGCGAAGACTCTTGTCATCGACGGGAACAAGCCCGTGGAACTTTCCCCGTCTCAAGTGATTGAACGGTGGTTTGATTGGCGATTGGGTCGCCTAGCGGACCAATTCGCTTACGAAAGGGGGAAGAAAGAGGCAAGGCTTCTCATCGTCCTCGGACTGATTTCCGCCCTCTCCCAGCTTGACGCCGTTATCGCCGCCATTCGCTCCTCTGCGAACAAGGAGGCAGCTAAGGTTGCGTTGTGCGGCAAACCTTTCCTCTTCTCTGACGAACAGGCTGAGGCGATCCTGGAGATGCGCCTTCGCCAACTCACCAACCTTGATGAAGGGGATTTGGTGAAGGAGAAGAACGCTCTGAATCGGCGGATCAAGGAATTGACCGGGCTCATTACAGACGATGAGAAGCGGAAAGTATTCCTCCTGGAGGAAGTGAACGCTCTGGCGGAGCGGCATGGGAATGCTCGTCGGTCCGAAATCATTGGTGGGGTGGAGCCCCCTACATCAGAGAAGATTTCGAATCCCTCCCAAGCAGCTAACAAGATCCAGAAGGTTGTTAAGCCTCGCTTGGTTAAAGTGGATATGGCGAAGGGTGTTGTCACCGTTGTGAAGGGACCTCGGGGAGCCATGGTTCTTGAACCGAGAGAGAAGCTCGTGGTCGTGGAGAAAGGGGGATTGTGCCGGAAACTCCCGCACTCCCACAAGGGTCCAGTGTCCCCGACAGGATATGCAGAACTCCTCCTCGCACAAAGGGAGGCTGTGGCGAGAGGGAATAACTATCTTGTCGTGTTCAAGTTGGGTGAGGAAGTCCGTTACTCCACTGTCGCTGGGGCTAAGATGGTTGCGACTACAGCTAAAGGGAAATCCCTGATTCCAGAAGGAGCAGAGTTGATTTCCTTCGGGGAACCATTCTCCCCTCAGTGGGTCAGCCCAAGGAAGGCCAAGACCCAACTCCTTCCAGACAACGAGAAGCCAGCCTCTCCTGGTACTCGCGGAAAGAAACTCTGCCTACTCTCTGAAATCAAATTGTGACATGGAATCCCTATACGTCAGATGCTATCGTGAACTTCAGGAGATTGTCCTTCGAGAGGAGGACTCCCCCCTCGTTGATGAAATTCTCGACGAGATGGACGCCCTTTGGTTCAAGATGACTCCAGCCGAGCGAGGGATGGTAGAGCAGGCTCTGGTCAAGGGAGTCAGAGATTAGCGCCACCCCCTGGCGACAGGGGGGACAATGGCCCGGTCGCTGGGGGTTTGGGCCGACAGCCAGCCCCTGTCCCCACAGACAGTCCTGGAGAGGGTTATGACAGACGTATTTCACAAAGGTAAAATTGCAATGGACATTTTCCAGAAGTTGGTGCTATGAGACGAGTCATTTACCCAATTCACAAACTGCTAGGAAACCAGAATTTCTTCTACGCCATCTCTGAGCAGCTAGGCAACATCATTGAACCTTCCGAGCTGTATGAGTACTTCTGGGAAGTTTATTCTGTTGCCATGGAGGGGGAGGAAATCGACCCTGAAATGATCCCCGACAAAGTTTGCTTTGAGTCCCAAGTATCAGAGGACGAGACCGAGTTCTCTATCAACATCATTCTAAACAACGGGGTCTCAATGACTCTCGATGGGAAGGGGTTCCGGGCGTTGACTGGATTGTCAACGGAGAAAGAGCTTCAGAAGGCTGGGCTAATCTACCACAAGATCGTTGAGACCCTGGAGCGAGAGCTTCCAGAACATGTCGGCAATATCGATTTAGTTGAGTCTCCGACTCCTGATAATAATTTCCTCCAGGAGGCTGGAGGGGAGGATGCGATTTCCGGGGAGGGTCGTTTCCTCAGCGACCCCGATAGGACATTCCGATTCAGAATCCTGTACAATCCCGTAACGGAGAAGTCAGATATCAAGATTTTCCAAGATTCGTAACAAACTGACAAGCAAACTACTTAAATGAGAGAATTTCAATGGCGGAGGGAACACCTCCAGAATTCCATCTTCCGCCTGAAGAAAAAGTGGGACCACTATAAGCGCTCCCTCAGTGACTTTGAGCTGGCTATTCTCGACCTCGAGAAGCGGGTGACGAGCCTTGATAACATTGTCCCAGCTATGGAGGACTACGTTCAAAGGGAAGCAGGGAAGGAGCTCAGGGCTCTCGAACGAGAGAACGCAGAATTGCGCTCTCTAGTGAAGCTGAAGAAGGAGATTGATCACCACGGGGTGGAAATTGGATGCACGTGGGCTTTCTACGACTTCATGTTTAACCACATTTCCCAGAACAACAAGGGGATTCGCATGATGTTGAATGGGGCGATCTTCTCCTCAGTCATCAAGAAGCTGATGGAAGGGAAATCCTCCCTAATCGTCACGCCGATGCCTTCCGCCTTCCTGAATGTGATAGCAGAGGGAAGGGAAATGGTTTCCGACATCTTGGCAGAGGCCAAAACCTCCTTGGTGCAGGAGGAATCTTGGAATTCCTATGCTCCACTGCTTCAAGAGTGGGTCCATAAGGAAATGATTCCGAATACTCTTGGGTACACCTTGGAGGAGCCGGAACTCTCCGGGTATGATGACATGGTCCTGTGGGAGGAATGCCCAGAAATGCGGGACACCTACTTCCCAGAAGTATTCGACTGCGTTGACCTTTACAGAAAGAACAAGGAGGCTATATTCACTGAGCTGGGGCTACCAGAGGCAGAGAAAGAAGTTGTGAGGATGATTTACTGAACATGAACAAAACTCAACTGGGGTACTCCTCATTGTCCGATGACCTACATACTCGTGTCTTCGGACATTCTCGTAGGGAGGTTGTCTCTGAGCGAAAGCTAAACACTGTCAAGTCCTACTTGGGAAGATTTGGAATCACTGTCCCAGTGGAGGATAATGGATCAGCATACACGGGAGATCTCCCACTTCCTCCTCTCAAAGGAGCCAATCTGAAAGAGCACTTTGAGGAAATTGCCAGGGATCAGATTGGCCACTATATGGATTGGGGAGACGAAATTTCCACTGTCCCCGTCCTCCAGGTCCCACCTAGGGAAAAGATTGTTTACTCACCTGGTTGGCACAGATATGAAAAACTCTCTGATGGGGAGTGGGATATTCGCCCAGTACCTTACCCATTAGAGGATGCCTTCTGCTATGACACAGAGACCTTCGTTGTCGGGGGAAACTTCCCGATCATTGGCACGGCGCTATCCGCCTCCGCATATTACTTGTGGTTGGCATCCGAGCTTCTAGACCCGGAACTTCCCAAGGAGGAGTGGGATCAGTACGGAATGATCCCTGTTGGCCGTGGGAGGTTCATTTTCGGCCATAACATCTCGTTTGACCGCATCCGGACCAAAGAGGCCTATAACCTGGAGCCCGGCGGACCGGAGTCATTCTTCTTCGACACCCTTTCCGCCCACGTCGGAGTCAGTGGCCTTGCCTCTGGCCAACGGTGGCTTTATGCGCTCGCTGGGAAGGACCCTGCCGAGCTCACGGAGAAGGAGCGGCGAGAGCTCCAGAGGAAGCCGCGCTGGTTCAGCAAAGGGTCTACGAATTCTCTGGTGGCTTGTTACAACTTTCACGTCGCCAACGGAGGTGGATTCTTTGAAGACGCCAAGAAGCCATTGGACGAAGGGGACAAGAAGATTCGGGAGATCTTCGTCAAGGCGACCGATCTGTGCCAAATCAAAGATCTGATCGAGGACTGCGTAGAATATGCTCTGAAGGACGTCTTTTACACCTTTGAACTTTTCCAAGCCCTTTGGCCGAAGTACAAGAACAGCACCCCGTCATTGGTCGGATTCTGCGGCCACTATCACTTGAACGGCGGCATCATTCCACTCGCGGAGAATTGGGAAGAGTGGATTGCCAATGTGGAAAAGGTGTTTGAGGAGCACATCCAGGAAATGACCTCCTTGTGCAAGGAGATGATGTGGGAACTCCTCTACAGTTGGGTGGATGGTGATGACGACAAGAAGGCAGAAGTTCTCTCTGACCCGTGGTACTCCCAGTTGAATTGGGAAGTGAAGACTGTGAAGGGGAAGTATGCGAACATTCCAACGTGGGCTCGCCCCTTTATCAAAGATCCCGACGAGGAAATCGGGGTCCGGTCACGCCTCGCCCACATCCTTCTTAGGTTGGAATGGGAGAATTCCCCGATTCGGTGGACCCCTGGTGATGGGTGGACCTACACCGGGGAGAACGGGAAGGTTACCAAAGTCCCTCACCCGAAAGGCACTGGGGATAATGTTGGAGGTTTGCTCTCCAAGGATTTTGTCAAGGATATGGAGGTTGGGCGCCTAAGTTCCAGTCTTCCTGAGGCACAACGAGCCCTCGACATCGCCAACGCAATTTCTTATTGGACCTCAGTGAGGGGAAGGATTCTTAGTCGTCTCCCCATCCAAGTAGAGAATCCGTACGGAAAAGACTGCCTCCTTATCCTTCCTGAGATCCTTGCTCACGGCACACTAACGCGACGCACAGTTGAAAACCTGATGATCACACTAACGTCAACCAAAGGTTGGCGCATTGGAACGGAGCTTAAGACCAGAATCACAGCTCCAGATGGGTGGAAGGTTGTTGGGGCTGACTATGACGGCCAGGAAATGCAAATCGCTGGGATGTACGCCGATCGATGGGACCACGGAATCGTTGGCTCCAGCCCTATTGGATACCGAGTTCTCTCTGGTGAGAAGGCTATGGGAACGGATCCCCACACCGCTTTGGCGAGGGAAGTTACTCCAGAAGTCTTTAAGGGTGTCGTATGGGACAAGGATCTAGGAGTTTGTCAGACTGATTCACAGGAATCTTTCTCCCCAGTAGACAAAAAGAGGGCAAAGGAGCTAGATTTGGCCAGGGACTTGGCGAAAATCGTCGGATTCTCCATCCTGTACGGTTCTGGCGCCAAGGGTGTCAAGGACTATATTCGGAAGTTCTATCCTGATAAGTCCCAGGCCGAGGTAGCTAAATTTGCGAGGAATGCTATTGAGGCTAAGAAAGGGTTTAGAGAAGATGGGATTTTCGTCGGAGGGTCTGATAGCGGAGCCTTCAACCAGATGGAGGAGATCTCCTTAAGATCCCGGATTCCCCAGCTCCCTGTTCTTGGAACAAAGATCTCAACTGCTCTACGACCAGATGCTGTTGGGACTGATTTCGCAAACTCTCGTACCAATTGGAGTATTCAGGCCTCGGGAGCAGAATGTTTAGCAATCTTCCTGACTGCTATTCACTGGCTTGGGGCGGAATTCAAGATCCCATTCCGCTTCGTCCTCTCAATTCACGATGAAATCTGGTGCATCACACCGGAGAAATACGCGGAGCAATTCGCCGTCCTCTATCAGATGGCCCACGTCTACAACTGGGCTCTTTTCCACCACAGATTGGGGATGGAGGAACTTCCTCTAAGTCGCGCCTTCTTCTCGGGGGTGGCGATTGACGATCGCCTTAGGAAGAAGACCAATGAGTGCACTGTCAGCCCCTCTAACCCCAACGGTTCTGAGGAACCTGACGGGAAGGAGTGGACGATGTCTGCCCTCGCAGAAGCTGGAGCCGTCTCCAAACTCACAACTCGCTACAACATGATCACCAGAGGAGTATTATGAAAAAGTCTCGTGTGTACTACGCTAGTTACAGGGTTTACAAGACCCGGTGCTATGAGTATGTTCAACCTGTCCCGTTCGATAAGAAGCGGAGGGAGATTCCCACCTCAGTCAACTGCCTCTACAACTTGGAATATGTCTCGGTCGAGGATTCAATCCGCAGCCTGGATACTATTTGACCGGGTAAAATCAGCTGTGTCCACTAAATAGAAACAAATGCGAAACATCTCTGCCGAAACACCGGCCACTCCTATGCCTGAAATCGGCGCCGACACCCTCAAGACCACGGGAATCCCAGAGCGGCTCGTATTCACTGCCACCCTATCAAATGGGCGCGTTGTGAAGGCTCGAGAAATGACTGGGAAGCACTTCGTATACATGGAGAGTCCCGGTGTCCGTAAGCACGGAAACACCAAGAAGATGGCCCACATGGTCAGCGAATTGGCTCTAGATGAGACCCCGATTTCCATTGATGAGATCGAGAAACTGCCCGCTCGTGACTTGGCCAAGATTGCCAAACTCTTCGGACAACTTAGCGGCATGGACGCTGAGGATGACGAAGAAGAAGTGGAAGAAGAAGAGCTTGAATTCCCAAAATGACGCTGGCCTTCCTGGAGGATTACACGACAGAAGTGTCGTTTGATCCAGACAGGGAGCCAATTCACGTCAGGGAACTCATCCCAAAGGACTTCTACCTGGTAGCTTCCCTCCACGACAGTGATCAGGATTGCTATCCACTACTAATCCGCCTCATTCTAAATCCCGAAGTCCTAGAAAACTATACCGTTCAGGAAACCAGGCGCCTAATGCGTTGGATACGGAAGAACCAGATTGACGGAAATCTGTATGAAATCAGTGCCTGGAACTTGATGGCCTTGTCCCTCCTTGGTGGGGAATCTTTTGTTGGTATGGAGTGGTTAGAGTCTCTTCCCATGTCCCGCATCACAATTATGATGGAAGCCAAGAAAGAGTACAATGCGGAAATTACCCGCCAAGCTAAGAAGAAGAAATGATCACCTTCTCAAGCAAAAAGAATTTCCAGTTTAACGAGGACTGGCTAGATTCCACTCTTACGGAGTGGGCTACCACACTGGAACAAGAACTCCGGACTGATTGGGAAGCGGAGAGAGATCCAACGACTGGAGCCCGATGGGCGCCGCTCTCTAAGCGGTACCAGAAGTGGAAAATCGATCATTATGGGAGCTTGCCGAAATTAATCCTTAGTGGGCGCCTCCTCACAACCACTAGAGTCGCTAAGGTTGGGAAACAAATCGTGGTTGACATGCCCGCCTACGGCATGTACCACCAACTTGGTACGAGCAAAATGCCTTCCCGCCCATTCCTAGGCATCCCCGACCGGACTTTGAAACAACTGGCAACAATTTCTTTTCGTAACATTTTCAACAAGAGGTAAACATGGCCAGACGAGTTCGCGCCAAAGATGCAGATGGCCATTTCCTGGCCGACAATCCAGAAACCCCCGACATCAACGAGGCCTGGGTGGAAACCTCTGAGCCAGTTGTGGCCGAGGTTCAGCCGGAGCCGGTGGCAGAGCCGGTGGCAGAGCCGGTGGCAGAGCCCCAGCCCGAGATTCCTGGAGTTGCCGGTCCCAATCGCCTCTCTCCAGAAGTGACGATCGCAGAGAAGGTTGAGGAGATCGCTAAGCGCGACAAGATCAATCTCTCCTCCGGTCAGCGTTTCGGAGCCAGGATTATGGCAATGGCTGAGATGAATCGCCGCAAGTGAAAACATTCGTCCTTCCCGCCGGTCAAAACTGGCGGAAATTGGGGTACACTCTCCACGGGGATTCTACGGAATACCGGAGTGTTCTGGCGGATAACCCGGAGTGGAGTCTTGACATGCTCCCTCCAGTTGGCACAGTGTTGGTGACGTCAAGGGGGCAAACCTCAGGAAGCATGAACATCGGGCTCACTCCTACAACAGGTAGTGAGTCCCAGGACAATCTCGCCAACATATATCCCTTCCGCAACATGGAGCACTATCAGAAATCCTTGTCGCGATACAACCCATCCTCTCTGATGAATGTAGAAGCCAATAACGGATTTACTATGGATAGCGTACAAGCCCTAACTGGGATGCAGTAATGCCAAACTTCTCACCGGATTCCCTGGAACTGAGGGGAGAGATTCCGAAATCCCTCCTCTCACAGGAGCAAACCGAGAAATTACTAGAAGTAGAGTTTCGGGTTTCCGCCCAGCTGAATTGGGTGGCTCAACTCTTGGGCTGGAGTGGGGAGAATTACTGGAATGACCTCGCTGATACGATAGCCGAAAAGCGCCGCTTGCTTGGTGGCTCTTTTGGAGTATACGGGTTGCGAGTGTACCCTGAAGTCCTAGAGCTCAGGAATTGGAACTTCTCTGTCCTTGTGGAGTGGGATGACCGGATCAAAGCTGGGCAAACAATCCGTGTTGGGGACATTGTTACGAATATATCCTCTCTGGAGGAGGAAAGCGGGAGAATGGTCCTCTTCCTCTCCGACAACAAGGAGAATTTCTTCGAAGCAGCGTCGAGCAATAATCAGATTTTCGTAGAGACTCCAGAGGAATGCCCCAGCCCATTCTTCAGACCGGAGGTTGAGGATTACGCCGACTATTACTTCCACTGTGAGGTGGATGGGACGGATTTGATTCTTTGTCCTGGATGGACGGAGGACAGTGAGATCCGCTTCCTTGACCCAGTATTCCTGTTCAAGAATTCTAGAGTGTCATTCGACGCCCCAGTATTCCTAACGTCCAGGGAAGACCTAGAGCCAGAAATCCTGCCTTCTTATGACCAGGATGAAGATCGGTGGTATCTCGACATCCCTACTATGTTGGGAAGGAATCAATTCCTTGTCGCCCCTAACAACGGTGATGCGAAAGTCCGCTGTTTCTGCATCTCTTGGGATGACCCTTCTGACTGGCTATCAGACAAGATCAAGGACAACTTCAAAGGTGTTTGGGCTCAGAAAGGCGGAAAGCTCCCCCTGCATTTCGTGTTTGATTCCTTGGGGGTGCACGGATTCGACCTTGAGAACTCCTATATTCTGGACCCCGTTGAAGTCTCTGTCGGATTCAATGAGCTTCTGGACTATGTGTACTACAAGAAGGCGAAGATAGGGGAAGGAAATACCCCCAACCAAGTGTGGTGGGATCCGAACAGTGGGTCATTTTACGTCTGGAACGGTCGCCCCGATGCATGTTCTCCTTGGGTTGAGGTGGATTTGCCCAATCCTCCGGAGATCACAAGCACTCCGGAATATGTCTTTAGTTCTATCGAGGGGTTTGTGACGAACAGGGAGGAATTGCCTCCTGGTACCCAAGTAGAGTTGGATTTCCTAGAAGGTGTGGCTCCATGGGACAACGATGTAATTGAGTCTGATCTGGATGGGGAATGGGAGATCATCCCAAATCTCGGAGCGACGGATGGCTATGATTCTGATGAGTCCACTGTGGAGGAGTACGAGTCTAGGATCATTGGGGTAGGGGGAGCTCTGATGGGAGAGGGTTCAGTCCGGATCTACAAATCTGCGGATGGCTCCCACTGGGTTCCCACGGTATTCTACTATGAGACTGTGGGGGAATTGAACAAAGACGAGAAATTCCTGCCGTTCAATGTCCGGGTTGTGGTTAAGAATGCGGATTCACTTGGGGCTGAGGATTGCCCAATCAAGGTGTCTAATCTCGGGATCGAGATCAACAAGCTAATCCCTGTCACATTGATTAAGGATTTCAGGAACGACGAGTGGAAAATAATTCCGAACAACAACCTCAAGTATGTAGGGGACACTAGATTATTCCTGTCTGGCAACACTCCGGTCGATGGGGAGATCGTCCAAACCGAGGATCGTCTTTCCATCTACTACTACAACAGGTGGGTGGACAATGGGAACGGGGATTGGGTGCTGGAAGGAGATTGGGTGGATATCTCCACCGGAGAGAGTACAGAACCCCCGAGCGACTTGGTGAACTACAACTCTGTTGTCGTTTATTGCAATGGGAATGTTCTGACATCTGGGGAAACCCTAAGCGAGGAAGACTATGTATTTTCCTATCTGATCAATCCGGAGACCGGAAACCTGGAGTTCTCATATCAGGCGACTACACTGTACGGCAGAGTTGGTTTCCCTCTGGTGGAGATTTCAGATTCAGTCTCTGGGGCATTCCGATTCGCAATCTCCGACCTAATCTTCGGCGGAGCGCCTTATCGTGTTGTCCCAGACTTAAGAAATTCCCAGGAACCCCTCCGAGTGTGGAAAGAGGAGGAATTGGTCGCCTGCTCTGACCCAGAACTATTGGCGCAGGGAACATTTGCTAATCCTCTGGTTGCTGGAATGAACCTCGGCCCAGCAACTTCTGGGTGGAATAAGTACCACATCCGCCTCCCTGTGGAGTACAGAAGGGAGGGAAAAGAGTGGCGTCGAGCTCAGAGAACGTGTGATGCCTTCTGCTTCGGAAGTTCCGACACCACTCCGGAATCCATGACGAGAGGGTCCCAAGGAGAACTTCCGGAAATATACGAAGACTTGATCCTTCGATCACAAGATCCCTCTAAATACTCCTATGTGTACTCCGAGCCCTACCTATTCTCCGGAGTCGAGGTGAGTAAGGGGTACTATGATGAGCCATGGAAGAATTCCGCACTGTTGCCTGGGAGTTCAAAGCGGATCGGTAATTGGGCTCCAAGTAATCTGGAAAGTTATGACCCGCACCACAACCGGAGAGTTAAGGAAGGCGGGGAGTGGGCCGGACAGTATGCGAAGATCTTCAGATGCAACAATCTGACCGGGTTTTTTGGGGCTGATCAAAGGAATGGGGCGATGGAAGTTCTAGAGCCTCCTGTGTGGGATGCTAGCATTTACAAATACCCCACTTACGAGTTCCGAGAGGATCCGTCTTATTCCTCAGATCCTAACGACTACAGGGTAGAGTATGCGATGTTTATCGCAGGTCTCTCAGTCGCTGGAGATTCCACATATTCTCCGCTTGCAGAAGTTATCGCGAAGAATCCTCTGGATGGGGAGATGTTCTCGTTCTTCTACGGAGAGTATCAGACCGGGGATCCCCCATCTGCTGATCCGGAATTCTCCAGTGTCGCCCTACTCCTTAGGATGGATGGGGAAACTGGAAGCACTGAATTCATTGACGAGAGTACGAATGAACTTCCGGTTAATGTGTATGGGGATTCCGTTATATCCTCTGCGAGAGGGCTGTGGGGCGGAACTTCCGGCTACTTTGATGGGGACGGCGACCACCTTCAGATCCCAGATGGGGAGTGGCTGGATCTCAGCGGAGGGGGAACTGTGGAACTCAGGTTCAGTGCGAAGGATATTTCTGGAGAACCAAGGGTCATTATTGGGAATGCTACCGTTGGATCAAACTTTGTTTGGGCTATCGGCGTTAACGCAGCCGGGTTCACCCTCTGGATGGATCACACTGCGGAGATCGTCCAAGTTCCTTGCCCTGTGGAAGAAGATACCTGGTATGCGCTCGCTCTCACCTACGATCCTCTCAATGGCGTTCATGTGTTCTTCGACGGGAAGAAGAAGACAGAGAACAATAACTATGTCCTCATGCGTCCCAATGGGGAACTTCCACCTGGGTTTGTCGGGTACAATAATCCAGAAGAGCTGTTCAGCGGCTATGTGGAAGATGTCAGAGTTAGCAAGGGAGAGATCAGATTCACCGCCGACTACGAACTTGAGAACTCTCCGCCCCCTGACTTCGGGGGGTAAAATGAGGGATTGGTTCCAATTGGAAAATGTCCATCATCGTAGCACCAGGGGGGCCACCAGGGGCGACTGGACCTCAAGGGGCTACTGGAGTCCAGGGTCCACAAGGGGTCCAAGGAATCCAGGGGGAATCAGGGCTTCAGGGTATTCAGGGTCTGCAAGGACTGGTCGGAGCCTCTGGGGCAATCGGAGCTACCGGAATTCAAGGTCCGTTGGGTCCAACCGGCCCACAAGGTATTCAAGGTCCGCAGGGACTAACTCCCGATGATGGTCCCCTGTTCTTCTTCTAATCACTGAAATGGCTATACTAAGGGGCAAAATCGCCGATATTCAGACTATACCGTCTTCCACGGGGGTTCTTTATGCCAACCCTGCCTCTACTGGTACGTTCGTTGGGGGGATAACCTTGCACAACACCAGCGGCGTCACAGAGACTGTAGAGCTCTTTAATGTCCCTGACGATTCTAGCTCAGTTGGAACGGCTTCTTTGTCCCACCGATTCTTAAAGGTAGAATTGGTAGCTGACTCCACAGTCAGCTATCTCTACCCCGGAGACGGGATCCCACTGACTGACACCAATGACACTATTCAGGGGGTCTGCACAACGGCGGGAAAGGTGACAGTCATGTTCTCTGGGCCCAAGCAGGTTTGAGCCGATGGCAGAACTCACTTACTCTAGACCAGTAGATGGACGTGTGATCCCTTTCTGGATCCCAGAGTCAGCAGCCCTTTATGCTGCCTCCGACCCGGATTCCGCTGCTTACATCGCAGCAGTGGAAGCCGCCGATGGGCAGGCACTGGAGCTGCAGGTGCGAAGTGCAGTGGAAGCGTTTATCGTAGGCTGCAAGGCTGATGGCATCTGGGACGCCATCAAAGCCACCTGCATCATGGCTGGTGCTCGGACACTGGCTGGTGCGTTGGTGCCGTTGAAGGGTGCCGCACCGACCAACTTCAACTTTGTCAGTGGTGATTATGACCGCAAGACGGGGCTGAAGGGGAATGGGAGCACGAAGTATTTGGATAGCAACAGGAACAACAATGCTGAACCGCAGGATAGCAAAAGCCTATGTGTTTACGCCTCTGAAACTGCCAGCCTAACCTCGCTCGGGATTGGATGCGCAGTAACCAGCACCAGCGGAAGGAGTGGGATTAACTTTAGTCCCCCCAGCAATACTAATTTTAGAATTAACGGCGCGAGTCATTCCGCAGCCGGCATTCTGACCACTGGTTTTCTGGGGGGCAACAGGAACAGCTCAGCTACATTGATTCATCGCGCAGGAGGCACAACATCAAGCACTGCATCAACCTCTGAAACACCGCTTGCCGAAAACATTGGCGTGTTTGCCACGGTGACACAGGCGAACCCCACCAACGCCCGCCTCAGCTTCTACAGCATCGGCGAAGCCCTGGACCTCGCACTGCTGGATGCGCGGGTTGCTACACTGATGTCAACCTTCACTTCTGTGATCCCATGAACATCTGCTTTCCTGGAACACGCTTAGTCTCATTTTCCATCGGCCCCGCTTTTGACTTAAAAGACGCGCATCTGATGGAGTTCACTCCCGTCAAAACTTACAAGGAGCGACTGGATACTGATTCCAGTAACAACCCCATTGAAACTGTTTATCCTGGGGTTTTGCCATGACAACACTCGCTGAAATTCTCACTCCCGAAGGTCTGCTACCTGAGGGGTTTCCCGCTACATCCCGTGGGCTGGTGTTCGGCTCCGAGGTTTATGACCTGATTATGTCAATCCAGACCCCTGAGATGCCACATCGCATTAGCCCGGTCGCTACGACGGATGGTCGCTATTTAAGCTGCGCCGATATTCTGAGCGAGGCGACCAGAGGTTTGTACAAACCGATCTTTGATCAGATCCCTCCTGAGACCGCGCTGTCAGTTGAAGTGGTTCCTTGGGAAGAGGCGCTCGCTCTGCTTCCTGTCCCTGATCCCGAAGACCTCCCCTGAGAATAAACGCACAAAATGCCAATCACAGTCACCCTAACTAGCCAACGCCAAGTTGATGGCCTCACAGAAGCCGCGAAGAGAAGTTTCTCCACCCCGGAGGAGTTCGCACTCAAACTACTGGAGAAGCAAGGGAAAAATTTCGCCGATCTGTTCAAAATCGGGGTCATTACCAGTGCGGCTTTCATCGCCAGATTCACCCCTGCAGAATACGCCGGAATTCTCGCTGCTGCTGAGAATGACCCGACCGTTGCTGGCCTCCTAGAAACCTTACTTTCCGAGCCAGTCGTTAATTTTGACGACGAGCGGCTTATTCCAGGGTTGCAAGTCCTAGTAGATTCCCAGTTGATTGATGCTTCCCGTTTGCCAGAACTGATGAGTTTTGAGCACCCCGCTCCATACGAGCACCCCGTCGAGGAATTGCCACAAGGGTAAAAACTTGGAAGAACCTCTCTGAGACGTAGTAATTTCCGATGACAATGCGAACTGCTTACGGGGGAAGAGCCTCAGAAGAAACTCTCTCAGATTTGGCTTCCCGGATTCCGAGTCTGGTAGACGGCCTTACCGTTGACGGTCGCTCAGGTTCTCCGGTGGTCACATTCACCAGGCCGGCGGACACCACCGCTTACGCCGCTGCGGACGTGATCGGCTCGTCTTCTACGGCGAACCATGAGGCAACTGGGGCCGGTGCAAGCGGCAGCCTGATTCAGATCCTGTCAGCAGCGCTGACCGTCAACCTGACCAGTGTGCCGAGCGGGATGACGACGTTCCGGCTGCATATCTGGGATAGCCAGCCGACTGCGATTGCAGACAACGCGGCATTCTCGGCAGCCGCAGCAGATCGGGCCAAATACTGCGGCTATATTGACATGGCTGCAATTCAGGCGATCGGTGGTGGGTTCTGCTGGACGCAGGGCGATTACATTGGGCGGCCTTTGAGGTTGAGCGGTACGAGTTTTTGGTTCAATCTGGTTACGAATGGAGGGTTTACGCCAGCATCCGCGACTGAGTACCGGGTGCGGTTCCATGCAGTGGAGGTCGGCAGCTGATGCCTTTTGCTGTTGCCGCGCATCGTATTGCGCTGACTAGCCCTATTGTCCAGTACGACCCCGACGCCCGCGATTACATCCGGCGTGTTGAGGCGGCTGATGGTGCGCCGCTGGAGACGCAGGTTCGGCGGGCGATTGGTGGAGGTGTGTACTAAATGAGACCCGCACTCTGGCTGGTGCTGACCCCGCCACCGTCAAGGCGCGGTTCGGGCCTCCCGCCCGACGCCTTCGCCTTCACCATCAACATGGCATCAGCAGGTACCTACACCCTGCTGACCGCTGATGCTGTGAACTACGCCGTCAACTGGGGTGATGGCTCCAGTGAGACGGGCATCACCAGCAACAACAAGACCCATGCCTATGCCGCAGCGGGTGACTATCAGATCCAGGTGACGAGCACCGTGGCGTGTCGGTTCTATATGAACAATAACGCTACGGAACGGTTGAGGACCAAGACGGTTGACTACTCTACGTTCAGTGGGACTGCGGCGGGGAATAGCTTAGCCTCCGCATGGTACGGCTGCTCCAGCTTGACCTCATTCCCAGCACTACCAGATACGTCTCTAGTCACTACCTTCTTTGCCGCCTGGGCAGACTGCTCCAGCCTAACTTCATTCCCAGCACTACCTGATACGTCGCAAGTCACTAACTTCTCTGCCGCCTGGTACAACTGCTCCAGCTTGACCTCATTCCCAGCACTACCAGATACGTCGCTGGTTACTAACTTCGGCAGCACCTGGTCCGGCTGCTCCAGCTTGACCTCATTCCCAGCACTACCAAATACGTCGCAAGTCACTAGCTTCCAAGCTGCCTGGCGAGACTGCTCCAGCTTGACCTCATTCCCAGCACTACCTGATACATCGAAAGCCACTGACTTCGGTTCTGCCTGGTACGGCTGCTCCAGCTTGACCTCATTCCCAGCCAATCAATTTGACACAACTGGAACCCTTGCAGCCAATGCGTTCACTGGTGCCTTCCAGAATTGCGCACTGACCGCTGCATCAATTGAGAACATCCTGACCTCCCTCGTCACTAACGGTCAGAGCGGAAAAACGCTGTCTCTCCAGGGTGGCACCAATGCAGGTGCATCCACCTGGACCCCAGCCGCTGTCACCGCTTACGACACCCTGATCTCTCGGGATTGGTCAATCACCCGCAAGGCATAACCACCATGACACAAACCACCCTCCTCTTCCCTGACTACCCCACCGCAGTTTCAGCCGCGAAGAGCCTCGGCTTCTGGGAAGACCAGATCATTCAAACCCCTATCTACGACACCGAGGCCGAACCTGACGCAGAAGGGAACTACCCGCCCTTGTTGGACGAGAACGGCCAACCTTCTTTCACAGAGACGACCGAAGGTCGCCTCAAAACCGCCGGTCAGACCATCCCAGAAGTCGGCTCCCCATTCTCCTGGATGATCGATGAAATCGGCGCCGATCCCGTCGTCATACCTGGAACCTACGACGAGGAGGGAAATGAAATTGTCGCGCCGTCGCGCCTCCTGGGCTATGTAGTTAATGTGACCGGAGAACTCCCTGAAACGGCGCTGGCCTATTCCATCCCATACGGTTCTGCTGGCCGCTTATTCTCTGGTAGCGAGGCGGAACCCTTCTCGTATGAGCCGATCCCGGATAAGCCCGGATATGTGTTGGCTAAGGGGTAAAATCCTCAATCAGCCTAGTTTGACGTATGGCGATAATTGTAGCTCCGGGAGGACCGCAGGGTGCGACTGGGCCACAAGGTATTCAAGGACCAGAAGGCCAAGAGGGTCCACAGGGAATTCAGGGACCGCAAGGAGTTCAGGGACCACAGGGAGAAGTGGGACCGACAGGAATTCAGGGGCCACAGGGGAATCCCGGAGCGACAGGATTGCAAGGTCCAGAAGGGGTTTCTGATATTCCGGGAGCTACAGGGGCCACTGGTGCAACCGGCGCCCAAGGTCCAGTCGGCGGAGATTCAACGGTCCCCGGACCACAAGGTGCAACTGGTGCAACCGGCGCTCAAGGCCCAGTCGGTGCAGATTCTGTTGTCCCCGGACCACAGGGGGCTACTGGTGCAACCGGCGCTCAAGGTCCAGTAGGCGGAGATTCAACGGTTCCTGGACCAATGGGACCAACTGGACCATCTGGAGTTCAGGGACCAGCAGGATTAAACTCCACTGTTCCAGGTCCACCTGGAGCAACTGGGGTGACGGGACTTCAAGGACCAGCTGGTATTGATTCAACGGTTCCTGGACCACAAGGACCAATCGGGGTAACAGGAGCGACGGGACTTCAAGGACCAGCTGGTATTGATTCAACGGTTCCTGGACCACAAGGACCAATCGGGGTAACAGGAGCGACGGGACTTCAAGGACCAGCTGGTATTGATTCAACGGTTCCTGGACCACAAGGACCAATCGGGGTAACAGGAGCGACGGGACTTCAAGGACCAGCAGGATTAGACTCCACTGTTCCAGGTCCACCTGGAGCCACTGGGGTTCAGGGACCAGCCGGTATTGATTCAACGGTTCCTGGACCACAAGGACCAATCGGGGTAACAGGAGCGACGGGAGTTCAAGGACCAGCCGGTGCTGATTCTGTTGTTCCTGGTCCGCAGGGACCGGTTGGGGTGACTGGGGCTACGGGAGTTCAAGGATCAGCTGGTGTAGACTCCACGGTTCCAGGACCAACTGGAGCAACAGGACCAATCGGTGGTCCAGGCCCAAGAGGATTTACGATACTAAATCCATCAGCTGGACGTTATGGTTTATTCTATACTTCTGACGCAAGGACCCTAAGTCTGGCTATAGGCTGTGTAGATGGTGGTGGTGGCGTAGAGTATATGCTAAGAAGTGGATCTACAATCAATGGTGCCACAGCTCTGATAGCTTCAAATCAAACAGTATCTGCTGACTACGATAGTGCAGGAAACTCGGTCTCTTCGTTTTCTGCTAGTGTTGCTATTAACAGCTGGGTCGTTCTTGAAGTGGTTAATGTGACCGGAACAGTTAATCAGTTTAATTTAAGTTTGGAGTTTAGCTAATGGCTACTTGGAGTAGGGTTGCTAATTCAACTGATGTCATTGTTTCTTATGGAAATATAACTCTAAGTCTACCCGCTGGAACTCAAGCTGGAGATCTACTCGTTGCTGGAGTGTCTTATCGAGATGAAGAGCCTTTCTCAGCACCTGTTGGAACTTCTTGGGTAATTGCTGAGCAAGCAAGCAATGGGAATACATCAACATTTACAAATATAGGATCGGGTTTTGTTGCGTGGATGATCAGAGGTGCAAGCGCACCATCAACAACATTCACAAGAACAGGAGGAAATGTGGCAATTGGAGTAATTGAAGCGTATAGAGATTTAGATGGTGGTGTAATTAGCCTTGTTGATTCATCAATTTATGAAGCTCCAAGCGCGACTTCGGGTGTTGGCACGGGGGCATTGACATCAACAACTTCAAATAATCTAGTTATTCCAGTTTTTTGCGGGGCAGATGATATTTCAGCTAATAGATTTTATGCTACTGATCCGCCAACGGAGTCTAGTGGTATCACAGCCTTCAGTGGGGCCTTTCCAAATCTAGATAAGTTTTTTCTTACTAAGTATGCAGCAACTACTACGGGGGCAGATGCAGGCATAATGATGGGATCAGCAGTTAAAACAAGTATTGGCAGCACAGGTGGTATTGTTGGAATTTGCGGTGGAAACGACAGGCATGTTATGGCGGCAATGATGTTTGAATCCTATATTCCAGTAACCTCAGTAATTATCGGCGGCTAGTCCTTGAGCCACGGAGGTAAAATATAGCAGGTGCGAGATACTATGGATACGAATTCCTCCCTAAGAAACAGCCCGTTGGTGAAGCGCCTGTCCCGCATGGCGATCGCCGCCGACCACTCCGCAACTTTCGTCGGATTGCCGAAGGGAACAGTCCGTGGGCGCATAGTTGACGTCGATGACCCAAAGGAACGTGGTAGAGTTCGCGTCGTCTTTGACGCAATGAATTACTCAGACATCCCCCAAGTAGAAAACGGCGGGGAGTACGGCGGAGAGAGGGTTGGTAATGACTACGAGTGGTCGCACTGGATTGATGTCAGCCCTGCTTTCGTGGGGAAACAGCCCAAAGGTCTCATCGGAAAACGGGTCAGCATCACACTCTCTAATGGCCAGTATCAGTACGCAGTCCTCGGAGACGTTCTGAATGACCCACAAGTCCTAACTGCGGGAGCAGCAGAGGAGCTAAAAACTCCCGACAACAGCAGTATGACTAGACTCCCCTATTACCCTTCAGGGGAATTCCCACCCGCTGAGGAAGGTAACAGGGGCTGTGTGATTGTGGAGGAAAACGGCCCACAGGGGGACGACTGGTTAATGGTTTGTCTGAGGAGGAACGGGGAATACAAGTGGGTCCGTATGTCAGACAGATTGCACTACCACGAAGGCCAACTTCCTGACAGTGCTGGTGATGAGCAAGACCGGACCTTCGACAAGATCATTGAAACGACAGGCTTAGGCGCAGGTGAAGCTCCGGTAGTTGCCCTAGATTACTGACATGCCCTATCAACATCCGAAAGAATTATTCCTGTCTGATCACCTAGTCGCATCCTTCGACGAGGAAGATTGGGAAATTCGCTCCCTCGTTGTGAAGGACGGGGAATCCGCCGACGCGAAGATCCTAGCCAGAGTGGAATACGTCCTCCCGTCCATCACAGGTAAAACCTTAGAGATCTATGACTGGAGTCTGAATTGGCGAGACACCTACCCCCTTGAACGGGCCATCAGACATCTTTCGGAATGCCTCTACCCAACCAGAATGGGGTACCAGATAAAGATAATGACCGATGGCCCAGAATTCTGGTACTACCAGGGATTCTCCTACCTGGACGATAACACCTTAATCCTCCCCCGATGACAGCACCGATTCTAAAGAGTGTCTCCCTCCCACTCCCCCAAATTCTCCTCCTGGAGTTTGACATCCCCCTGGCCCAAGTAGCCACACCCTTAAGCTCCTTCACAGTCAACCATGGAACAGTGGAGGTTGTTGGCTTGTCCTACATGTCCAACAAAATCATTTCCCTGTCCCTTGGGACCGAGATGAAGCCCCTAGACAGGATCTTCGTCTCCTATGAGCCACCACTGGACATCAACCTGTGCCTCCGCAGCGTTCTCTCCCCCGCCGCCACTGATACTGACAAGAAGCGAAATTCCGTCCGCCCATTCTCCAGGGTAGATGGGAGGAATCTTCTCCTCGTGGACCCAACCGCAGACGGAAGCGACGAGAATGCTAATCTTGGGGTGGATACGATTGGGGACGGATATCCTAGGGATGATCGCTCCTCTGATCCGAGGTCAGCGACAGTAGGGGATTTCATTCTCGCCTATGGGGAACGCGAGGCAATCCAACTTACCAATCTTGACGATGGTAGTGCCAAATCCGTAAATGAGGCGAAGCTGCGCATGGCGATTGAAGACGCCAACGCACTGATTGACAACTATATTGTGCAGGCAGGAAGAGCGGGGAAATTCCTAATCTCCAGTAATAGGCGGAGAACTGCCCTAATGATCGCCAGATATTACCTGGACACTGTCCGCCGCAGAGAAGACGTATACAAAGACTACCAGGATTGCATCAAAGAACTGGACGCAGTCAAGGACGGCATCACCAGAGCAGGGTCTCCGGCGATTGAGACCAAGAGAGGGGCGATTCGCGTCCACAGAATTCCTCAGCGGTACAACTCCGTTACAGGAAAGGGGCTTTCCGGCTGGCACACAGACCCGGACATCGAAAGAGAAGACTATCGCCTGCCAGAGGACAACCTGTTGACAGGAAGCAGAGATAATAACCTGTCCCATACAGACGGCGGCGGAGTAGATAATCCTTACTACCTCGGGTAAAATTCCGCATAGGAAGAACCTAAGATGTCCGCTAGACTAGACACAGTAGAGAGATTGGAACAGGTCCTCTGCCAGGCTCTAATCTACTCCCCCTTAATCCCATCTGCAGTGAATGTTTTCAACATTGGGCAGAAGGCGGAACTGGATTCGATCGTAAACAACTCCAGCAACATCATTGTGAATTATGGAGGGTCGAGTTCTCGACAGGTACAGAAACTCCCCCCAATTTACGACAAAGTCTTGCGCTTCGAGTTGATCTTCAAGTGCCAGAACTACCTAACCAACTCAGCCCATTCCTTCGCCACATATTTGATGGCGGCGGCGAGCACAACAATTACTGGCCTCACCCCAAATGTTGATGGCCTCTCAGTTTCCCAACCATTCAACTGTGTTTCTGAGAACCCCATTGAGCTGACAGAGGAGTCGGAGTTTGTGTACTCCCAAGTTTACGAATTGGAAGTTCAGGAGATTATGCCTGTGATATCCCTGGACCCTTGTGTTCTTAAGGGAGACTGCGGATATTTGTTCCCATCAGCCAACACGTACACAAAAATCCCTCTCGCTGGAGTCTTCGACCCTGAGACAGGAGAGATCTTCGTCCCTGAGTACACTGGGAACAGCCCCAACCCCAACATCCCGGAAAATTCTGGAGTGCAGTGGTCAGATCAAAACACCATGTCGGGAAACTGGGTATTCCAGACAGACACAGACACCGTATTCCTTGCCAATCCCCTTGGGTCTCACATCTCCTTGATTTCCACAGGGGCTTACACTGAGGATGGACGTCTCTCGGTAGCGGTGAAGGATTCTGAGACTGGGGCAATTCTGAACGAGGTGTTTTACGTTGGGACAGGGAAGAAGTTGGCTCGCTATGCCCTGGAGATGTGGAATAATGGCCCCTCTGCTGGAGGGAGAGGAATGATAAATTCTGCTGTCACAAAGGATTCCTCCACTCAGAGCTTAATCACATACGGAGAATTCGCCGTCGTCAATGGGTCCTTCACATTCCTATACGCTGACCCTCTGGTTCCCGACGTTGGGAAGAGGCAAACTCTAGAGGGAGGGAACTTCATCGGAGTTCTCCCCGACGTATTCCTTAGCACTGGGGCAGGGAAATTCTTCCTTGTCCCCCAATCCCCTAAGGGGAGAGGGTGGATTAAGGAAGGGACATTCTCCTTCGTCGAATCCAACTCCTTGTGGAAAATGGGGTGTCAATCATGCTAAGAGCACCGCGATCCAATCTGCAACACTTGTGGGATCTTTACCACAAGTCTCGCGCCGCTGGCAATCAGACAGAGGCTGACCGGATCATGAAACTGATTCAAGTGACCAAACCGACTCGTAGCCCCCAAGGCTGCTCATCTTGTAACCGGAGAGTACTATGAAAAGACCATCAAACAAACAGGAACTGGCGGATGTCTCCCTTGAGATTGCCTCCGACGCTCTCCACTCCCTGCACATGGCGATAAAAACCGGGGAGTGCTCTGTGCGGGATCTGAATACGATTGCCGCCAACTGCGCGAAAATCCACAGGGATGCTATGGCGGATATCGCCGCAGAGGCTAAGGGTAAGGAGGACGAGGAAAGGGATCCGGAAAAGTCCTCATTCAACAAGGCTGTTGAAAGTCTCCTGAATGAGGTCGGGGGAATTGAATAAGTGGGAGTTTCCGAGAAGGCTAGTCTAGAGCTAGATCTGATTGCCCAGGGGATTATCGCCCCGATCCAGTACCAGCACCCAAGGATCACTCACGCCAGTCAGTTAGATGAAAGGTCGCGGTATCGGAAGTACCGTAGTGGCTTAGAAAAACTGATTAGTATGGGGGCTCCTCTGGAGATTATCCAGGACTTCAAGTACAAGGCTGCCAGGTCTAGCTTCTTGGCCTTCTGTGAGATCATGAAGAAGGGAGACTTGAATGTTTCCAACTTCCACGAGATAATCGCGGCGGCGTTCGAAGACCTGTTTGATCGAAGATACAGGAAACTTATTATCTCCTGTCCCCCAAGATCTGGTAAGAGTATGCTTGGGACATTCCTCCTTTGTTGGCTCCTGGGGAGAGACCACAGGTCCCAGCACATCGTCGCCTCTTACGGAATCCGCCTCTCAGAGAAATTCCACAGAGAAGCGGTGTTGTTCTTAAAGTCGAAGGAGTTTAAGAGAGTTTTCCCAACCTGGACGGGATTCATTGCCGGTTCGAAGTATGACATGCGACAAGGAGGAAATATCCTCGCAACTTCCGTCGGCGGAATTCTGACCGGATTCACCTCCGGAACCCCGGACATCACTAGTCCGGGAATCGGAATTATGCTTGTAGACGACCCCCTCAAGAGCAGCAACTCGATTGCTAAGATCAATGAGCTGGAGCCTTGGTGGGTGGAACAGGCATCCACGAGAAGAACTAATAATTATGCCCAGGTGGTCATTGCCACCCGATTCCATGAGAAGGACCTGCATGGTTTTCTGATGGGGGCGGAAGGGCTTTACGACCCAGATGAGAATCCGTTTGGTTGGCGCTGGCTCAACTTCGAGGGCCTGTGTGAACACCAGGACGAAGACCCCTTGGGTAGAGAGCTCGGGGAGAGTCATTGGCCAGAGAATCCAGAATTCTCCGTAGACATTCTCCGGTCTCAGAGGGCTGCTGGAGAGCGGGCATTCAACGCTCTTTATCAGGGAAGGCCGACTTCACAGCAAGGTCAGATTGTGAAGGCGTCTTGGGTCAATCGCATTCCCGCAGAGGAATTCCCCGATCTTGACTACGTCTGGTTGGGGATTGACACCGCCTTTGAGGAAAAGGACAGCGCGGACAACTCCGCGATTGTCGTCGCTGGAACCAACAAGAAGGAACAGGGGCGGATCTTCATCCCCAAGATCATTTGGGGGAAGTGGGGATTCCCAGAACTTCTCGAGCAGGTGAAGTTGATTGCAGACTACTACGGTGTCAAGGCTCTGGTCATTGAGAAAGCTGCTTCAGGCCACTCCCTGGTCCAGGTTCTTGAGCGGCAGTGTAAGATTCCGATTCAAGAAATGCGTCCGATCCGTTCGAAGACAGCCCGCCTTGAAGCCGTAACTCCTTTCTTAGAGCAGGATCGGGTTTTCTTCGCCGAAGATGCGACTTGGACGACGGATTTCATTCACGACCTCACGCAATTCCCCTATGTAGCTAAGAAAGACACGGTGGACGCCTTCGCCTGGGCAATGACATATTACGCAGTCTCTCTGGACAGGGACCGCCTAATCTATGGTAACCAGGACGCCATCACGTATATGCGCAAGGCGATGGTGACTAGATTCTCACGGGAGGATAAGGCACTGTTTACTACCCCAGTGCGAGAGGTAAATTCGAATCAGGAGCCAGGCCAGTCGCTATTTAAGCGGCGCGGAACCCGTTCCCGAGCGTCCTACGATCCAACCTACCTATGAGTGGAACAGAACCAAAAGAGTGGCGGTGGGTTCCGTTCCCGCCGACTGAAGAAATGGTCGAAGCGGCGAGAATGCATTGGGGCCAGCCGAGAGTTATGCTTGAGGAAGCACTGAAAGCAGCGCCAAAGCCAGGATTCGCCCCGTTTAATTGAGATAGCAACCTCATTAAAAGTTCCGTCCCACTGGAATACTGCAATGGCTAATTCAATTACAGACACCGTCCCAGAAATGATGCGAAAGGATCACGGGACTGTGGTTCTCATTTCTGATCCGAGAGCGGAGCGTTATCTTTGGCAATCAAGAAAGCGCCGGGAAAACGAGAAGCACACACCGAACTTCATCGAGCGGCTCACAGACTGAGTATATTCACTGGCTGCTTGAGAAAGACCTTTGGTGGAATATGTGAGATAGGGGGCTTTCGCCCCTCTTTTTGTATGCGGACACGACAAGGCTTGGCTCTATGCCGAGGAAGAAAATTTCCTGAGGAGCCTGACTCCTACAGATGTGAAAGATTATTCACTGTCCCACGGGGGGTAAAACCCGCTAGGTTCCCCACTGGAGTTATGGGAGAGAGGAAATGGACGGAGGTGATTTTCAATGTGAGCTAGAGGACAAAATCCCAATCACCCCTGATCTTTTCATCATTATGGCCCTGAAGTCCCGAGAAAAGCGCCGCGTACGCCGCCAAGCTGAGGAAACATTTGAAAGGCTTTATCAAGCATCCAACAGGAACGACATTCTTCCCTTCCTGCCGAAAAATAAAAGGCAAAGCGAACTCTGGGAAGCTCTGAACCGCAACACTGTCACTATCGCCATTGGACCTTCTGGAGTCGGAAAGACTCTGATTGCTCTGTGGTGGGGGTTGACGGAGATGAGCAAGGGCAATCTGCAGAAGATCTACTACGTCCGCAGTGATGTCGGGTGCGCCCACCAACGCGGAAGGGGGGCTCTTCCGGGAACAATGGAGGAGAAAATGACTCCACTGATTGGCCCGGTTTACGACAATCTTGCTGTAATGATGCGCTCCTCTGGAGCTGCCGAGTACCTGATCCAGAAAAAGATCATCGAGCCGATGATGCTGGAGGATGTCCGAGGCAGATCTTTTAATGACTGTCTGATCATCTTTGACGAAGCCCAGAACGCACTGCCAGAGAATGTTAAGACGGTGATTAGCCGCGTGGGACAAGATTCCAAAGTTGTCGTCACAGGTGACACTCGTCAAATTGACCTTGACGTTTTCCGCCGTGAGAATGGCCTCCTGGACTCATACAACCGCCTCGCCGGTCTCCCCAGCGTTGGCCGCGTTCAGTTCCTCAGGGAGGACATTGTCCGCAACGGTGTGATTGCCGCGATTCTCGAAGCTTACGAGGTCTGAACGGCTCGGGGGGTAAAATCTTATATCTTAGGAACTTCCCCCTCCGCAATGAGCTATAGTAAAAGGTGCCAGAAGGGCAAGTCCTGCGGATCGGCCTGTATTTTCATCCGCAAGAATTGCATCTCTGAGTTTCCAGAAGACGTGTCCCGTGGCCTTAACATTGTCCGGGACCTTTTGAACAAAAGGGTGGAAGCCGGGGCGATTGACGTCGAGATGGCCTCCCTGGTCATGGATCGCATGACACGCGGAAATCAGAATGAGTTTGATCCTGTCGGCCTGAAAGAGGAGAGTTGGAAGGAGTGGGAAGTTGGCTGGACAGCGGAAAGGACAGCGGAACTTGAGACTGCCATCTCTGACATGAGGACTAAGTTCCCTGGGGACGAGGAGTTCAAGCAGAAGATGACGGAAGTCGTGGACTTCTCGATTGGAGCTTTCGGGTACGAGAGGGAAAAGGTAACTCCTCCCACGTCCGCAGAGATCGAAGCGCTGGCTAGAAATCGCAAAACCATTGAAGAACTATCGAGCCTCACCGAGAGGGTCATGAATAACCCAGAAATGACCCTGGATCAGACCCGTTCCGCCCTAATGCCTTACGCAGAGGCTCGAAGGACCAAAGAAGTGAGCGACGAGGAAGTTCGAGCTTTCGTCGCTATGCTCCCAACACAGGAAAGGAACTATCTGCGGAATGCGGGAGCTCTGGGCACCAAGGACACCGGAGGAATCTTCCCCGACAACCCAAGATCAAACGCAGTCCCAGTTCGCAACGGCCCTCTCGATCTGCAAACTAAGCAGGAGGCGAATAACCGAATGATGCTGTTCGGGAGAATCTTCATGGAAGAGGATGGGAGGGATTGTTACACTCGTCAGAAGATCCACATCACGGAGTGTGACATGGAGCACATCATCCCTGAATCCATTGGAGGAAAGCGCTCGGAACAAGGGGTTAACTACGGCTTCTTGAAAAGTAGCATGAACCAGATCCGCTCCAATAAGCCCCAGAAGGTTTGGCTTGATGCGGAACTCGGTAAGCATGAGTGGGAAGCCGACGGAGTCACTCTGAAGCCCGCTTCTCGCAAAGCCATCGATGATGAGAGGGAAACCCGCATCAAGGCAACAGCGGTGAAGAATGATTTCTACAGGTCGGCGAGCCAGGCCAAGAATCAAAAGGACCTAGAGGAACTTAACAAGATCGCCGACGCTCAGACTGACAAGATCGCCAAAACGACCCTCAAGAGCAAACTTGTGGCACTGTCCCTCGGAGTGCGGAGTACCGCTACGATCGGGCTAACCTCCAACCTCCGTGGGCAGAATATCTGGAACTGGTACGGACCCCGATTCTCTGGTGGAGACAGGGCTGCGAATCTCCTCGCTGAGAAGAGGGTGGAAATTGCCAATGACCCAGCCAAGGTCCAGGCAATGACCCGGATTATGAGGTCAGCTCAGAAGCGAATGGATGCTTATGTGCGCCGAGCCGTTGACATCGGGGAAGGGGCGATCAATCCCAAGACAGGGAAGCCGGACTTTGTCGTTAAGGGGGAGAAGCGGAAGGAAATGACGAAGGCCATTGATGCGATTCGTGAGGAAATTCTGAATGAGATCCTAGCCCTATGAGTTTATTCCCACGTCCACCAATCGAAGAGGCACTGGAGGATCTCCCATCTAGAATCATAGAGAGCACAGAGGGGAGATTCTACTGGCAGCAATTCTGGGGGGCAGAAGACCCCTCCCACGCAGCCTTCATTTACCGTACCTACAGGGATTCCCAACATGTGGACTTCCCCCAGGAGGATTTACGGATTATGCGGGACCTGATCATAGAGTTGATGCGCCGAGAGAACAAAAAGTCCAAGAATCCGATCGTGGAAAACCAGGTCGGAAATAACATCGAGCCACCAGATTCCTTACAATTCAGATGAACAGCTACTTTGACCCCCAAGTTGAGAACCAAATCCGTGAGGCAATCGCGGAGTCAATGAAAACCACTTCCACACCGGAAGATCAGGATACCCTCAAGGATGGGACCCCAACCAGTATCATTTCCAACACCACTCCTTGGATGGATTCTATCGGATTGTGGAAGGGAAATACAGGGAATGATCCAAACTTCAAGCCAAAGCAACCAATTGAACCACTTGTGGAGGAAGAGGAGGAAGAGGAGGAAGAGGTCGCAGAGGAAGAAGAAAAGTCTCTGTCTGAAGACGAGATTGACGCACTCATTCGGGCTCTTGAGGAAGAAGAAGAGAGCGAAGAGGATGTCCTCAACGATGAGGAGCTCCTAAGCATCATGGAAGGAATTAACGAGGACGGGTAAAATTCCGCATACCTGCACTTAGGAGGCCCATGCCAATTTTTAGGGAGAGGACATTCCTTTTCCGCCTTCTTGCTGTGGTATTCGGAGCGCAATTTCTCTACCTCGGATACCAGCTATACGGGTGCAATCAAGATCACAAGGCGGAGAGTGAAGTCTGTAAGGACGGCTCAAAGCTGTTCATGGACACAGGACAAGCTGCCACCGGGTTGATTCTCGCTCTCTTGGTTAAGTCCCCGAGGAGTGACGACGAGATCGAGAATCAAAACCCCACTCCACCAACATCCAAGGTAGAAAACACTCCACCACAACCTGAACCACCTATTGAGCCAACCTTCTAAATGAACCTGAATCTGGCAGACGACCTTTTCATCATTGTCGCTATTTCGTTCATTCGGACGATGATCGACAAAGTTTTCTGGGAGCCTATCGCAATTCTTGTTGGGAAGAAGGTTTCCGTAGAACTCCTGGCCAAAGGCTATGAGGCCCTTGACCTTATTATGTTTGATCTCCTCAGAGACTACAGTGGACCCGAGTTGCGTCACCAGATCCGCACTCGCTTGGAAAAGGCGACGGGGACTAAATGGGACGACCCTATGGTAAACGAGTTCCGAGACAAATTCAACTACGAAATTGCCGCAGCTAAGGTTGCGGAAACAAAACTGAAATTATCAGGAACTGATTGTGGACAACTCTGACGTCGTGCTACCCGGTGCGGGTGGGCACATCAATGGGACTAATTCCGCCCGAATGGGGAGGAAGAAGCGTGAGGCTCTAACCCTAGGATTCCCATTTGAGGAGTGCTCCGGTAGTGAAGCCATGGATATGATCTTTGGCATCAAGAAATACTCCCAAGAGGTGTACAGGACTTACAAAGAGAAAGAATACTCCAGCATCGCCCCTAAGAAGAAAGGGTGCGGGGGATCTTGCTCTTGTGATGAGTGCAAGGCGCGAAGAGATGCGTAATGTGGGGAATAGAGACGGTAATCGGGGTCATTGCAGCTGTTGCTGGTGTTATTTTCCCGACCATCGGTGGAATCGTGTGGTACACATCAAAGCAAAACGAGAGGATCGAATACGTTCGGTCTCTCATGGAGGCTAAAGGAGACAAGATTGAGAAATTTCACAACGATCACTCTGAACTCCTTGAGCAATGTGCTGCCAGGATAGCTTCCCTCAATGCTAACATCGACGAGACCCAAGTTATGGTGAAGGAGGTGCGAAACGAGCAGCGGTTTCAACTTGCCTCTAAATCCGAACTGGAGAGGGTTGAGAACAAAGTTGAGAAATTGTCCACCAAGATTGAATCAATTGTGGTAGAGTTCTGGCGTCACCTTGAGAAAAGCGGGAGAGGAAGCAATGAGTAAGCGATGCACAAAAGGCAAGAGTTGTGGGGCTACCTGCATATCCTCAATGAAAGCCTGCGTGGCCAATCTCGGGACTTGGGTTCCTACGTTTGAGGACATTATTCCCATGCCCTCTCTGTACGGAGAGGGAGAAATGTCTAGGAAAGAGTTCTACGATAAATTCTCCCACATTTATACCGAGCCAGACAACCAAATTGGGGAGGGGGCCTATGGAGTCGTCTACGCTAGCGGAGACATAGTTGTTAAAACCGGGGAAGTAGAACCCCTAGAGGTTAGGACTGCCCTGGAGGCAGGTAAGGCAGGACTTGGTCCAAAGGTACTCGGATATACCATCAACGGCAGGGATTCTATGGTTGCCATGGAAAGGGTTAGGGGAATAACTTATGAAGAGGCAATGGAAGATGCCAAGTACGGGCAGCCAGGAGAACCTCAAGCTCTTGTAGATAAGTTGATTGAGACCAGAGCAAAAGTTGCCAGAGCCGGATTCTATCATGGAGACCTCCACTCTCATAACGTCCTTGTAGATAACGACACCGGGGAGTTTATGGTGATTGACTGGGGATTGGGGCGTAGCAAGAAAATCGCCGGGGTAAGTTCCCAGGACATTGAAGAAGACGCAACCTCTGTTCTCCCTGGGTATCTAGACACTGCTGGTAGACTCTATACTAAGGATGAAGCAATGGCAAAACTCAGGGAAGTTAGTTCTAAGTCCTTGGAAAATTCCATGGATGATGATTACACCATCTACACAGGGGTTGACATAGAATCGGCGAAGCTCAGCAGGAACTATGAGAGGCTTTACAGTAACTGGCTTGACGCTAGAGAGGAAGCCAGAGCCGCTGGACGAAACATGGGGTACTTCACATCTGAAGCTCTCGCTGAAAAGCTCTATGCTGGTATCGGGGAGGGGGTAAAATGAGTATACAACGGGCTACGACATTGGCAAACAATTCAAGCGAAGAATACGTCCTCCTGATTGAGAAGTACCGCAGAGAGCGGAACGAAAAGGGCTTGACTCCGGAAGTTATCGCCATCAGAGAAAAGGCAGCAGCTCTCCTCCGAACTGGAACAGTCTCTCCGCAGGCAGAAGAAGCCGCTCGGTATATTTGACCGGGTAAAATAAGCTGAAGGTTGTTTTTTAGAATGTCTGATCACAAGGATTTCAATCCGGAATCCGTCTCGCAGGCCTATTCCCTATTCTCCGAGCTTTCGGAAGCCAGGAAGGATGTTGAGGGCGAATCCTTTCTCACATTGCGTGGGTCCTTGAGGCGGATTGAGGAGAAGGCTAAGACGATCAGCATGTCTGAAAGAATATCTTCCTTGTCTCGAAAGATCGAGAATATCACCGAAAAACTCAAGGAACTGCCTGGAGAATAAGGAATGAGTTCCGCCCACAAATTTCACCACAAGACCTCCGACGTACCAGGAGATCGCCCAACAAATCAGGTCTTAGACCCCGCAGAGATCGGGCTCAACACAGAGCCATCAGAGCCGGGAATCTTTTTCCGCACAAGCGACGGGAATGTTGTCAAAGCTGGCCCGGCTATCGTATCCACCGAGACTCCGAGGAATCTTCCAGAACGAGGGGAGGTTTGGTACGACCTAACTGAGGGAACGGCCAAGATTGGCTCCACAGAGGAAGCGAAGAAGGTTTGGCGAACGATCGCATCCCCTTTCATGGGTGGGGGGGAAAGAGTAGTATTTGTCGCTCCGGAATTCCCTTACGCCAACGACACACTAGGGAATGACGGCCAGTCCCTACCCTACAAGACGGTAATCCGGGCATCTATTGAACTAACCAAAATCTTCATCCAAGACACTCTGACGAAGAGTGAGAGTGAGAGGAACTCAAGGAAGTACACGATATTCTACGCCCCATCTCGCCTTTCTGGGGACAACTCCCCAGGACCCAATACGGTAGACTTCAACGTAAGGTTCCCTGAGGACCCAGGGTATGAACCAGGGATCCAAGAACTTGTGAAGTTTAATGCTGAGAGTGGTGGTGTCATCATTCCTGGCAACTTCTCCCTCATTGGGATGGACTCTCAGAAGTGTGAGATCCACCCGTCCTACGTCCCTTCATACGCTCACCCAGCACTGCCTCCAGAAAGGGCTGGGGTCAATCAACCCATCACAGCAATCTTCAAGGTTGGTCTACGGGCCTATTTTGAGAATTTCCGAATCTCTGACCAGCTCAACTCGTTTGAGGTCTATAAGATCACTAGTGTGGATAACGATGTCGCTCTTCTGCACAGTCGTCGCCCACACACATTATCTCAAGAAACTCCTTTCGCATTCTCCTACTCCTCGAACTTCGATAGGCAGAGCCGATTGTTCAAGGAAGGGGTCTACATTGCAGAACCAATCGACACCTTCACTCTGCGGTTGATTGATCCGACTTCAAACGGTACTACCCCGGACCTAAATTACGTTCGGTATTCCAACCTTGTCCCCCCTGGATCTACCAATGAGTTCAAACTGCTGTCTGAGCGAACCCTGTACTCCAACCACCGCCTAAGGTGTTTCAGAGAAGCTTCGATTTCTGAGCTGTCCCAGTATTTTGTCAAGGTCCAGCGAGCCTTCCTCTCATTCTTTGGTGGGCAAGTTGCACAGGGGGCCGACATTCTCCTGCGTTCCCAAGCCCTAACCGAGGCATACGCAGACCCCAAGGATACCTACTCATTCGACTTCTTCCGGAGTATTCACGTCTTCTCCGACTACGGTCTTTGCGGAGGGGAGATTGATGGGAGCAATGTCGGGGAACAATTCTCTCTCCGGGTCCAAGACAGCTCGATCGACTCGATCCAGCTCGACCCTGCCGCTTACGAAATCTACACTACTTTGCTGGACGAGAACAATAATCCAGTCCAGAAGTGGTGGCCTCTCATTGATGCAGCCTATCGCTCCATCTCAACTGAAAATCGCCCAGAGTCACTGGCTGACACTCCCAGAGAGGCACAACTTTCCCTGCTTCGGGAAACTCCCGTTGAGCGGATCCGGTATCACTATGGCTTCCTCTCCGCGGATTCCGGCAAATCCTTAGGACTTGTCAATCTTGATGAGGACTTCCGCCACTTTGGTCTCCGGATCGTCAATAGCGGGAACGTTTACACCGACAATGTTACAACTAGAGCCGCTGTTGGGATTTGGGGATTGAATGGTGGGAACATCTTCGACACCAACTCTGAGTCCCAATTCGGCTCAATCGCTATCCGCTCCGAGGGATTTAGGGGAGTTGGGACTCTAGGGGGAGCCAACCAAAATCTTAAGGGGTTCCAGTTCTCCGGAATCTATGCTCCATTGGCACTGACCCGGAAGCAAGTTGAGGACAACGCCAACAAGAAAATCCTGAGCCTAGGGGGAAGAATCGTCGATATTTCTATCGACCCCTCAGATCCCAACGTTCAGCTTGTTAAGCTCAGTTGCGACTTCTTCCCAAGCTACATTCTCCCCTACTCCCTGAAGCCCAACACCGCTATCTGGGTGACATCTGGGGGATGCACATACAGGGGATTCTTGGCCTCAGATGGCGGACCCACTGTCATTCGCAACAATCAGCAACCTTGCCCACACGGCGCAATCCTAAGAATTCGCCTTTCTGATAGCACGATTCCCACGGACAGTTCCGATATTTCAGCATTCGACATCCCATATCTCCGTCGTTTCTCCGACCCTAGGAATAAAGAAGACACCTCGTACCGCCTCGTAGTTTCCAACACCAGTCCGGATACGATTGCCCCATCGGTCGGAAGTATTCTCCGCCTTGATCAGACTAGCCAAGGAATTGGAAACCCCAAGGTTCGCCCCAATGTTCAGTTTGATCCAGGAGTTCTTGGTGGTTGGGGAAGGGTGTTCTCCGTAAATGACGTGGACACTGTGGCTTCTGGCCGCTCCCCAAACTTCAACTACGTTGTGTCCGATGGTGAGCAAGATTCTAAGTATCTGGTGACTCTTTCTGCCTCTGACTATTGCCGCCCCTGGCTTCAGGATCACAACCATGCCTCAGGGATGGCTACGGTTCGAGCTAATCGCAACTGGTACGCCGCCGAGAACAACTACTGGACCACTCTATACCACGATTCTCCGTTTAGCGAGAACGTCGGCCCTCTAAAGTTGGCTCCTGCTGAAACAAGCTCCCCCTTCGTGCCAACCGCACCTCTTGAGCGCGGGACTTCCGTCGGTGAAACCTTCCAGGGGAATTACTCAAGTGATTCGGAGCTGGCCCGGTATTCTGAGGAAGATTCTTACCTTCGTGGGTACACTGTCCCATTCACTCAATACCCTGTTAGGGACATTTGGGACTACGATGATGGCTCAGAAGGTTTGGGAATAATTCTGAAGCGCACCCCTAGCGGAAACACCACAAACTTGATTTCCGCGATCAACCAAGACGCGATCACTCAGGAAGCCCAAGCGGCCAGCGAATCGGGAAGATACCGCCCAGAGATCGTGAAATTCCGTGTTCTCTCGCCTAAGGACATCATCAACCCAAGGCAGAATGTTAGCGTTCTCCTGTTGCAGAATGGACCTGTCAAGGAATACCTCCAGGTAATTAACCTGATCGGTTCTGAAGTGGAGGCCATCCGCCTTGACTCAGAGAATAGCCTGTACCTGAGCCCTTCGACTAGCAACAAACCTGTCTGGGAAGGTGGCAGCCAGGTGCAAATCTGCACTTTTGATTCAGAGGCAGAGCCGGAATCCTACGACCCAATCTGGTCTAATTCCAAGGCCAGTATCCTCAGATTCTTCGAGGTCATGGGATATTCCAGAGATTCTATGTCCCCATCTTTGACTCCCAAGTATTGGGGGGAGCGAGAAATCCCTCAAACAGCCCTTCCTCAATCCCCCGATATCCAGGGGTACGCACTGGAGACTGCGGAGTGGCCACTGGAGTTCAACGAACCCTCCACCGTCATTTCCATCTCGCACTCCTGGAACTCATGTGGATACCTAACCCCATCCCGTGGACTACGAATCAATCGCTCCAACACAGTTTCTAGGAAACTCGGATACGACTTCTTGGCGTATTCCTCTTGGGGAGGAAGACTCATTGTCAATGGGGTTAACGAAAGCGGGGAGCAGATTACTCTCGGCCCACAGAGAGAAGCCCTCACTGCTCAGTTTGTGGAACTGGAAACCCACACCAGGAGTCTAGCTAACCAGCAGATTTATGAGGATCAATCTTACGTGGAGTTTCCGAATCAAGTAGTCGTTTACACTGCAGATGATATCTCCGGGGAATTCGACAATGCTCGGATCACTTATTCTTTGACGAAGGGTGGATTCCCCGTCCCATTGAGCCACCTGTCAGAAAGCTCGGTATTTGTGCAGCTTGGGTCCGTCACTCAGAGGCCAGGAATAGACTACACTCTGATTCAGGACTCAATCCGATTCACAGTTCCCCCACAACAGGGACTATACTGTGATATCCGCATCGTAACGACGGAAGACCAGGAAAAGACTCTCGTTGTCGCGGAAATGGATCTCGCTGAGCCGTTTGATGGTTCGCGTTCCACATTCACAATGTCCTCGGAGAAGGATATCCGCCTCCTGGACATCGACTACGACAATCTCCTTGTCTTCCTCGGTGGAATCCTACAACAACCCGAGGTGTCCTACTTCCTAACTAGGGATAGCGCTTCCCAACTCACGATCTCCTTCACAGAGGTCATTCCTGCTGGAACTTCTGCGGATATCCGAGCGATCTGCACCAATTCTCTGTGGGCTTCTCAAGGAATCTTCCCAGTCGCCCTATACTCTTTGGACAACATCTCTCAGCAATTCGACAACTCCGTTAAGGAATTTGAGCTCAAGTATCAGGGGTCCTACCTCAACCCTTCGGTAGTGAATTCGGAAAATGTCCTAGCCAGCATCGGTGGAGTCATCCAGATTCCGGGCTACTCCTATGAGGTGAAGGCGGGCAGGATTATCTTCTCGGAAGCTCCTCCGTTGGGAGCGACTTCTGAAATCCGAGTAATCACCAACTCACACTTCCTGCCTTGCCTCAATAGCAGAGGGAGAGCCGAGAGCTTCCTCTACTGGGGGCCAAGTGTCATTATGAATTTGGAGAACGAGCTAAATCTCCTGAAAACAGCCGGGTAAAACTTGACGTGGAGACACCCCTTTAATGGCTCAGAATTTCAAACTTATTAGGTTCATCCGGTGTCTTTTCCCGGTGAAACGACCCGACCCCTCCAAATTACTGGACGGGCAACCGGCAGCCAACATAGAAGCTACCGAACCAGGGTTATTCCTCAAGAACACCGAGGGGGAGCTTTTCAAAATCGGCCCTGCTCATGTTGGGACGACTGCCCCCAACGCTCTCGCCAATGGCGGAGATGGGGTCAATCTGAAGGGGGAGGCTTGGCTTGACAAATCGGAACCCACGGGTCCAACCCTCCGGATTTACGATGGAAATTCTTGGCTTCCTTGCTTCCCAATCGCTTTCGCCCGCGCAGTAATTAGCGAGACTGCCCCGACTGTCACAGATTTCCTAGAAGGAACAATGTGGTGGAATAATGAGACCGGTCTAACCTACATCCTGTATGGGGAAGGGTCAGAGGCTCAGTGGATTCAAATGGGTTCTTCTTCCGTACGATAATGTCAAGTCTAATTTTCCCAACATCCCCAGTAGATGGGGAACTTTACCCTGCCGGAGCTGGTGAATCTGGAAAGGTTCAATGGAAGTATGACGAAACAGCTGGAGTGTGGAATATCGCCCCGACTGTAGTCGCCCTTGGGTCCCAATCCGCATACAACGAGTACACTTGGCCCGACAATGACGGGAATCTCGGTGCTCAACTCACAACTTCCGGGGGCGGAGACCTGAGCTGGGAAGCTCCTTCTCTCCCCGCTCTTCAGCACATCACCCTCACTGAGGATTTTGACGGTGTCGCTGCGTCATTCACTATGGTGAAGAGGGGAACAACAGATGAATTTTCCCCATTCCCAACTTCCAACCTCGTCGTCTTCATTGGTAGTGTCCTACAGGAAGAGGGACCTGCCTACAGCGTGACAGGAAGCACCATTGAATTCACAGAAGCTCCTCCATCTGGAGCGTCATTTTACGCCTTCAGCAGCATCAATCAACCTCAGTGACCTTAGTTGGCCAACGAGGGTAAAAACATTTATTCAGAGTCCGTCTAGGTAGCATGCCACTCAATCGTAGTCAATTCCTTCAGGGGAATACCGGGGAGGGGCCAGTACTTGCTGGCAAAGTACAAGGTATTAAAGAGGGTCCTGGGATCGCGATTGCCAGTGATGGCTCCGCCTCTGTGGACGCCGATACAGCGGTAGGGTTGGTTAAGACAAACAATCTTGCCGCCTTCAACGAGTATGTCTGGCCGAACACAGACGGAGAAGGGAGAGCGTTCCTATCAACTGATGGGGCAGGAAACCTTATCTGGGGTTACGCTAGTGGCTCGTCAACAGTTTTTGTCGGTTCTGTCCCTCCTGAGAATGCCCTGATCGGGCAATTGTGGTACGACACCAATAAGCGCCAGACATTCATCTTCGAGAACGCAGACGGAGACAATAAGTGGACCAATTCTGACAGGGGTGCAGATGCCCTGGCCGTTAACGTCTCCGCTGCTCCCGCCTTCACGGAGGGAAGTGGTGGTTCTGGGGATGAAGGGGAGGAGCAGCCGTTCAACGTAGAGAGTGAGGTGTGCCGTCCCGGCCAAGTAATGCACTTTGCCACGGTTATCACGATCACCGGACTGGCTCCTTACCAGTATGTGCCAATCATTGACACAAATGCAGAAACGAATGGGTACAGGTTTGGAGTTTCCAATTCCCATGCTGATTCCGAGGGAGTTCTTTCCTTCCGTCCGACATTCTTCGACTTCCCGGTTTCCCCGACGGCTACGGCACATTCCGCCCTTTATGAGGTTGGTTTCTCTGGGCTATACATCAAGGCAGCAATCGGAGTCACTGCCCCTCTGTCCATCATTAATGCTGGAACGATCACCGGAACTCCCGAAGTCAACCAAGATCTGAGCTACACCGAGGGATTGGCCACTGGTGGTACTCCCCCCTACGCCTACACATGGCAGTGGAGAAGGGCGAGCGACTCCGAGGTTATGCAGACTGGAGGGGACTCCTTCAAGATTCCCCCTTCTATGGTGGATGATCAAGGATACGTTGAGCTTACAGCCACCGACGCTCGTAATGAGGTCGCGTCCCTGAGCACGGCTTTCTACCCCGCGTCCCCAGGTTCAATCAACAGGGGGCCATTCCCACTCACGGACATCCTCTACCCAGAATTCTCAAACACAGTTGCTAACACAGTTTGGCAAGATCCTGGGATGACGATCTTCGCCTCCGGCTGCGTGGAATTCACGACAGACGGGATTAATTGGGGTCAGGGTGGTAGAGTTATCACAAATGGCGGAACGGTAACAACCCGCTGGTTGCCAACTGATGATTGTCTTGGTAGGCCAAACGGAACTTTAATCACAGGCTGCATCTACAGCGATTCCTATGAGGATTGCGGAAGCCTGATGATTGACAAGCTTCCTTCACCATTCTCCATTCCCCCGGTGAATGACGTCGCTCCCTTGAGCGTTGTCACCTCTGCGTCCTTTACTCCGATCGGATACAACTCGGAGTGCTATGTCACTTACTCGGGCAATTCGAACGCTACCAGCATTGAGGGGAGTTTGGATGGGGGAGCAACGTGGACCCCAATCCCTCTTAAAGGAACTGACACCTTTGCAATTTCCCCTGGGGACACACTGACGGTTAAGGCGACAGCTGGGGCAGATACCCTGACTGCCTATGACGCTGTGATCAACATCGGGAAAGGGAATGTTGTCCAGTCGGCTGCGTTTGTCCTAACAACTGCTGCACCTACCATTTTTGTGACAGAGATTCCTTTCCCTGTGACGACTTATCAGGGATATGACGCGGAGCCCGCTCCGTCAGTCACCTGGGCAGGCGGTGATGGCGCGATGAGCATTGAAGCCGATCCAGCAACTTGTATCGAATTCCGAGTCAATGGAGGCTCCTGGACCCAGTCCTCTACTGCAATCACTACCGGGAACACTCTCGAAACCAGGTGGAAGAGCACTGCAGGGTGTGGATTGGCTACTCACGGTACCACTCTGATTGGAACTATCACTGATGGGGCTACGAGAACCATTTCCGGATCCATTAAGCTCAACAGGGTTCCTGCGGATTTCTCCTTCGTTTCACTGACTGGGCAGGATGTTTCTACCCAGGTCACTTCTGGAACGATTCCGATCTCTGGATTCAATGCTAGAGCCTTTGTATCCTACACAGATGTTTCTACTACTGCTCTGACTCCAGAAGTGAGTGTCAATTCCTCGGGCTGGGTTTCAATCCCTACTCTTGGGGGAACGGGGGTAGTCGTCGAACCAGCGGTTCCTGGAAACACTCCTAGGACACTGCAAGTAAGGGTCGCAACAGGTGCTTCTGCGGCTACCAACTATAACCTGGCTCTGAATGTCGGAAACACAACTACTGCGTTAGCATCCACCAATTGGGTGGCGAGAACTTCTGAGCTCATTAAGACGGTTGTCCAACCTTCAGTCACAAGTCCTATCAACGGGGCGACAAACCTCAACCCAAACTCCATCTACCCAGCCGGAATTTCCCTAGCATCCTCTAGCTACCTAGCATTGAACGGGGCAGGAACTCACGCTTCCAGTTCTTGGGAGATTAGGAAGGGTTCCACAGGCGGAACCACAATCGTGGCAGTTTCCAACGATGTGGATAATCTAACATCGTACTTCCTCCCTCTAGCCTCCCTGGACGTCTCATCCACCTACTATGCTAGGGTGCAGCACCATTCCTTGGATGGCGTAGACTCTTTGTGGAGTAGCTGGACACAGTTCCGAACTTCTGATAACTTCTCCCTATCCTGGGTTAAGAGATACTCCAGTTCTGCCCATTCCGGGAAAGTTCCCCAAATCCTTCGCTGGCACAGCAATGTCCCAGACCCAAGTTCCCCTGGGGGTACCACCGGAATCTTTGTTGGGGTTGGTGATTGGGGCAGGATTGCAACTTCCAGAGATGGAAAGCTGTGGGAAGTGAAAACAATTAACCCGAGCTCCCAACACCTATACGCTGTTGGGTTTGACGGAACCAAGCTATTCGTTGGGGGGGACAGTGGAAAGATATACTCCTCTTCGAATGCTGGTGTCTCGTGGTCCATGATCTCCACAGTTGGAGCTACAACGGCTAGGATGCGTGGAATGGCTTATGGTGCCGGTGTTATGGTCTCCGTTCACGACTCCGGAGTAATTCAGACTTCTACAAATGGCTGTGTAACCTGGACAAACAGGAGTTCCGGAGTCAACGATTCACTAAACGACATTATCTTCGTGGATGGGATGTTCTATGCCATTGGAGGGGACAAAATCCTAACTTCCAACAACGGGGTAACCTGGAGCGTAGTCAATGTCGGGTCTTCCGCAGATGGTAAGAAGCTGTTCAAGATCGCCCACCTAAACGGGAAATTCGTGATTGCTAGGGATGAGTCTCTTTACATGGAAACTTCCTCAGACGGCTCTTCCTGGACTTCCATAACTGCCCCGTACAGAATGCAATATGTCTGGGGTGGGGGGATTTGGTTCGTTGGAAGCGGATCCTACTCCAATGACAAGGTCCAGTTGTGGTCTTCCGTCAATGGTGGTGTTAATTGGAACAAGGACTACGATGACAATTCTGAGATTCACATCCACGGAATCGCTTACGCACCGGAACTTGGTCGCTGGGCTGCTCTCGCCCACAACTTCACCGCCTACTCAACGACGTGACCCCTAAATGGAAGAAATCTACTACTCATTCAAACTACAACAAGAGTTCTCCGCGAGTCAAATAAGAGCCCAAGTCGGATTACCGGACTCCTGCAATTCGGAGGACTTTGTCCGATTTGGGTTCTTTCCCCTGAAAGACCCGATGATTAATTCTTGGGTCTTTTTTAATGCCCCAAAGGTATATCGCTTGTCTAGCGACGAGATGTTCGCATTGTCCAGTTTCTCTAAAGAGGAGAAATCCGTTGATATGGTTAGGTCCAGGGCAGCGCAAGCCTTGGTTGAAAAGGCTTCAAAGGAGATCCTCTCCCTGGTCAAGTCCGACCTCACCGGGGTAGTGTTCACATTGCTTTGCAACTCATCTGGCTTCGAGGAATTGTCTACAGGGTCCCATATCCTGGGAGAGGTGGAAAACTACAAGTCTTCCCTGAACCGGGTAAAATTAGCAGAGAGCCGTCAGGAAATCCAGGAGATTTTGATCCTCCATGAGTTATTTAGTATTCCCACCGAATCCGTCTGATGGGCAGATCTTCCCGGCAGAGGAAAGATACGGAACCCCACAGTATGTATGGTCAGAGCAGGCTCAGTCCTGGAGATTGCTTAGGGGGACAGGGATAACTGGTCCAACAGGGCCTGCTGGGCCTTCAGGACCGATCGGAATCTCTGGGGCAACAGGAGTTAAGGGAGATGATGGAGACGTTGGAGCAACTGGTTTAAGAGGGTTTCAAGGATCAACAGGGCCTACGGGAGCTACGGGACCAATTGGACCAACAGGACCTGTAGCTTCCTCCGGCCCGACTGGAGCAACGGGGCCAGAAGGGCCGACAGGTAGTCAAGGGCCACAAGGGCCTACCGGAGCTCTTGGGCCAACTGGGCCTACGGGACCCATTGGGGCAACTGGAATAGGGGAAACTGGCGCCACTGGGGAACCAGGACCTGTTGGAGCAACAGGACCACAGGGGCCACCAGATGGTCCTAGCGGTCCAACTGGTCCCTCCGGACCTATTGGCCCAAGTGGCGCAACCGGGCCATCTGGAGATATTGGAATTACTGGACCTACGGGAGCAACTGGACTTGCTGGCCCAATTGGCGCGACAGGGATTCAAGGACCATCTGGAGTTGGTGGAGCCACAGGGCCACTAGGGCCTACGGGAATTGGGGTAACAGGGCCACAAGGGGCAACCGGGGCGACAGGTCCTAAAGGTTCCACAGGGCCAATCGGAGTCACCGGGCCTCCTGCGGCAATTGAATTCGCCTCAGCGATTGAAGCAAAAACAGACAACACTGACCGTGTGATGAATCCTTTACGGACTAGGGAGGCCATTGATTATCATAGGGCATTTGCATCTCAGCCAGAGGCTCTGGATATGAACAACACCACAAAGGTTATGAATCCGGCTAGGACTGGCGAGCTGGCCAATATAGTCGCTAAACGGTTCGCAATCGCATTCGCAATGATTTTCGGAAATTGATGAAACTACACCTAATCGGGATATTCCACACCCACCACACCGCCGCTTTTAGCCACTGCGCATTCACGGGGAAGGCACTTCGGTTCCCAAAGATGATGCGCCCATTCGGATACGAGGTTATCGAGTACAGCAATGCAGGGAGTGAGTCTGAGGCGGACGAACACGTAGAGATGCTTTCTAGGGAGGAGGTTGAGAAATTCTTCCCACGCAAGGAGGGAGATTTCTTCGGGGATGTCGCGATCGCAGGCTGTCGCGGGCACCAAATCTTTGAGGAGAGGTTGCTCCCTGCCCTCATGGAGAGGGTGGAACCTGGGGATATTGTCTGCCATCCGTTCGGACATTCGCATTCCTTCCTCCTGGACAAACTGAAAAATGTCTCCCATGTAGAAACTGGGATTGGGTATCCGACGACGATGCCCGGAAGCTTCAAGATCTTTGAGTCTTATGCCTGGATGCACTACCACCAGGGGAAAGATCGCAGGAACGGTGGAAACTTCGAATGGGTTATTCCGAACTATTTTGACTTGGAGGACTGGGAGCCTTCTTATGAACCTGGTAATTACCTGGCCTTCTTAGGGAGGGTGTGTGAGATGAAGGGCCTCAAGACCATTCAGGAAATTGCCAACAGGACAAAGTACCCAGTCATTGTCTGCGGACAAGGTAGCATCGAAGGGTACGAAAGTGAGAATATTGAGTTTAGGGGACCAATTTCGGGGAGGAAGCGTTCAGAATTTCTCCGCAACGCTCGCGCCGCTTTGATGCCTACAGTGTTTACTGAGCCATTCGGTGGTTCTGGGGTGGAGGCGATGTTGTGTGGGACCCCCCTCATCGCAGTGGATTATGGAGCTTTCACCGAGACTGTGGAAGACGGAGTGACCGGATTCCGCTGCAAATTATTATCAGATTGGCTTAGTGCCATTGAAGCAGCAGGGGAGTTAGATCGGAGGTATATCGCAGGCAGAGCAAGATCCCTGTACTCTCTGGAGAGGTGCGGGGAGATGTACGACCGAGCATTCCGACAGATTCAGACTTTGTGGCATGATGGCTGGTATGCCACCTCCTACTAAAAGTCGAGGGAGATATCTCCGTCTGAGTCGAGGGATTGGTAAGAACCGATAATTTCTTTTGGGGTGACATAGCCATCCGCACCCTTACTTCTATTAGCGCTGGCACAAACTATGGAGAGTTTGCAGTGCTCTAGGTGATAATTCTGCCACTCTTCCCATAGCCCCTTATCTTTGAATCGCTTGTTGGTTTGAGGGCCAACGAGAAGTATGTCGATGTATCTGAGTCCCTTCTCACTCAGGAAATTGTCGGCGATTTGGGCTAGGGGCATTCCGTAGTGATCCACGTCTGTACGCATTCCTCGGAGCAATCGCTTCCCGGTCAGGCGGCATCGCAGAGGATATTCCGAATAGTCTCTGAACTTGGTTAGTTGCCACTGGATGGCATTCCGCATTGCAGATCTGACGCTGTTGTAGTGCTTTTCCTCAGGGGTTGCAGTGGTTGCGATCTTTTTCGCTGGGTACAGATTATCTAGCAACTTTGACTTGGAGACAGGTTGCCTAGTCCCTCCTCGCTCAAGGCAGATCATTTTGACTTTCCTTCCCCCATTGGCGATGTCCACATTGCGAAGATAGACTTTGGTATCTGGGTCTGTCGCCAACTTCTTCCACTGCGACGTGAGGGAGCAGGCACGAATGACAAATGATCTCGCCTCTCCGATGACTCTACTATTGCAGCGGTAATTTTTGACGATGCCATCAATGCGACTTGTGAACTCCTTTTTGTTCAGCTCAAAGGTTTCCTTCCCTAGCGACATAGTTTCTTTGTGTCTTGTGTAGATATTTTACCTCCCCCTGAGGATTATCCCATGATTCTAGGGTCAGGTCCCCCTATTGCCATGGGACAGTGAATAATCTTTCACATCTACAGGGACCCCGCGCATTGGGGATTATTGGTAGGACTAGGAGTGCTGGGTCCCTATTGCCATGGGACAGTTTCGAATCTTTCACATCTGTAGGAGTCAGGCTCCTCAGGAAATTTTCCTCTTCGACATAGAGTCTAGCCCCTTAGTGCCATGGGACAGTTTCGAATCTTTCACATAGGTGAGGGGTCAGTCCCTCAGGAAATTCCCCCCATGTTGGACCAAACACCCCGGTTTACCGCATCTGACCCCCCCGATGATCTTTGTGAGGAGAGAGTGCAAGAGTGAAGAACTCTATTATTCCCTCCCGGGGAAACCTGAAGCCATACCTGGGAAAGATCGTATTCTGCTCTGGAGTAATTTCCGAGTTTAGAGCGCACCCAACAAGGAGGGATCTCGATTCCGTTTGCCTTTCCAACCTAGTCATTACACCAGAGGAAGAAGATTCCGTGTTTATTGATCATGTTTGGGTTCTCCGAAGGCAGTTGAGGAGGGCGAAGACCCCCCTATCATTGGGGAGACGAATAAATTTCCTTGCCAAGGTATACAGATACCGCCGCTTAGGGGGGAAATCAAAGGAGAAGGGTCTCTGGGGAGAAATGGACTATGGACTAAGCCCAAGGGAGCCATGAAAATCAAAATCGAGAACGACTTCTCAGAAGGGGAGGAATACTTCCGTTTTGAGATGTCCGATGGGCCAGAAGAGGCCACGCTAATCCGCGGAGTCGCCATCGACTTAGCGGAAACATTTGCCAAAATTATTGAGTGGAGACACCGAATTGCCAATCATGAAAACTAAGCCGTCAGAAGCCGAGCTCCTTCAAGCGAGGGAGGACGCCTCTGCTTGGGCTGCCGCCGTTCTCACCGATGACAGGGTTGTTTACCTTGACACGGAGACTTCCGGTCTACCCAGTATGCGCCCAGAGACGGAAATCGTCCAGCTCTCCATCACGAATTGGAAGGGGCGCCCGCTCCTGGTCAGCGGAATCCGCCCAGAAAACGGAATCCCGGAGGAAGCATCCCGCGTTCATGGGTTGGTAGAGGAGGATCTTAAGGATTGTCCGACATTCGAGGAACTCGCGCCGCTAATCGTTAAGGTTTTGTGTGAGAAAGTCGTCGTCGTCTACAACGCAGATTTTGATGGATCTCTGTTGTGGAACTCTTTCCGGAAACGCGACCTTCCCAGTCCGCAGATTGAGGAAATCTTCTGCTGCATGGACAAATTCTCCCAGTGGACTGGTGAGTGGAGCCCGAAGAAGGGAGACTACAAGTGGCAGAAACTTCCCAATCTTTCTGGAAGGTTGGCGCACGACGCTCTCGTTGACTGCGAAAACCTCTATCTCCTGATTCAGAAAATGTCTCTGATGAAAGAGGAGGAAATGAATACAACTCTGGATGAAATTAACCTGGATTTTTGACCGAACTATGCGCATTCTGACTAAGAAGACTCATCCCAACGCAACCATTCCTGTCCGGGCAACTGAACACGCTGCCGCCTACGACTTCTTCTCCACGGAAGATTTTGATCTTCGGTATGGGGAGGCGAAGACCATTGGGACAGGGATTTCCGTTGCTATCCCAAATGACCACGTCCTCCTGATGTTCTCTCGTTCTGGACACGGATTCAAACACAACATCTCCTTGGCCAATTGTGTAGGGGTCATTGACGCGGATTACAGAGGGGAGATAAAAGTGAAACTCTCCCGACCAATGTTCGGCTCTGACACCGTATGGGCCGACTCCGAGGTTCAGTATTCCGGAATGGCCGGGGACCGAATTGCCCAAGGAATGCTCGTCCCTCGAGTAAACATGGAATTTGAGGAAGTTGGGGCTTTACCGGAGTCAGGACGGGGCGATGGTGGCTTTGGTCACACAGGAGCATGAGTCTTGGGTAAAGGAAGGAAGAAGCTCAAGGAGAGAGTTGAATATCTCTCCCAAGAGCTTCAGGATTTATCCCGGCGATTGGGAAGGTTGGAGACAGTTTCCCCCGACTTTCCTCCCCAAGAGGAGAAGCCACAATTTGAAGAACTCATCTGGAACTTTTTGAAGTGAATATGGACTCAAGATTTCAAGTTACGGTGTTGAGCTCAACTCCTAACCCACAGCAAGTCGCATGGCTCGCCATGCACCAAGACTACTCCGAAAACTTCGTCGGGGGGACAGCGGAATGGAAAGACGAGCGAGAGGCTGGCAGAGCAGTTGTTAAGAATCTCCTTGCCAATGACAGAGGACACTTTGGGCCACTCGAACACTCCCAAATCGTTTTCGGGGTCGGATACTTCCCCCACTCTGTCATGCAACAAGCGAGAACACACAGAGTAGGTGTATCGTTTGATTGCCAGAGTATGCGGTATACCGGGGACCGAATCAAGAGATTTGGGGAGCGGACAGAAGAGCGGACAGTTGAAGCGCAACTAGTCGAATTGGAGGATCTGTTCTACCTCCGACCAATCGGGAAATACACCGATCGCCAAGGGAAGAAGTATGAATACACTGCTGAGATGCGGGAGGAAGACTTGTTAGTCTGCTTCAGGGCTGCGAAGGAATACGCGCACCGGCTGAACTTAGGGTATTCTGAAGAGCATGCCAGGGGAATTCTCCCATTTGATTTCCGACAGCACTTCGTGGTCAGCTTCACAATGCGGGCTCTGATGCACTTCCTGGACCTTCGTGCGAAAAAGGATGCCCAGTTGGAAATCCAACAGCTTTGCGAACTAATGGTGCCACGGTTTGAGATCTGGGCTCCGGAAATAGCCTTGTGGTACGAGGAGAAGAGGCTCGGGAAGGCACGTCTGGCACCATGAGGCCACACGACTGAGGAACGGAGTTTACTCCTCCCGGCTAAGCGGTAAGATAAAAGCAGTTCAGTTTCAGAGATGAATAACCAATCCTTCCAGATCCACTGGAAACTCGCCCTAGACTTCCCGCCTCGGGACGGAAAGTATTTAGTCTGCTTCCTCCTTCGGGATGGAACATATGGGGACCCCGAGTACATGAACTTCCGAAATGGAGAGTGGGAGTGCTTCGAAGAGGATTATCCGGAGTTCTGGACTGACTTGCCGCTTCCACTGAACAAATGACAGTGAAGTTTGAGGAAGAATTCCGCCCTTTCGTAAGCCCCTGCCCAGTCGTGGTTGTAGATTTCAACGTCTACCTCCACCCAATCCTAGACTGGTTCGAGAAGAACGTCGCAGGAAGGTTCAATGACGAGGTGGAGCAGAAGTTAATCCGCGCTGCTTGGGCGATTCGGATCAATAGGGGGCCAGAGATGCTCCCATACAACAAGAACTATAGATTCATTGTCGTTGCTGATCTCAGGAACAAGGAGACCGGAAACTACTGGAGAAACGACTACAAGACGGAAATCCTTAGGGAAGCTTGGGAGTCATACGCAGAGACTAAGAAACTAGATCTCAAGGAGACCCCAATCCATTACAAGGGGAATAGGGGGGACAAGACTGAGAATTTCTACCGAGTGTTTGACGAGGGGAGGGATTACTGCTCAACGTACTATAACTTCTACGCAGAGCCAGGATACGAGGCCGACGACATAGCTGGGGCGATTTATCGCATCTCCAGGGATAATCCAGAGACAACGGCGCACCGCCGCCAGATTCTCCTCTCTACCATTGATCGGGACTGGTCCCAACTTGTCGATGACGACCAGAGAATTTACTTCGCGAACACCAGGAGGCCTTGGCCACGTGAGAAGATCCAGGAGCGATTGGCAGGAAACCGCGCTGTAATTGAACATACCAAGCACAAGATGGGGTATGATCTGGACCACCCAAGGAATTTGGCGAATTGGAAAGAAATTCACGGGGACATGGGGGACAATCTTCCACCTAACGCCCCAAGAGAGCTCTTTGACCTTTGCGAGCCCAACGAAGTCTTCAACGTCGACAAATTGGGGTTCATTGAAGACCTGAGAGCAGATCTTAATGACCCGAACCCCAATTCCCAGCCTGAACACTACCGCACCTCCATGCTGGCGCTAGTCCGGTGCTTACTGGAGCCTCCGATAGAAACGTGAGCCAGCCGGGTAAAACTCAAGTAGTTTGAGTCTCCGCAAGGTTGGCCTTTTCCGGAATTATCCCGACTGTTAATGTCCCAGCACCACTTTCAGGGCTGGGAAACCAAGTACTTGAAGTCGCTGTTAGTCCAATTCTTGGTTCTCAAATTTCCAACGCTGTTGGGATTCCTGAGCAAGATTCATTCAACTTAGATTCCCTGCCATCTTCCTTGATGGCTGCTATTCCGGAGTATGACCTTGGTGGTTTTGAAGGATTAGCAAATGGGGTTTTGGGACAAGCGGTCGGCTCTCTATTTCCTGGTGAGGGAGGAGGCGCTGAGTCCCAGAGGGCTTATCCTGGGGCTGGGGCTGAGCCAGAAGCGCAATATGGTGGATTCGTATACAACAGCAGTACCCCTGTGGTATTCTCGATCAATCGGGCACAGGCACAGGCAATGTTAGAGGGGAAACAGGCGCTTGGGACGCAAGGGGCTACTATTCCTTATGGGGAGATTCCCTCCTATGCGAGTCAAACAATAGGTCCGGAATCCCTCTTCGTCCAGATGGATCAAATTCCTGGATCGGTCGGGTCTCTGGCTTCCACAGGTGCAGCCATGAAAGGCTACTCCGATCATTTCAAAGGAGTCGCCTCCGCCCAGATTGCCTCCAGCGGATCTTTCCTAAGTGGCAACGGGGCGCTTATGGACCCAGCTGTCTTGAAACCTTTGACAGATGGGGACTTTGGAGCGGGGACTATTCCTAAACAGGTTGCGGAAGGGTTGGGAACCGGGCTCAGATCTCCCGGAAACTCTTTCTTCTCTGGGTCAATGGAGAGCGCATTCACTGAGGTCGGAGCACTTGCGGAAAACTCTTCCTTCGGGGTACTTCCAGGAATAGGGTCTAGTGCAGGAGTCGGGGACGAGTCGGGAGGGTGGACATTCATAATCGGGCCGGAAAGCATAAAGTGGAACACTACCAGTAATCCCTCCAGAGTAGAGATGTACGGGACAAATTCCCCTCCTGTCATGGGAGGTGGGAAAGGGATGCGAGATCTGGAGCTTTCCGGGGCAATTGTCGAAGGGTTCACAAGGTCAAAGCAGGTAGAGGACAAAATCTCTCAACTTGAGTTCCTGATGAACTATGAGTTGTCAAACTCTAAGCCCTTTGTGAATGTTCCCGTATACACTGTCACGGCAAACGAGAAGATTTACGGGGATGGGTTGAATTCCTCGGATGGCGGATTCTTCGTCATTAAGGACATCAATGTGGAAGAGCAGATGCGAGATTTCACAGGTAGAGCGACCAGAGCAGTTGTTGATATATCTCTGATCCAGGTTCCCGCATACCAAGTAGAGTCAGGGGTTGACCAAGCCTCTGAATCCGTGACTGGGGCAGAAAGCACTCTGCAATCCAGCGGGGATTCTTATGAAGCCGCTGTTAAGAGGCAAGAGGCGGAGATCTCCGCGAAGCAACAGGCGGCGCAGACAGCGGCGGGTGGAGGTTTGCCGGACGGAATAACAGCGAATGCTAACCTAGCCCCGTCGCGCAGCGCGCAATTCGGAAAGATTACCTGGAAGAGGAAGGACGCTGCAGGGAGGATGGTAACCATGCCAGCGATCATCCTAACAGAAGCGGAGAGTAGGGGGTTGGCTACCGGAAAAACATCAACGGAAGCTGTTTTGAGGTCAAGGGGTAAAATTGGTCAGTAAGCAACCGCAAGGGTTGGATGGCAGGCGAACGTAAGAGTTTCACCCTTGTAGGGAATTTTGAAGACAATATTTCCCCCGCCCTAAAGAAGATCAATGACTCCATTGACAAGATCACAGGGGTCGGGAAGAAGGGGGGGAAGAAGAATAAGAAGGTAGATTTGTTTGATGCAACATCTACTAAGAGAGACCTGGTATCCATCAGTCGCTCCCTGACCCAGATTGACAATAAGCTCAAGAAGATCAGCAGACGGCGCATAACTATTGATAAGAAGGGGATCAAAGCTGCACAGGAAGAAGCCGGAGCACTCAACAAGATGCTCCAGCAATTGTCCCGTGGGACGCAAATAAATGTAGATCCTTCCGGTATCCGAGCAGCATCAGAGGAACTCTCTGCATTGCAGAAAGGCTTGGGTCAGAGAATGGTCCCTGAAGTTGACACGTCAGGGATTAGGGCGGCACAGGAAGAAGTCAGTCTCCTGAGCACGATGATGAATGCCGCAGCCGGGGTTGAACTCGGTCGCGGATTTGGTAATGCCATACAAGCGGGTACCGGTTCCGCTATTCGCTCCGTTGGTAGGCTCTCCGGGTTCATTCGTGCGCGAATCAATGAAGCGGCACAGGATCAACTTGCCGACATCCAGGCAAGGGGTTCGCTGTTTGGGGGACTGAACCAGGCGAAAATGTTTGGAACTCCGAGGGCTGGGGCATCGGCTAGGGAGCTTCAGGACATCAACGACTCGAATTATCTTGGGACAAAGGTGATCTCCCGAGTCCTTGAGTCGGCCATGGGGGAGCAAATTACAAAGAGTACCAACTCAACAGATATCATTACTTTATTCCAGAGACAGCTGACAGATAACATTCTGCCGACTGTTCTTAAGGCTCAGGGAATTACCAACTTTGACTCTGCCAAGGGCGCCAATGGGGAGCTCGACAGGAAGAAACTAGAGGCAATTTTGAATGAATCAGGGACAGCGAATAAGCTCGCTACTCTGTTTGACCAGATGGCCGCTGTCACACCGGACAAGCATTACGCCCCAACTTCCGCCAGAGCCTACACCGAATTTCTGACAACAGGGAAGGTGAATAGGCAACTGGGTGTCTTCATGCAGAACCCGGTCCTGGCTGATGCCCTGGAACAGAAAGGTATCGCTGCTGGTGGAGACCCCGCCAAGCTCTTGCAGGCTTTGATTGAGGGTTTGGAAGTCGCCATGCCGAAGGCGGCTTTGGTGGAAGCACAATCTACATACATTGGTGCGCAACAGGCGTTCACTGACACGCTTATGAATGCGACGGTTGGTGTGCTCAGTTTTGGGGCGGAAGTCGCAGGAGCAGGTAAGGCTACCTTGTTGGCTTCTGGTGGGAATGAGGAGAACAATAATGCTAAAGTCGGGAGCGCTCTGGACCTGATGCAGAAGAATGCCATAGCTGAGTATGATAGGTCAGTGAAGAGGGATAAGGCAGCGAAGAAGAGAATGGAGGTAGACCTTAAGGCAGCGAAGACAGACGCAGACAGATTGACCATTCAGGGGAGAATAGAGAGAATTACGAAGAAGATTGCGGATACAGAGGCGAATAGAACTAAAGACCTGGAGAAGATCAAAGAGGGGGCGAAGGATAGGCTGTTCAACACTAATAGCCCCTTTGAGATCTTGATGGAAACCAGCGGTGGGACTATTCAGGCTATCGCCAATTTCCTTGGGACTCTGAACAACGTATGGATGCCCATAGTTCAAAAGATTATGGAGAGGTTCCATGCCCCAATGCTAAGGGTGGCATCGTTCATAGACGGAATTGCGGAAAGTATGAATGACCTTCCCGAAGACGCCAGTTTCGATGAAATGATCAATAAGTGGGCAGAGGGGCTAGGGAGCATAGTCGCTAAGCTCTTTGAGGAGATCTCTAATGCCATGCTCGGGGTTGAAGGGGACTTGAATAAGGGGACCGATCTAATCAGTAGAGTTTTGGATTCGTTTATGCGCGGATTCAATAAACTGGACGGATCCAAGTATGCAGGTCGGATAATGGATGGGCTGACCAAACTGTTTAACAAGCTACTGTTTAAGGACGGTATCTGGACGAGGGGACTAAGCGAATTCTCCTGGACCTTGGTTAAGGTATTCTCAATTCTAGCAGCTCCCGCTACGATTTCCGCCATGCTCTCAGGAGCAGTTTCCGCGATCGGAATTATCCTCTCCACAGCACTGATTTCTGGAACTCAGAAGGCTATGGCAGGAGGCCTCTTCGCTAAGGGGGTTTCTGCAGCGCCATGGGGAGCGGCTGCGGCGGGGGCTGGAGCTGGGGTTAAGCCCAGTGCGTGGATGAGCCCGCTTGGGGCTAAGATGGCCAACGCAGGAAGAGCCAAGTTGGCACTACTTGCGAGACCCTTCCAGGAGATCGGGAAACTCCTGGGGGATATCGTTGAGACTCTCGCCAAGAATAGCGCTATTGGTAAGGCGATAATTGGTCTTCCCAAGAAGATGAGTGTCCTTGGGAAAGTTTTCTCTCGGGCATCTATTGTCTTCGCTGGCGTCGACATCTTGATGAGGAAGGCGAGTGGACAGAGCTGGGGGACTGCTATCGGTGGTGGCGTTTCCACAGCAATTGGGGCAGCGGCTGGAGCAGCTCTCCTAGGAACTCTAATTCCAGTAGTTGGTGCTCCTCTGGGAGCCATCGCGGGAGCCTTGGTTGGAGATAAACTCTTTAGTGTGATCTCTACACATCTGGATCCAGCGGCCAAGGCTCAAATGCAAGCCGCTGAGGCTCAAGACCGCCTCACAAAGGTTATGGAAGCGGACAAAATGGGTAAGAATCGCCCAGAAAGCTTCATGGCTATCCTAGATAGCCTTGGGGGAGGCGCTGGCCTCTTAGCCAAGATTGAGGCCAACAGGTCTGCAATTCCCCCCGATGTCGCAACTAAGCTGGAGGTTGTAGCTGCGGCTTTCTCAAAGCTGAATAATGTTGAGGCCAAAATCGCCAACGTAAACCGGGTCATCGACCAAGCGAATCAGCATATGGTTGCTGGGGATGCCCTAGACAAGGTTCTAAAGCCTCTGCTGGAGAAGAAGGCTGCTCTAGAGGCGGAGCAAGAGGAATCAGCTCGGAGCCTCATCAAAATCTACTCCGAGGGTGGGAGCGAAGTCAGCAGGGCCGTAGGATTGCTGGCAGGGACAATAGACGGCGGATCAGAGCTCATTGATGCATCGCTATTGAGGCTGGCACGGAAGTTGAGTGGCGGAGAAACCAATAGTGAGAAGTGGGAGAATAGGAGGCGGGGACGCAGAGGAAGAAACAAGTCAACAGCGGACACGGAGTACCGAGGAATTATCTCCAGTCCGACGAATCTTGCCAGGGGTGGACTTGGAGATGCTATTTCTGCGGAGATGCGGAATAAGCCCCCTGGCTCTGACTTGGTCATCGCCAACAGCAGTGAAACTATTATCCCTGCTGCTAATGGGTTGGGGATGGGCGATTTCATGGATTACCTATCCAGTGGCTTCACCAATGTGGCGACAGGGATCAACGGAGTATTTGGCTCCCTAACGGAATTCGCAGAGATCTCAGATAAGTCCTTTGAGAAGATCGGTAAGCAGGCCGAGGAGGGCTTTGAAGCGACAACTAAGAGGGTGATTGAGGCCAACGCTTCCATAGGAATGCAGATTCTCCGAGCAGTCGCAACTTCCAGTATGGGGGGCATGGGGGGCATGGGTGGTCAGCTTGGTGGAACTCCTCCAGCTGGAGTCGCTGCTCTTGCCTCTGGCTTAGGGCTCCAGCTCACTTCAAGCTACCGGGCTGGGGATTCAGGTTGGCACGGAGCAGGGCGAGCTTGGGATTATTCTAATGGGGTGAATACCCCCGAGATGATGCAATTCGCCCAAACCATGATTGCCAAACACGGAGGGGCTCTAAAGGAACTGATTTACACCCCACTCGGCTTCTCTATCAAAAATGGGCAGAGGGTTCCTCCTTTGTCCCCAGGAAATCATTACAATCACGTTCATCTCGCCTATGGCCTTGGTGCTGGCTCCCCAGCCTTCTTCCGAACTGCTTCTGCTGCGGATAATTGGGAGCGGTCAATGGCTAAGGGTTCCCCTATCGTGTCATCAGTGAGAGCAAGGGCAGATGAAGTTGGGGGCAGGAACACCAATAACTTCAACGTCACCATCCACCAGCTTCCTGGTCAAAATGCCAAGGAGTTGGCTGCCTTGGTAGCAGAGGAAATTAGTCTTGCTCTCGAGGAACAGATTCCTAGGACGGTAATATGAGCGGCGTGATTCGACTCCCCCGTGTAGAAGTTTTCTGGGGGGAAACCAATCTCACATTCTACGAGCCTTCGGCCTCTTGGACCCCTAGCGGAGAACCACTGTCTCTTGTGTATGATTGTTCCGCCAGGCAATCAGAGGGGGGAGAGACCCCATCAGGGACATTTAAGTGGCTCCCTGTCGGCCCAGCCTTCGAAGTGTACGAGAAATTCATCTCGGACGAGAAGAAGATGAAGGAGACAATAACCATGCGCTTCTTCTATGCTAATGGACGATCCATCACATTTGTATTCCTGTGGGCTGGTCAGAGGTGGACTCATGGAAATGAAACAACAATTGAAATTCGCCTCGCCTCGGAGTTGGAAGGGATTTTCAACACAGTAAGTAGAAACTTGGCTCAGGCTGCCCCTGACGAAGATGTTGGTATTAGCGGAATGGCAGCCAATGGAAAAACTGAAGCGCAGTTCAACGCTTCTGGGATTACGCGGATGTCAAAGAAAGCCGCAGCGGACAACGGAACCTTCAAGATCAAGAGCAATTACGCCGAGGATGCTCAGCTCACAACTGCCATTAGCAACCTTCAGGAGCAGAATGGTAATTACACGATGCCCAATGCCATCGGAAAGAGCGGAATCATTGTCCACACCCCATATTCCTGGGACACAGATAAAATTCATGAACCTTCGGGGGACCCAGACCCGACTATTCGCTATGGGTACTTCCTTGGACCATCTATCTACAGCACACTAGAGCGGTCTTATGAGTGGCAGCCACCCCAGATTCCCACACATGACATGGCCAATTTCCAAACCAGTGTGATTTCCCAAGGAGGAGGTAAGGTGGTAACAGCGTCCTGGTATGGGCCGAGGTTCATAGGCAACAAGACAGCGAATGGGGAAGTCTTCACAGCTAGGGATCAGACAGCGGCACACAAGTCTCTGCCCTTCGGTACTCCAGTCAGGGTCACCAACACTCAGACTGGGCAATCCACAATTGTCCGGATCAACGACAGGGGACCCTTCGTCGCAGGACGAGAACTGGACCTCAGTCAGGCAGCGGCGGAGAAAATTGGAATGCTGGGCTCTGGAACTGCTCCGGTTGTGATGCAAGTCCTTCCGAAAACTATCTCAGACACCGCATCTCAAGCCGCAGCAGCAACTTCCGCTCCAGTTGGAACTTCCCGGGCAAAGCCGAACCCCGGAATCTCTAGCTTGGTTAATCCAGATGGCCCCAATAAGCAGGAGATTGGGAAAGAGGAGCGACAGTCCCAACTTTCCGTCTCGACACTAATGGTTCCCGCTCTCGTGGGAGTGAAACCTCATGATGTCCTCTTCGTTCCAGATTTCAAAGGAAAGTTCATCGAGGACTGGGTTGTCACTAGCGTAGAATATTCCCAGAGTGGAGCCACTGGGGCAGTTCAGGTTTCTATCCAGGCGGGGAGATCTTACGCCTCGGGTCAATTGATGAACGACAATGCCAAGGAGTGGCTCGAGAAGGCCAAGGCTCTTGGCCTTTCTGGTGATACGGTTTCTATTCCCAACTGGGAGAGATATGCATGGAAGATGGGGAAATCAGAGGAGAAGGCTGCGATAGATTCTCCAGTGCCTGAACTCGGCGGCGCTGTGACTCTTGGGGAATTGAACAAGGAGGCGAAGAAGGTGAATGTGAAGACAATCACGACTGAGGTAGGGGATCGGCTCCCGCAAGACGTAGGGTAGTCCCGTTGGGACAGTACAGAATCATTGCTCTGTCAGTGATTCGTAGCACGAAATTTCCTGAGGGGTTGACCCCTGACCTATGTGAAAGATTCGAAACTGTCCCATGGCACTAAGGGGCTGGACTCTATGTCGAGGAGGAAAATTTCCTGAGGAGCCTGACTCCTACAGATGTGAAAGATTTGAAACTGTCCCATGGGAATAAGGGAGTGGGTTGCCATCAAGAATCGGTTTACGGGTCGCCCCAATCCCTAAACTGTTTATGGTGTCGCTGGGCAATGGGGCTCAGGGAAACGGCACTTTAATCAGGAAAACTGAAATGGCAAAAGAAATCGTGAAGCTCGGTCCTGAAATGGATCCGCGCAACTTGGCCCGGCTTGAGAGTCGGAATTATGACCAGGGGTACACCAAAGTCCCCAACTCCGCACTCCCGGCTGTATACCAGCAAGGGCTTTCTGCGATCTTCCAGGCTCTCACAGGTGAGACTCTGGATCCAACGGAAAACACCTTTGCGGTCAAGGCGGATAACGGAATCTTCAAGCGTCTGTACGCTCCGGCGATCTTCGCCGCTGCTGAACCGGCTGCGGATGAGGAGCCTCTAACCTCCGCTCTGGTCATTGTCTGGGGAGATCGGAAGATTCCTCTGTCAATCAACAAGGGGGAAATCTACACCGAGGCCTCCAAGGCTCTCAAGAACGTGAAGTACCAGGTTCGAGACTACGGTAACTTCAACGACCCCTCAATCCTCATCTCCGTAACCCAAGGGGAAAAGGTCTACTCCTACCCGTTCGTTGTCCGCCCTGCGGATATCAACGAGAAGCTCTCGTCTGAAGAATTCGAGATCATGGTGGAGGAGCACACCGACGTTGAGATCGCCGCTCACGTCCAAACCGTACCCTCCGGCGAGGGTGGAAGCCTCTATCACGGCCACTTTGTGAAGGTTTCCCAGCTTCCCATCGGAAGCTACACTATCACGGGATATCGCTCCCGCGACAGCCAGTTCGGGAAGGATTACTTCCTGCAGGCCAAGGTGGACGAGCCCTTCTCCGCCCCTGTTCGCATGAAGCAGGGAGAAGAGTGGGTGGAAATCGAGACGGAAATTCAGGATTGGTGCATCGTTCGCCCCAACTCCGCTATGAAGAAGACTCTCGGGGCAGATCCTGTGATTTCAGAAGAAGTTCCGGCCACCCTCCACGTCCTGGAGCACTTCTCCACCAGTTCCGGTCACCCGGCTGCGAAAGTGTCCCTCCAGTGCACGTTTGGGAGCGACGATGGGGCTCTTGATCTTGCCTTCTGAGCTAGGTAACTAGTCAGATCGCCACGACGATATTGGGGGTGGGCTCACGCCCTTCCCCATTTTTTTATACCAACACGCTTCAAACCAAGAGAATGCCAGATCCGTACTCCGGAGTTAAGGGAAACCAAGAGATTAAAGTTGAGCAGTCCGTCGTAGAGCGGATTAAGGCCGAAAAGGAACGAGAACTTCAAAAGAAGAACAAGGCTGGAGAGAAGAAGAAGAAAGAGCTGAAGCCCGTAAGAATCAGTGAGCGGTATCAAAAGGGCATCACCGCCCTGTCTCTGCGGGGGTATATCGTAGAGCTCTCAGACACCGGAAATCATGTCGGCCACAAGATCCTAGCAAAGAAAGAACCTCCCAAGGTGGAGGGGATTCACTATCCAGCGGATTTTCTACCTTACCAGGAGATTGACTCCGACGACGAATTCGACAAGATTGAGTCAATCTTCATGACTGAAGATGACGAGGTGAAGAATTTCTGGGAACCTTTGTACCACCCCCAATCCGGGGACAGTGAACTTTCCTGCTTTATGCAGAGGAAATTGGCAATGATGCGCCTCAAGAAGGCGAAGGACATCAACGCAGTCCTAGACTATGGGCACACCTTTGATCCGATGGGAAGAATCCACGACGCTAAGCCCTCCAACCCAAGGATTTGGGTTCCAGACAGAGAGTGGTTCTCCCCCGAACTCCGGAAAGTCACCTTCGCAGACATATTCACTATCTTCCCTGGCCCGGAGCAGGAGATTCTCCGTCTTCTGCTGGGAAGGGTTGGGGTCGGTCGTACCAACCACCTCCCCCCTGGTTGGGACAGTCCTGTAAATCACACAGCTCGTATGGCGGCAATCGTCGTCGGAAAAGACCCCGGTCTTGGGAAGTCCACACTGTTCAACGGCTTCCTCAACTCACTGACAAAGTGCGGGTTCACATACCACACATTCAGATCCACGGAGGACCGATTCGGTATGCAGTCCCCCGCTCTAGCGGATGTGGCATACAAAGACGATACATCCCTCCAATCCCTGAAGAAGCTAATCTCCTCCGAGGAGACTAAAATCCTCATCACCAACGGACTCCTTCAGACTGAGGAGAAATTCGCCAAGGCGGAGCAGATTTGGCCTAAAGCTGTTCTGATCGTTAATGCCAATGACTGGAACCAGAATTTCGCCTATGACATTGATCCCGGTATCCAGGACAGAATCAAATTAGTGTCTACCTACAGGGAGGTGGAGGTTAACAAGCTTCGGGATAATCTTCCGGAGGACTGCATGAGCTATGGCTCACCAGATCTTCGCCCAAGGGCTCATATCCCCTATCTCGCTGAGAAATGTGGCGTGTCTGAGGATGCCGTTTATCTGTGGGCTCTCCGCCTTGCCACAGATCGGTTCTGGGAGGTGATCAATGATACCTCGGATCCGACTATCAACGCACTACAAGTAGATGTCCGCTACTGGACTTCAAGGATGCGGATCAGATTCCGCTCGGACGTTTCCCAGGCCATGGTAAACGCGATGGCATTCGCCTGGGCACTGAGAACTGGGAAAGATCGGATCCCGGAACTAACCCCGGACCTAATGGTAGACGCTCTCCAGCACTTCTACTTCGTCGGAGTTGACCCTAGCTGTCAACCACTGTACGAGTTGCTGAAGGAGAACTGGGAGAAAGTCGGGAGAACGTCCACTCACTACTACCAGGGATTCCGGGAAATCCGCTGGGAGTCGGTGAAGAATGCTGTAGAGTTCCAGGGTGGTCTCGGGAAGTTCCAGGCGAACTCCACCGACCAGATCAAGAAGGTCGTTGAGTTGATGGTGATGCGGGACGGCTTCAAGCTCGGGGGCGGAGCCCAGTACATCATCGAGAACTGGGAGAACATGCGCTTTTCCTATGGCGACCTCCTCAACCAAGCGCGAGAAGTTCTAAATTCCCAGCCGGATAGCATCCGAGCTAGGGTTACCAATGTCGGAGCCGCTGCTAAGGATGACTGGATGGAAGATCCTGATTATTCCCCAGACACTGCGGAACTTCTTCGCGTCCAAGCATTCAACAGCATGGGGTTCAATTCGCCGGGTAAAAGTTCATGACTTATGAAACGACGAAATTGGACGCCCTAACCTACGAGTGCAGGAAGCAAAGGAAATTCAAGGAGGATTTGGAGGGAGAGGGCTTCCGCTGCGTAGATGATCCGGGGGAACTTTACGACAAGGTTGGGTCAATTCAGGAGATTCGCTGCTATTGCGACTCCTTTACACCAAAACTTCTCGTGAAGCTCTACCCCCCTGGGGTCCGGGAAGAGAAGCCGGAGGCTTTCTGGCTCGTCCCACTCTGGCAGATCATCCGGTACAACTACGTGATCCCCAAGCCCGGAGAATTCTTCACTGCGAAGTACGTCGTTGGGATCAGGAAAGTTTCCAGCGACGGATTTGTCCCCTCTCTGCGTCTTCCCCTGCAATGAAATTAGGGCCAAAGGAGTATCTCCGAGAAAGAGTTCTGAAATTTGGTAAGACAGAGCTTTCTGGGATCAATCTCTTGAACGTTTCTGTGGCTGCCAATGCCAACCGAAATTACTATGGGAACCCGAGTGAGCTTTCCGGCCAAGAAGTAGAGGAGATGATAATCTCCTTGTCAGGACTTTGTGCCAACTCGAAAACAACTTACCGTCACTACCCTGTGGTGGGGGAATCTGGCGCAGATGGCGTGTGCACATTTTATCACAATGGTGATTCTCTGGACCTAATTGTCCAACTTTCCCAAGTGAATGTTGACACCTTCGACTCAACCATCCTCAATTACCAGTCAGTCCTACTAAAGGCAGCCGCTTTACTCTATGTCGAACCAAGCTCGGTGTACCTTCACATCGCCGTAGCCACAGTTCCATGGTCTTCGGCTTTACCATCCAGGTATTGATAGTAATATACAATCACTACGAATAAACTCGATTGGAGCCCACCGATCTTTCTATCCAAGCACTTCAAGAGATTGCCCGCACACGGGAGACTTTGGCCCGCGTCCTCTCCCTAATCCAGGTAGAGCAGGGAATTAAGCATCTGGAATGCCTTTGGGAAGCCTACTGCGATCTAAACGAACACTATGAAATCACTTTTGAGAGCGAAGAGCTTCTTCTTAGGGACATCGAGAAAGAATTCCACCAGCACTTTATCGGAACCCACGATCTTGAACAAGTGGGATTCTAGATTCTTCTCCTTAGCGACACAAGTAGCGGAATGGAGTAAGGATCCCGAAAGGAAAGTTGGTGCCATCCTAGTCAAGGATCGGTGCAGATTCTCTGTTGGGTACAACGGATTCCCTCCTGGAGTAGAGGACGATATCCGAAGACTCTCCGACAAAGTGTTGAAGCGACAGCTTACGAACCACGCGGAAGTGAACGCTGTTCTGAACGCTGCCAAGAATCAATTCTCAACCGCTGGCTGCACGCTTTACGTCACCTACCACCCTTGCCATAATTGCGCTACGATGCTGATCGGAGCAGGAATTACTCGGGTTGTTTGCCCTCCCCCAATCCCACTAGGATCATGGAGAGAGAGCCAACTCCTTGCCAGCGACATTCTCTGTGAAGCAGACGTATTAACACTTTATTGGAACGATGCAATTTCAACCAACGACTGAGTCCATGTTCATTCGGGCTTCTATGGAGAGGACGATAGACGGACTATCCTCTGTGCAGGACTTGCGAAACGCTGCCAAGACCATTCTCAATGGGCTGATTAACGAAAAGACAGCGAAGGAGGGGGTGTTGCAGGACCTGTTGAAGCAAGGGGCTCCCGATGGCCCGCTCTGGACCTCCTCAGAGCCTCCCGGTGGGGAACTGGAAGGGTTGGTTCGAGAGCTCTCCACAGCCCTAGCCTGGTATGTCAGCGAAGACGACATTAATGAAAATCTCCCCGACAATGAGTATTGGTTGGAGGGGAAGAGGGAGGCGATTCGGCTCCTCGAAAAGGCGGACGCTGTACTTTCGGACCGCCCTGGCCAGGGCGGTAAACCGCCCTTTACGCCGCCTGCCCTGTGAGGTAAAATAAAGCTCAGTCAGCAGGAGACCAATGCAAGACCTTTCCCCGAAAGGTATCCAGTCCGAACTCACCTTCTTCAAGGCGATCGAGGGCGACAAACGGGCGATCGAGGAGGTGATTCTACAGTGGATGCCCCTCGTTCATAAGATGGCTAACAAGTACGGCTGGCTCGCTCAGGCGAATCAGAAAGACGATCTCGTCCAAGAAGGGCGGATCGCTATCATGGAGGCAATCCGGACCTATTCTCCGGACTGTGGAACCAAGCCTGCTACTTGGATCTGGTACAAGGTTCGCGGAAAAGTTCAAGGGTTTGGCAACAAACAGAAGAAGCACCCGCGCTTCCCAGTGGAGCTGGAGGATGCCGACCGGAATGGTAACCTGGAAGACCCCAGTCGTTACGAATTGCGGGAGGATTTCTCCAAGGACTTCCTCACAAAAGTTCTCCTTGCGGGTTGCCGTGACGGTCTGGATTCTCGCCGAGCTCAGATTGTCTGCTCTCGATTTGGCCTCCTTGGCCAGTCTGAACTCCGTCAGGGGGAAGTCGCTGAGAAATTTGGCCTCTCCAAACAAGCGGTCAACGCGCACCTTACCGGGTTCTACAAGCGGGTGCGGAAGCAAATGCCCGAACTTCAAAACTACATCTAAGGACGGTGAATTCCGACTTGAGCACTACGAAAAGTGGTATTTCCTTAGTTTGTCGGAATGTCAGTGGGTCCTAGACTCCGCCAAGGCTGAGAGGCAGCTCGAAAATCTTAAGGAGAGAGCCCTCTCTAAACTAACCAAGGGGGAGAAGAAAGCTCTGGGGCTATGTTCTAAACACATCTAAATACCATGTCTTTCATAAAAGTAGGGGGGGATGATGATACCCTCATTCAGTCTAAGCACATCTCGGAAATCGGAACAATTGAATATTCCCCACTGGAGGGACAATATCTTTTCAAGATACGAATGCTCAGCGGGAGGGAAATTACAATCTCCGGCACCAGCCACGGGGATTTGGTGGAAAGGAGAGAAAGGGCAATTTCAGTAATCGAATCACATGCAGGAAATTGTTTGGGAAACCTTGGATTGGGGGTGGGAGATTGATGAGTGAGGAATGGGGGGAAGAGAGAGTCGGGTTCGAGATCGCCTTGGGAGCCCTTAAGCTAGGGCATAAAGTCCGGAGAGAGTCGTGGACGGATCCGGACTACTTGGTGATGGAGAAATTTGACGGAAACTGCCACCCATGCCTCCTGGCAAGGAAAGAAGGCTCACCAGGAAGGATATGGCAGCCCAGAAACAGCGACTTATTCGTCGAAGACTGGTACGTTTACTGCCCCTAACGAGGCCGTAAGTTATCCATGTAAAGCACTGAATCAAAATGTACACTGAAGAACCAAAGACCAACGCTTATCTTGTTTTCGCCGAGCGGATTAACGGATTGATGTCAATGATTGGATTTGCCGCTGCTATCGGCAGCTACGCTCTCACTGGCCAGATCATTCCTGGAGTCTGGTGATCCAAGGCTAACCCCCACGACAAACTCGCCAAAACCAATGACAAAAAAGACAACAGTAATTAACCTGTTCGGGGGTCCTGGAGCCGGAAAGTCCACCACTGCTGCGGGAATCTTCTTTGAGCTCAAGAACTCCGGCAAGAACGTAGAACTGGTTCGGGAATACGTCAAAGGTTGGGCCTATGATGGGAGATTCCCAACGGCAATGGACGCCATGTACCTTCTCGGTAAGCAAGTCAGTTACGAGACGAAGCTCTACGGGAAAGTGGACTATATCGTGACAGATAGTCCGATTCTGTTGGCGGGTCTCTACCCTTACCTTAAACACAATATCACTTACGTCCGGGAAGCTGCCGAGTCTTTCATCCGAGAACTTCCTCCCAATGTCAATCACCTGAACTTCGTCCTACCCCGATATAAGAAATATGCCACCTCTGGCAGGTTTGAAAATGAGGAAGAGGCTAAAGACATTGACAGGGAGATCGAGAAGTATCTGAAGACAAGAAGTGTCGTAGAGTACCTCACTCCACCCCACGAAGGAAGTGATGACCGGCAAAGGGCCATCCAGATTGTTAATAGTATTCTCAAAGTAGTCCGTAGAGAGGTCTCCCACTCCATCCGATGAATATTTTCGCTGTAGATGAAAACCCTACTCGCGCCGCCAAGGATCTCCCCGATACTCTGGTAATGAAAATGCCTCTCGAGTGTTCCCAGATGTTCTCATCTTGGGCTTTTAACACCAGGGGCATTCGCCTTGTTAAGAAAGACGGTGGTTTCTACGGTGTTAAGGGACACGCAAATCACCCCTGCACGAGGTGGCTCTACGACAAAGATGAAAATGTCTCCTGGCTCCTCAGGCACTCCTTAGCTCTCTGTGCCGAGTACACGGAGAGATTCGGAAAGACTCACGCCTGTGAGATCACTATTCGCAGAATGATCGGAGATCTTCATTGGGAATTTCCGCCCTTCGAGGAGCATTCCCCATTCGTCCTCTGCATGCCGGAGGCCCACAAAGATCTGAAAGATCCTGTCGGGTCCTACCGCCGTTTCGTCAACACTGAGAAGGGTTACGCAGACTGGAAATATGGGCCAGAGCCGGAATGGTGGGACTGGGAAATTAACCAAGCGGCCAAAGAAAAGTGGGTCGCAGAACGAATTAAAAGACGACTGGAGAAGTCACTATGATTAAGGTTTGGTTGGATTCTGGCGCTAATGCAGATTCTCGCAGGGAGGAGATTATTCTTCCTAATTTTGAATTCGGGTACAGTCAGGAGGAGTGGGACGAATTACCCGTTGGGGAGAAAGATCGCCTAGTCTACGACTACGTCCAAGGCTGCATCTCTTGGGGATACAAAGAGCTGAGGTACGAGAATGTTCACCTCGTTAAGATTTATGACGAGGGCTGTGACATCTGTCAAGAAACGGGGGAGTGGGACGAGGGAGTTGCTAAGGATTTGGGGATATCGGTGGAGAAAATCCCTCTAGACGCCCTTTATAGAGCCTGTGTCGGGGCGCCAGAACTGCCAGCAGACTATTCGGCAAATGTCGTCGCTCCCCACGTAGTGGACAATTGTGTGGAGGATGGCTCTATTAGTCTCCCAGCTTACCTAGTTTTCAGATCTCCGAGTTGGGGATTCCTCGGGCTTGTGACGGAGTTTGACTCGGAAGAAGAATTTAGAGAAGATCTTCGGCGCTTTGCGCAATAATCCCGTTTACCGCTGCAAAGAATAGCGAAAATGAATCCACTGAAACAAAAAACGATCATGGATCAAGGCGGAGAAGATTCAGTTTGGTGGCCTATTCCCGCAGAAGAGCTTGACGACCTAAGGGTGGAGGAAGTAGAGGGGGGTTTTGAATTCTCTGCTCCCGAAGGGACCCCCTGCGGGAAGTGGCTCCGCTTCTGGAATGAGACAGAGGAGCGTAGGGAAAGGTTCTCCAAGGAAGTTCTCAAGAGTATACTGGAGCACGCCGGCATGCAATGTAGCTGGTAATCTGGCGGGAATGGGTCCCCACCGCCCTAGGATTGAGTGTGGGTAAAGCCACAGGCCAGTAAGAACCAATCCCTGGTCGTAGAATAGCAATGCGAATCTCTAACATCAATGACAGTCAAGTCAATCACAAAATACCGGGAAGCCTACAAAGTCGGCAACCAGTTCGAATACCCTGAATTCTTTGAGATCTTTAAGAGTTGCCGAAGGTCCATCTGGAGTCCCGAGGAGGTTCCATTCGCCGGGGACATGAAGAATTGGGAATCCTCTACCGAGGATGAAAGGGAAATCATCGGGGGGATTCTGAAGGGATTCACCCAACTAGAATGCCATGTACGGGATTACTGGAGTAGAATCCCCCTCCTATTTCCTAAGCACGAGATCGCCGCTATGTGTGGGGAATTCTGCGCCTCAGAAAGCATTCACGCCTGGTCTTATAACTTCCTTTCGGAGAATTTGGGTCTAGACGAGTTCGAGGCATTCCTCGGTGACCCAGTGGCCCAGCAGAAACTTTCATATTTCCTGGACGAGCGAGGGATTAAAGAGTCTCTGGCCATTTTTAGCGGCGCGGCAGAGGGGGTTTCCTTGTTCTCCTCTTTTGCCGTTCTCCTTTCCCTTAATCTTGAGGGGAGGTATAAGGGGCTCGCTCAGATCATCAGCTGGAGCGCTCTCGACGAGGGCTTACATTCCACCGCAGGGTCTATGCTCTTTAGGGAACTTTGCAAGGAAGATCCCCTCACCGATACGGAACGCTACAACATCATCGAGGGTTTCCGAGAAGTCATTAGGAACGAATTCGCATTCCTGGATCAAACTTTCAGTAACCGGACCCTCAGTGGGAAATATACTAAGGATGACTACAAGGCGTTCACCTTGTGTCGTGCTAACAATCGCCTAGCGAACTTGGGAATCAATGGCTTCCGCTTCACATATGATCAGCAAGCCGCAGACAGGATTTCTGGCTGGTTTTACCCGTTAGTGAAGGGTCACACTAGCACAGACTTTTTCAGCCAATCTAAGGATGGTGGGTCCTATCAAGCCAAACCGAACCGAAATTACAACGCTTTGAACGTATCAGCAATGGACTACAGCCTGTGAAAGAACTGCCAATTCACCCAGAATGGATGAGCGAGGAGGCTCTCCAGACAATTAGTTCCGGATACCTGCTTCCGGGGGAAACGGCTCAAGGAGCTATGCGGAGAATCTCCAAAACGGCAGCCAAGTGGAATGATGACCCAGACCTGGAGGGGGATGTTTTTGATTGTCTATGGGAAGGGTTCTTAGGAGCGGCGAGTCCGGTTTTCGCTAACTTCGGGGCAAAGCGGGCTTACCCAATCTCCTGCTACTCAGTAGACATTAGTGATTCCGTCCCAAGCATCTACAGCCACAAGAAAGAAGTTGCCATGCTCTCAAAGAACGGGGGAGGGGTCGGCATTAACTTCTCCCGGCTCAGACCGGCTGGTGCCCCAATCTCCGGAGGGGGATTCTCCACAGGCGTACCTTCTTGGATGCAGGAATATGATCTGACGGCGCGGAAGGTGAGCCAGGGTGGAGATCTCAGGAAGGGGTCTTTCGCCTTGTACCTGAATGCAGATCACCCGGATATGCCAGAGGTGTTGCGGGCCAAGGATCATACGACTGGAGACCCCAGAGATTGGCTTGACAGCAACGTTGGGGCAATCTGCTCCGACGCTTTCATGGAAGGGGTTATCTCCAGGAGAGGGAAGAATTTTGAAATCTTCTGTGAGATCCTGAACACCCGAGAAATGTCCGGGAGCCCCTATATCCTGTTCATTGACACTGTCAATCAGCAAAGGCCCAATTGCTATGTGGAACGGGGACTGGAGGTCTCTCTCAGCAACCTCTGCTTCACCGGGGAAACCCTGGTAGCCGTAGCTGATGGAAGAAATGCTGTTCCGATCAAGGAACTCGTCGGGGAGAAGTTCCCAGTCTATTCCGCTCGACCTCGTCTAGACAACCAAGGACGTCCCAAGAAGCAATGGGTTCCTGAGATCCAAATGGCTAAGGGGATTGAGACCGGGGTCAGAGCAGTTGTCGAAGTGGAATTAGAAGATGGTTCTACCTTCAAATGCACTCCGGACCATCTTCTGGCAACCCGAGAAACTACCTGGGTAGAAGCTCAAAATTCAGTCGGAGTCACCTTGGAACCTTTCACACGAAGAGTTAATGGGTGTGGACACAACGAAATTTGCTGTGAAACTGGTTACAGGAAACAGGGGAGGATGATTTGGGAATTCCACAATGGGGAAATACCAAAGGACCATCACGTGGACCATATCATTTCCCGGGGTGGGGACCAATTGAGTAATCTCCAATTACTCTCCAAAGAAGATCACTGGGCCAAGACCTCCCTGGAGAGAATGGGTGGAAACAACCCAATTCACAAAGTGAGTAGAGAATTCCATTCGGCCTACGCCTCGGCAGCTACTAAAGGTAAAAAGAATTCGAGATTCTGCGGGATTGACAATTTTGAGTTGATTGCGCTAGGAAAGCAGATCTTGGAGGAATTTGGGAATTTCTCTCGGAAGGAATATCTGATTCTCCGAGATAAGGGGTACAATGTACCATCCAGCTTCTCTAATTACAGGTTTGGGGGAGACTTTAACCTTTATGTGTCATATGTGAAGGGGGAGAAAGTCTACAGAGGAGAGTTCGAGATGGAGGTCGAACCCCCAAAGAACGAGAGAACTGAGTCCATCCTCAATGACCAGGAGCTAATCCGAAACATAAGAAGAAAAGGGCTCCGAGTTGTTTCCGTTAGGTCTATTGGAGAGGAGTCGGTTTATGATCTCCAAGTAGAAAATAACCACAATTTCTATATCGTCACCAAGGACTCTGAAGAACTTTCCAGCGGGGTTTTGGTTCACAACTGCACGGAGATCACGGGTTATACGGACGAGAATCACACCTTTGTGTGCGTTTTGTCCTCCGCTAATCTGGCAAAGTTTGATGAGTGGGTAAATTGGCGCTCTCCTAGGACAGGGAGATCTGTCCCCGAGGTGGGAATCCACCTGCTAGAAGCCGTGACCTCGGAATTCATCCATAAGGCTAAGAACGAAACAGGCCTTGGCCGCGCCGTCCGATTCGCCGAGAAGAGTCGCATGCTAGGTCTCGGAACTATGGGGCTCCACACCCTGTACCAGAAAAACAATCTCCCATTCAAGTCCGAAGGTGCCAGGGAACTAAATATCCGTGCTCACAAATTTGTGAGAGAAATGGCGGATAAAGCCTCCCGGGAGCTGGCGGAAAGGTTTGGTGAGCCTGATTGGTGTGTTGGCAGCGGCTTCCGCCACAGTCACAGGATCGCCATCGCCCCAACTAGGACGAATTCGGTAATCACCGGAGCCTTCTCCCAGGGAATTGAGCCGATGGAGTCCAATCTCTATGTTGCCAAGCAGGACAAGGGGGCATTCCTCAGGAAGAACCCGGTCTTGGAGAACCTTTTGGTTGAGAAGGGGGTTCCCAACTCAGTTTGGCGGGAGATCCAGGAGAATGGCGGAAGCGTTCAGGAGCTGGACTGCCTAAGCGCCCACGAAAAGGAGGTGTTTAGGACAGCGCGGGAGATTGATCAGTTTGAGATTATCAGACAGGCTTCTCAAAGACAGCCGTATGTTTGCCAGGCGCAGTCCGTCAACTTGTTTACAACCTCAGAGACAACAGACGAGGAGATTTTCCGCCTCCACGTCAGCGCCTGGGTTAACAAAGTCCCATCCCTGTACTACCTACGATCCAAGTCTGCAATTACACGGTACAATTACGACTCCTCAGATGAGGATGTGATTGTGATTACGAAGGCGGATTGTCCCTACTGCGTCCGGCTTAAGTCCGCTCTCAAGAAAGATGGGGTGGATTACACTGAGGTTGACCATGAAGTTGCCAAGAGGGAAGGAATGTGGGATCCCTCCTGGAAAACTGTCCCTCAGCTCTACCTAAACTCTCAGTGGGTTGGGGGCTTCGAGGAGTACCAGAAGCTCAGTGGGGTGGCCCCTGTCACCATCACAGAGGAGTTAACGGAATCTCCCTCTGATTGCGTTGCGTGTGAGGCATGATCATGGCTAGAAAGCGGAGTTTGAAATCCTATCCTGAACTTACCAAAGAGCAACAGCGGCTGGTAGCGGAACATCTATGGATTTCCGGGTCAGTCGCCCACAGGGTGAAAAGCCGGACCTGGGGGCACACTGGAGCCCTAACGAAAGATGACCTGGTTCAAGTTGCTAACTTCGCCCTATGCGTAGCCGCCGTCCAGTACGACGGCTCGCGAGGCGTCAAATTCAGCACCTATGCATACAATAAGGCTCAGGGTTATCTGAACCACGCCCTCAGAGATAAATCTCGAATGGTTCGCACCCCTCGCTGGATCGAGAAAATTCGCAACCCGGTCCTAGACGGTGTGAAGGCTGGGAAGACGTACGCGGAAATAGCAGAGGAGCTGGGGGTAGAGGAAGGGAAAGTTGCCATCTGCCACTTGGCAGAGAACAATTACCATGTCTCCTATGACTCTAGCCCTGAGGACTGGACCAGCCCAGAGTTCATTCACTTGGACGACGAGGTAAAAGCCTCATTGAACTGCCCACACCTTCTCTCTGAGTTGAAGAAGTTGACGGAGGGCGACGTGAACATTATCCTTTCCTATCTTGATGGTGGAGCAGGCCTCAGTGAACAACAGAAAGAGTGGGCAGCAGACAAGTTCTTTGAACTTAAAGGAATTGCTTACGGAGATTCCCCCTATCCCTATGGAGACGGAATTACGGACGCGAATCCTGCAGGATAATGTCCGGAACATGAGTCGGGAGGAACTAGAGGAATTCTATCGAACCTCCCTCCCTCTCATTGACCGATCCAACAACATTTTGAAATTCATTGCCAAGCAATGCGGCTTGATCCAGGGAGAATCGGGTAAAATCCAGCATGGCTAAACTCCCAAAAGATCACGGAATCGACGCCCATAAAGATGCAATGGGTCGGTGTATGCACCGATTTACTCATCATGACCCGAGGCCTCTGCATTCGGGAAGGGGGAAGAAAGGAAAAGGTGGGAAGGTCGTCACGGACAGGCAGCAAGCGATTGCTGTCTGTCTTAGCATTCAAGGGAAAGGGGGAGATGGGTACTCTGAGAGTGCTCTCGCAGAAGTTTCCGAACTCCTGTCTGAGCACGGAGAGCCCTACATCCCCAGAGGTGATAAGAAGAGCTGCCCCCGTGGAACTACTGGGAAGGGAAAATGGTGCAAGGTGCGGTTCCCTGATCGCGAGTTCTACATTCAAGTCGGGGATGGAGAAAGTTGCCCGTCCGGAACCCGAGGTTCTGGCGGAGATTGGTGTGTTGGGAAATACAGTGAGGCGAGATATGAGAATTACGCAGAGGGCGGAACTTGCCCTCCCTCTGCCCCTAAGAAGAAGCGCTCTCCAGCGCAACAAGCCGCTGATTCCCAGCGCTCTCAACAGCAAAGAGGGGAACGCCCCAACATTCCTCAAAGGAAGCAGGAGCAGGGGCTGAGGAAGGCGCAAAGACAGCGAGATCGCTGCGGAAATTAGGTTTACTCTCTCCTGGTAGTAGTAAGTTAAGTGTGGAACTTACCGTTCCGACTCAACCTATTGCTAATTTAGCCCTGAGTTCAATGACAAATCTTGCTATCGCTCGAAACAATCCAGGAAGTCTTTTCAACATCTACGGACCCTGGAGTTCACTAATGGACACGGTGGGGAGAGACTCATTTTACGGGTCATCATCGCTTCGTTACCGTGGCCCAAACCACAAAGACGGACTTGTTTCCGTTGACGTCGAAGTTCCTGGAGTTGATCCGAGGGACATCTCAGTCGTGATCGAGGGAAAAGCCCTTCGCGTCAAGACCCCTGATGGGGAGGCGTATTTCACAATGGGAGAGAGGCTTAATTCGGCGAGTGCCAAGGCCACTCTGAATCGTGGAATGTTGCGGATTGTAATCCCGACACGAGAGGCGAACCGGATCGAGGTTAAGGTGGAATCAGAGGATTGATATCTCAAGGACCCTACTTCTCGCGAAGTGGGGTCTTATAGTAGGTTTACTTTTGTAACGTATTGGGTATACTGGATTTGGTTAGAGTTCCCAAACTTTAGCCATCATATCACCTTTACGTACTCATGACAACTGCGTCTATCGCACAATCAAGAGCGGGAAGTGCCTGGGACTCCTATTGTGAGTGGGTTACCTCAACCAACAACCGACTTTATGTCGGCTGGTTTGGTACACTCATGATTCCTACTCTTCTCGCAGCAACAATCTGCTTTATTTTGGCCTTCGTGGCCGCTCCACCCGTCGATCTGGACGGAATTCGTGAACCTGTTGCTGGTTCGCTTATGTATGGCAACAACATCATCTCTGGTGCAGTTGTCCCAAGCTCAAACGCAATCGGCCTGCATTTTTATCCAATCTGGGAAGCACAAACCCTGGAAGAGTGGCTCTACAACGGAGGAAATTACCAATTAGTAGTCTTTCACTTCTTGATTGGTGTCTTCTGCTATATGGGCCGTGAGTGGGAACTTTCATTTAGGTTGGGGATGAGACCATGGATTTTCGTAGCCTATTCTGCTCCCGTGGCAGCGGCAACTGCAGTCTTCCTGGTTTACCCTTTCGGACAAGGTTCCTTCTCAGACGGTATGCCCCTCGGGATCAGCGGAACTTTTAACTTCATGTTGGTCTTCCAGGCTGAGCACAATATCCTCATGCACCCCTTCCATATGTTGGGTGTTGCTGGGGTATTTGGTGGGGCGCTCTTCAGTGCCATGCACGGGTCAATGTGGCCCCTCAAGCAAGCGATTGCTTGATGATAATCGGGTGAATTCGGGGAAACCATGAATAGATACGAGAAATTTATTTCACACCTCAAGAAAAAAGAACCAGCTATTCGCAACAGTAGTCTCTCCCTTCAGAAGCATAGGATTATACCTGGGCACTCTGGGGGCGATTACTCTGAAGCGAACGTTGTCATCTGCTCTATTGAGGATCACATAAAAGCCCATCGTATTAGATATGAGGTTTATGGTGAGCGTGGAGATAAATTTGCCGTCTCTATGATGACTGGAAGGCTCAGAATTGGTGACAAGGTTGTAGCAACCTTGGGAGCTTATTCTACGCACGAGGTATGCAAAGAAAATAAAACCGGATTTTGGTCCTCTGAGACCCAAAGGAAAAATGCCTTAAAGGGGGATACTCCTGAAGTTCTTCAAAAGAAGTCTGAAGGGGGTAAGAGGGGGAACGAAGTCATCCGTAAATTGGGAATTGGGGCTTATGCTCCAGGACAAACCCAAAAGTCTGGAAGGGCCAGCGCCCTAAAACGCTGGGGTATCCCTTCTGACCTATATGGTAGAATCTACTTCTCTGCTGAACAGAGAGTTTCTATCAGTGAGACTTTCTTTGACTACTATGTGGCCTTTGGAAATCCATGGCAATCCCGAGCCAAGCCGCAGGCGCTCCTGCGGAAGGTGTAGAGACTAGCCGGTGTGATTAGCGAATCACGTAATACGGCACCAGCGCCCGACACCTCTCAGAGGTGATGATATAGTCCAAATGACAATTGCACTTGTCACAAGCTCTTTAATTCGTGAAACCACCGAAACTGTTTCCCAAAACCAAGGCTACAAGTTCGGACAGGAGGAAGAGACCTACAACATCGTTGCGGCTCACGGCTACTTCGGTCGCCTGATCTTCCAGTACGCCAGCTTCAACAACTCCCGCTCTCTGCACTTCTTCCTAGCTGCATGGCCCGTTGTTGGGATCTGGTTCACTGCCCTCGGTGTTAGCACCATGGCCTTCAACTTAAACGGCTTTAACTTCAACCAGTCTATCACTGATTCCCAGAATCGCGTTGTGAACACCTGGGCTGATGTTCTGAATCGTGCCAACTTGGGAATTGAGGTTATGCATGAGCGTAACGCGCATTGATAGTGGTGCCCTCAACAAGCGATTGTTGAGTGAAAATCGGGTGAACTCAGGGAACCTCCGCCATAAAGGACAATCCTGAGCCAAGCCGCTGACGCTTCAGCGGAAGGTGCAACGACTAGGTGGTTCAGACAGCGGTCTGTGTAATACACCATAAGCGCCCGACAACTCTATGAGTTGATGATATAGTCTGGCTCTCACAAATGGTAAATGTGAGAGGTGAGGTCACGAACTTCCCCCTGGACCTGGCCTCGGTCCATAACACTCCCGTCGCTCTGACTGCTCCGGCAATCGGCTGACGCGAGTTTACCCCCTTAGCCTCTGCAGTATAATACCTGCCGAGGCTTTTCCATAAATTCCCAGTGACCCCACAAGGAGATACACACCCCAGCATGAAAAAGACTAATCTCCCAACCGCAGCGACGGTCGCAGGGGGAATAGGACTCCTTGGACTATCACTATTCCTCTGGTCTTCCTTCCTCCACGTTAGATCTAGAGACTCTGTCGTAGAGGTCAAGACACTATCTATAAAGTCCCCCATAGCCGGAGTGATAACCGACCTGAACTTGGTGGCTGGGGATACCGTCAAGGACGGAGAACCTTTGTTTGAGGTGAGGAATCCCGTGATCCCAAAGCCAAGAGTCAGCGACCTGAAGATCCAGCTCTCTACACTAGAGTCCGAGCTCCAGGTCCTACTGCAGGGAGACAAAAGAAATAGTTTGCTCTTGACCGAGGCCACAGTGGATCAGAGAAATCAGATCCGCCTGCAGGTCAGGAAGCAGACAGAAGAATTACTCTCCCTCGAGAAGGCGAAGGTCCAGGCCATCCAAGAAGCCGCCTTCGCCAAACGGGAATATCAGAGGAAGAAGGTTCTCTATGAGCAAGGAGCGTATGCCTTTGATCTAGTAGATAGGGCTGAAACCACCATGAGAAAGGCGAATCAGGAAGTTTCCGCAGCTCAGAATCGCATACAGGCGCAGAAGCAAGTTCTCGAAGCGGCAAAGAAAAACCTCACCTTGATTGCTACAAGGGGTGGCTCCGATCCTGAGGCCCGTCTGCGCGACATTACAACACAGTCTCTGAAGACGGAGGAAGAAATCTCCTCACACAGGAATATGATTTCCTATCTGAAGACGCAAATCGCCTCCGCACAACAGGAATATTTCCGTTCTGCCATGGCCACTCCGACGAGCCCAATTAACGGGGTTGTGTGGAAAGTAGATCTGCAGTCTGGTTCAGGGGTGAAGGAGCAGGAGAATGTTCTTCACCTGTTGGATTGCAACACCCGTTGGGTCAATTCCTACGTTAAAGAGGGGGATCTTAAAAGAATTCGTATTGGCCAAGAGGCGGAAGTGGAATTGTTCGGATCCCGGGAAAAATTATCCGGAAAGGTGAGCCTCATTCGATCTGGTATCGGAAGAACAACTGATGGGAGGGACTTTTTGAAACTCCTCCCGATCAACATCTACAGGGAATCTCAAGTGCGTGTGGATATACACCCAACAACTGACATCAGAGAGGAATCCAAGAACATGTGCTACGCCGGTTACACAGGGAAGGTGACATTCCTATGAGATACTCCATCTCTCCGAGAGCTTGGGGGTTCTTTCTCCTGTCCGCGCTGATATTCCTGGTTACAATAGGACTATCAAACCTGAATTTCGGCTGGATTGACCCAATTCAGCTCAATGCTATGGCTACTGCTACATTGCCAGAGCTTTTCCAAGTCCCTGAGGGGCCAGGGGGAATTATTGTTCCTGTCGTGGCCCTGTCGGCGGTCTTGGTGACTATCCACCTGTTGCCTAGGAACAAGTACACAATCGCCTTCGCTCAGGGGAGCCTACTATTTGTTGGGACAAGGTATATAGTTTGGCGTGCCTTAACCCTAAACACCGCGCACCCATTCAGCCTAATTCTCAGTCTATCTGTATTCCTGTATGAGGCGATGTTCGTCCTGACAGCATATGCGGAATTCTTCCCATCTACTACTTTCAACCCACTGAAGCGGAGAAAACAGGCGGATTCCTATGAAGAAGAAGTAGCCAAGGAAGAGCACAGCGTAGACGTCTTCATTGCAACGTACAATGAGTCCACACGACAAATTCGAAGATGTGTGCTGGCTGCCAAGGCACTCCACTATGGGAATAAAACCATCTACATTCTCGATGACGGGAGCAGAGAGGAGATTAGAGAACTCGCTGAGCGGCTTGGGGTTGGTTACATTACTAGAGACACTAATGAGCACCGCAAGGCTGGGAATCTGAATAATGCCTTCAAGCAAACGTCCGGGGAATTCCTACTGTCCCTAGATTGCGACTTTGTCCCATTCCAAAACATCTTGGGAAGGACTTTGGGATTCTTCTCTGACCCCAATGTGGCAATCGTTCAGACACCACAGCACTACTTCATGCCTGACTTCCACTCCAGGAATCTAGGAGTAGAGGGAATTATGCCCTCGGACACGGACATGTTTTACCACTACCAGCAGGTTATTAGAGACAATTTCAATGCCGTAGTCTGCGTCGGAACTTCCTACGTTGCTCGGAGGAGTGCTCTGGAATCTGTTGGGGGATATGTGACAACCTGTATCATTGAGGATCATCAGACAGGGACGAAACTTATTGCCAATGGGTGGAGGATCGTATACCTGGACGAAATCCTCAGTGTTGGAGAAACCCCCTCCCGCTTCCGCGACTACGTGGACCAGCGGCTGCGCTGGCTCCAGGGAAACCTTCAGATTCTCCTTCCAAAGAGTGGTCTTAACGTCCTAGGAAACCCCGACCTGTCAATTTGGCAGAAGGTGTTCTACACCCTGCACTATGACAGCAACTTCCTCCCAGTTGGTAGAACTCTTTTCATCTTTGTCCCACTGATCAGCCTCTACTTTGGGAATCTGTTGATAGTCGCCCCGGTTTGGGACTACTTATCCTACGCAATCCCCTTCGTCCTATTTCTCCACATTGTCCCCTCTTGGGTCTCTGGAGGCCACATCCACCAAATCTGGCACGAGGTGTATGAGACGATTATGTGCGTCCCATGGACAATAAGAACATTGAAAATCTTTCGCAACCCTTTCAATATCTTCGGATCCACAGTGACCCCCAAGGATGTGAAGGGTGATGGGAAGAGCTTTGACCTCAAACACTCGCGCCACCTTGTTGTATACCTAATCCTACTCCTTGTATTTTTCCTGCTAAGGTTTGGCCTCCCCTTGATAAACCCAAGCCTGCAATTCTACCAGAGCCAATCCGAGGGACAGGAAATTTTAGTTCTCTGGTCTATCTACAACCTAGTGATGGTCTTGGTAGCCTTACTCTGCTGCATCGAGAAGCCAAGCAGGAGGACATCTGAGAGATTTCCAGTCAACTTGGTTGTTCGTGCCGAAGAAGGATCCCGATCCTTCTGGGGGACAGCGGAAGATATGTCAGAGACAGGGATCCTTCTCTCTGTTACGACAAAGAATGCGGATCTTCACAGCTTGGGGGAGAAGCTAAACCTATTTCTGGTGGACTATGATATCTGCGTAAGAGGATCGTTGGTCAAAGTCATTAACGCCAATGGTCCGAGGACCAAGGTGAGCATAAGATTTGATAATCTTAGCGAAGCCCAAGAAACCAGGATTCTTCAAATAATCTATAGCAAGGACAATGAAGCCCTCTTCCCAGAGACGGTATCCACCTTGGGGGCAATTCTGCTGTTCTTCAAGTCCTTGTTCAAGAGTAGCTCCTTCCTTCAGGTTTTTTGACGTGTGTGGGCGGGTAAAATCCCCAGGTAGAGATGAGGGCATTCTTGTGCTCGGAGACATGAATCTTCTGAACTTCGATGAGCTTAAGCAATCGCTGCGAAAGGAAGTCGGGGAGGAAATCCGGCCCTACTTGAAGCGGCTTGACCTAATCGAGATGAAGATTGACAGGCTGATCTACATCTTGGAGCCTATCTCTAAGGCAATCAGAAAAATCCCCTTCTTCAAATGACAGAATCATCTAACCGCCTCCTTATCACGGCAACCCAGGATACTTTCCTCAAGAAGAGCCCAGCCCCAGCCGATTCCCTCAAGCCCGAGCAGAAAGTCTTCGTCGAAAAAGATGGAAAGTGGAGCATTGTCTGGAAAAGCGGGTTGATGAAGGATGGACACATCAAAGTGTCCCTCGACCATAAAGCTGGAAATTGGTATATCTACTCGCCCCACTGGGATGGTCTCGCCTCTGTTCCGCCAGCCGCTACCCCAGCCAGGAGCACGGAGGAGGTTGGGCTGTTCCGCACTGACGTCCGAGCACTGAATTTATCACAGCCAGACGCACGCACTTGCCAGTCAGCCTGCATTGGGATGGCAGTAGGCGACCGTGACATCTTGGGTATTCGCAAGAAGCTTGATTCCTTGGGAGAAGCCGGCAATCCCGCTGTCATGGGCAGAGTAATCAAGCAATACGGGGTGAATTACACCTTCGACGATAACGCATCCCTTTCTGAAGTGCGGGCCTGGCTCCGCGCAGGTGAATTCCTGATTACACACGGTTGGTTCACCCGTTCCGGCCATGTGATTTGCCTAGATGGAATCCAGACTGATCCGGGAACTCTCTCCTATCGCTTTGATGTGAAGGACCCTTGGTCAGAGTTTGATGGTCCCTCATGGAGTTACAACAATCCTTCATTGAAGTTCTTTGACGGCTTCTACAGCAGCCACATCATCTACGCCGCTTGCGTAGCCTCTGTTTCTTCAGACCACGCCAAATATCTGTACAGCAAGAAGGACCTGGACTCCACCCGCAAGGGGATGTGGGTCCACAGAATCAAGCCTTGAGCGCAAATGGGGAAAAACTGCAGTAAGGGGAAGAGTTGTGGGTCGGCATGCGTAAACCGCACTATGGCCTGCCGAGTCTTGGTGAAGTCCCCAGATAATCTTGAGAAGTTCATCTCCCGGAAGATGGCGGCAGGAAGAGAGAGGATCCGAAGATTCCTTGCCGATGAGCGAGAGGACATAATCCCCGAGCTGTCTGAGGCTGAGATCCTAGACAGGACGCGAAAGATTAAAGAGGTGGAGGAGAATGTAGACCTGGGTAAGCTGTACGAAGACCGGGGGGTTTCCTGGGAGGAGATGAAAGACATTGTGCTGACTGGGGAGAAACTTGGAAGTGGTTCGTTTGGGGATGTGTACGCCAAAGGGGACGTAGCGGTAAAGATCGGCTCTCTAGTTTCAAAGGAGGTAGAAAATTCCAAGATGGCGGCTTCACTTGGAATAGGCCCAAAAGTTCTCGGTGTGGCAGACCTAGACGCAATGGCAATGGAGAGAATCCGCGGGATCCGAATACAAGAGATTAGGGAATCTTCACCACATTCAGAACTAATCCCTATGGGACTAAAGCAGCGGGTTGTGGATTCCCTCTTCGAAGAGTTTAAGAAGATCCACGGGATGGGGGTGGCTCACAACGACCTCAACGGAGGAAATATAATAGTGACCAGTGATGGATCTGTCCGCTTGATCGACTTCGCCTTCTCCGACTTCGGGGATAAAAAGAGCGCAGCAATTGAGGCCCGCTCCAACAGTGTCATAGCCGCCCTGTCCACCGAGATATCTGTGTCCTCTGAAGTGGACGACTACCTCCGCCGTAAGCGCGGGATTTCTCTCCCTAGCACTTATTCCGATCCGGATGGGTCTCTTCGGACAATATACGAAGACTAAGCAACTAGAGGTAAAATCTACCTAGCAGATTGGCATTAAATGAGCGGGAAGAAATGCACTAGAGGGAAGTCGTGCGGCAGTGCCTGCGTAGCTTCTTCCTACACTTGCGTTAAGGATCTCCCTGGGAGTTTTGAAGATAAGTTCGCTCAAATGCTTGCTAGGATGGACATGAGTAGAGAGAGGAGGGAGAAGGAGCGAGAAAGAGCCTGGATAGCAAAGAAAGAAGCGCAAGTCGCGGAATTCTTCGACCCGTCCTACGAAGATCAGCCGCTCTCCGACCTAGAACAAGAGAACAGAGAGAAGTATGTCCTCCCTGAGGTCGACTTCATGATTCAGAATGGCCTAGAGCTACAAGATTTGTCAGGTACCAACCCTAACTGGGTTGAAGTTCTTCGGAATGGAGAACGGCTTGGAAATGGTGCGTATGGAGTTGTTTACGCTAAGGGGGAACTTGCAGTTAAGGTTGGCCGATTAACATATGAAGAAGTGAAGATGGGGGTTGAGGCCTCCGAGATGGGTCTAGGGCCTAAAATCCTCGTCGCGCCTTCTCTTAACAACAGGTCCCCAAAGGATATGTTTGAAGGCGTCATGGTGATGAAGCGGGTTCGAGGAACTACGTTTGGGAACCTTGACCACAATGAGCAATTTGACCCCGAATTTGTCGCCCAGGCGTACACATCTCTGTATGAAAAGCAGAAGAAGATGCACGAGGCCGGAATTTCCCACAATGATTTCCACACCGGGAACATTATGATTCAAAACACTGGGGAAGCCGTCATCATCGACTGGGCGTTTGCTAAGAAGGGGGAATGGGGTAGAGTTGGCCGAGAGGCTGTAGACTCCCCTGTGGCTGACTACCTAGATAGTCTGGATGAATCCTCAGTCCCTAAGAAACTCGCATCATACAAGGAATTCCTAGATTCTGACGACTACTTCTCCGCGGGCTCATCCGATGCCAAGGCGTCTGCCTTATCCCCCTATCGAGGGGACGACTAAGCTCCAGGGGTTTACTCAACGCTCTATCAGGATAAGCTAGTTGTGTACCTAGCCCTTATTTCCCAAAGGATGCCAAAACTGGTTGCCCTGCACTCATCCACCCCACGCCAAGGAAAATCCACCCTAGCAAAACACCTGACAGACTCACACTTTTTCGTCACAGTGTCTTTCGCCGACCCTGTGAAGAAGATTATGGTGGAGATTCTTAAAGAGTGGGGGGTGAATCCGATCTCTGCTTGGAATGTTTACTACAACAAGGACACCGTCATTCCTGAGGTTGGGAAGACAGGACGATATCTCCTTCAAACTTTCGCAACAAATTGGGCGAGAGAAATGGTAGATCAGGATATCTGGGTTAGGACAGCCGAGAGTAAAATTTCAAGGCTTCTGGCGGATGGATTCAGTGTTGTCGTAGATGATCTTCGTTTCCTGTCGGAGGAGAAAATGCTCCGGAGGCTTGGTGTGAAAACCTTGAAGGTCGTCCGGGATTCCGGAGCCCTCCTCTATGAAGGTAACCACAGCAGTGAAGGGAACCAAGTACCCTTCCACCACATCATTGACAACAATGGCCCAATCGAAAATTCAATCAAACAGCTATGCGAAGTACTGAATCTAAACTGATCAAGTCTTTCTTCATCAGGACAGAAGGGGACTGGAAGTCTCGGCGCCGTTACCTGTATCTGAAGTCGGGGAAGACCTTGGAAATAGAGACTTACTTCACAATCAAGAGCGCTATCCCAGCCGATCTCAATGCTGACCTATTGGTCAAGATCTCCTGGGAATCTGAAGAATACGGGTCAGGGGAAATGAATTGTTCCCTGTTGGAAAATGTCCTACGAAGAGATTCCGGATACTTCACAGAAGATCCAACCCTTTCCGCTATCAGGGTCATAGACAGAGATTGTATTGTCCTCTCAACTACTTACGGCGGTTGTCGGTATCGAGAGGAGATCCGCCTTCTAGAGGAGGACAATATCCGCCTCAGGCAAACAGTTGGCTGGAAAGAGGGAGACAGCAGCCCATTCCTTTGCGGGCAATACTTCGAGGAAAGGGTTGAGGACTAATGGACCTAGAAAATGCAATCATATTGCTAGCCCTTGGGGTTTACCTCACCGTCATGGCAGCCCTACTTGCTCTGATACTTCAAACGACAGATCTTGGGGAATAAGGGGTAAATTTTATCACTACCGCTCAAATTAGATGGAATCAGGCACATTTTCGGAGAAATCCCTGCTGGAGTTCAGCGAGAAGATCGAGGAACTTCTAGACTTTACTCGCTGTGTCCGAGCTGATGGTTCAGCATACGGAACTTCCGGCCAGTGCCGAAAGGGGACTGCTGAGGCCAAAGAAGCCAAAGCCTCCACTCCCCCCAAGCCAAAAGCTAAGGCGAAGAGGGTTAAGGCTGGAACGGATCCCGAGAAAGCTGTGAAATCCGATGCGAAGGTTAAAAAGCTATCCGCGGAATGGGAAAGCGCCAGGAGTGAGAGAATCGCAGCCGGGAAGGCTTATGCAGCAGCCAGAAAGAACATCAGGGAAGTTGGTAAGCCGGCAGTGACAGAGGCCAGGGACGCCTACGAAATGGCGAAGGACAGGGAGGCGAGGGCCGCAGACAAGGCTATGGAGCGGATTGAAAAAGTTCGCAGGATGGCAGAAGGCAGGAAGCCTAACTCTTGATTAGACGACCTGGCTCTAAAGAAGGAACTTAAGATGAAATGAGAACCAATGGGATTATTTAGCTACGTCACGCCATCTTACAAGGAACTCGGACCAGAGTTTCTTGGAGTTCGGTGTCAAACAAAGGGCTTAGCAAGCGCCCTAGACAGCTACTGGATAAGCCCGGTCGGAGAACTTTTTCATGCCAATTACTCCGGGACCAGTGACTGGGAAGATGCCAGCACAACCCTGAAGAATAACGAGCCATTTTCGTTCGGCCGACTCGTCCCTAATGGGAACAGAGGAAAACTCTCTCCTCACTTCTTTAGCGGAGAAGTTGTCATCTACCCGGAAAGGGTGGACCAAAAAATAGCTTGGAAAGATTGGCCTCAAGCACATTTACTATTCCTGAATGGAAAACTGCACAAGTTTAGAATCTCCACTCCAGACAAAGAAAGACAAGGAGAACAGTCCCCAAGAAACTGGAGACCCTAATATATGGAAGCCTGTCACGGAGAACGTGGCAGGCTTTTTCATAGCTTTGGTGACACTCATGATACCGTGGTTCATAGCTCTTTGAATATTGGGGTAAAATAACCTCGTAACGAGGTCTGCGGACAAAACCGGAGAGTTCCCCCTTCTTCTACTCGTTGCGAAATTTGGGGATTCAAAAACATTCTATAAATGGCTTCATTGTTGAATAGGTCCGTTCCAGGGGCTCCAGGAACTTACGTGAATGAGAGGGGGGGATTGCTTGGCGTCCCAACTCTTGCTCGTCACGACACGTTTTACTGCCTCGTTGAGGCTCCCTCGACCGTACCTACTACCACATTTCCCTTCAACTCCCCTGTACCGATCACCTCGCTGGCCGATTACAGGGAACTCGTAGGTGGATCTGTCCCAACCGAACGTATCCCCGGTCTTTGCTACCGGTGGGTAGAGGTTTTCTTCCGTAACGCAGTCAGCACTGGCGATCTTCGCGTCATCCGGGTAGGAACCCCCAACCTGATCACTGAGATTGAAATCTCCCCGTCTGCCAAGAAGACTAACGACTCCGGAATCCCTTCCTTCCTAGAAGCTGGAGACACCGTCTATGTCCAGATGACCCTCAACGGAATCCGCCTCGTATCTGGGGATGGAATCACGGGATTCACAAGTGCTGGGGAATATCTTGGCGTTCCAGTCACAATCCCAACGGACTATATCCAGGGAGACGCTGCCAACAACCGCCTGATCTCCAAGGCAATCGCTGAAGCAATCGCTGAAGCAATCGACTCCAATCCAAACTTGGCAAGTTCCGTCTATGTTCGCGATTTCGGTCGCACCATTGACCTAGACCCAACCTCTGATTCCGAGACCGCTTACATCGTGATCGCAGGAACCGCCTTCGATTCCGCTGTTAGCGTAGTTCCAATGACTTCTCCGGTTGGATCCGGATTTGTATTCTCTACGAATGCATACGAAGTCTCTCAGGCAAACGGCCAGCAATCTGGCATTGTGCGTGTCCCTCAAGACTACATGCAGTGCATTGACACTTCTCTGGAAGATCAGAGGGATCAGGGATTCCTGTTCGCTCCTGGAGCATTCTGCCAATTCGACAAGGACGGTCGCGTTGCAGTCGGCAATTCTATGGCCGCCAAGGTTCAAGATCCTGCCCTTCGTTGGCAAGCGATCGTTGACGCCGGTCCTTTCCTCGTCACGGACATCAACAAGTACCGGAACTTCATTCCTCATAAGCCTGCCGCTGACCTGGCAGAGGGCTCTACATACCTGATCGATAACGCGATCTACCAGTGGATTGGCGTTGATCAGACATATCCGAAACTCTCCTATCAGGAAGTTGTCGCTGGCTCTTCTCCGAAGATCGCTATTCAGGAGTCTACAAACTCCGCTATCGCTCCTCAGGAGCAAGTCGGTCTGATCGACAGTCCCACGTACACCATCTACTCTCCGACGGCAACCTCCTACGGTCGTCTGTTCGTTGACGAGGACAATGTGTGGCCAGTGGACCTCAAGATCCAGAAGGTTGTCCTTGGTGGCGCGGATTCCGAATCCAACCCATTCAATGCCCTTGAGGGTAACGTCTACGTCGTAGCCGCTCCTTATGACACCGAGGAAAGTGGAGACTACAGCAAGAATGTTGTCTTCCTTGCTCCCAACGCCTCCTCTGCTTCTTCCGTCTACAACTACGTTGTTGGTCTGAAAGGTTCCAAGAACGTAACCCAGCTGCCACCTGGTGCGATCAACATCGCAGCTTCCGCGATTGTCTCTAGCTGCACGGTTTCCTACACCGATAGCTACTACGACCTGGAAGTTACGATCAATGGACAGACCTCCGACCTTCTGGAGAATGTCTCTGATCGCGCTTACGGAATCAACACGCAGCACCTTCCCGCAACCCTGCAAGATCCTACCCAAACCTTCAACATTGGGATGTTCTCCAGGGTGTTTAACGACCCCTCTGCGACCGGAAGCGGAAACGGCGGAGTCTATCGCGGCGCCACCGATGGAGACTTCCCCAACGCTGCAGTCTTTGACTGCGCTGCTCACGGTCTCGCTGACGGAACAAAGATCTACTTCAACAAGCCGATCCTAACCGCTGGTGGACGTTACGTCGTTAACGCTACTACTCGTAAGACGCAGAATCCTTATTACGTCCGTTCTGTCTCTGACGGAACTTTCGTTCTGGCTTCTTCTCTCACCAACTTCGCCGCTGGCTCCTATCTGAAGCTGGCTACCGGAGACACCGTCGCAACTTCCACTCCCGTCATCGCCTATTCCGGAATTCTCGCCGGCAATGGTGACGCCCTGGCCGGAGAACTGGACGAGGTAGATACCCTTGCTCTCATCAGAGCTCGGAAGTACGCCCTCGATTCAAGCACGGTTTACAATCAGGTCACCCCCTCTTCCGACATCCCAACTTCGGATGCAAAGAATCGTGGGGTCGCCATTGAGCTCAACCGCAGCTCTAGCATCCTTGGTGAAGGAACTGTCGCCCCAATCGGTGAGACCCCCAACGCTGGGTATCTCCCCCGCCTGGAGCTTCTTGATCCCCCTGTCGCAGCAACCGCTCTGGCTACCCTTTACGGAAACGTTGGGTCCATCGCTGGAGTTGACCCCGCCTATGTGACCCGCGATGCCGATGGTCTCGCCACCGCTATTGACGATTCCGAGGGAGTTGAGCCAAGCGCTCAAGGATACTGGAACGTCATCGGCGAAGCTCTGATGTTTGTTCCCCCTGTCTGGGTGGAGAACAACGGTACAACCGCAACTCTCACCTGGGAGTGGAAGGTTGACGGAGTGGCTGTTGGATCGCAAGATGACAAGGTTGCCGTTCTCACTTCCGCCCTCTCCTTGAGCGGTGGAGAAGTGATTACTGTTTCCTGGTCCTTGACCGACGGTACAGACACCATTACTGGAACTACTGCGGCAACGCCTGAGTTCCTGACTGCGGCTTCCCTTGCTGCAGAGAACTACAGCCTATCCGGAAACGGTCAGGTTACGATTCTCAACCCTGACGACGACTACTACGTTGGCCGAGTTGTCAACTACCGTGCAGCCTCTCTTACCGATTCTGGATCTGGAACCGCGATCACTTCCCGTGAGACCCAAGTTCTCGATTACGCAGGTTCCGCCCTGTTCCCAGTCGGTTCTGACGCTCAGGCAGTCGCTCTCAAGACAGCTTCTACTGGGTCTTACCAACTTCCTGGTTCTCTGAACGGCAAATACGCCGCAATCCGGACGACCATTGTTGTCAACTCCAAGACCTTTGTCAACACTGTTTCCACTCCTACGGCTATTGGGCCTCTTCAAGCCTTCGCTGTCAGCACTTGGGCCAACGGTGGTGTGACTGTCCCATCTTCTTGGGATATCAAGCTCTCCTCTCTGGATGTCGCTTTCTTCGGAGCTCAGAATTTCGTCTGCGTTCCTACGGTCAAGCAGTCTTTTGAGACTGAGTCTTACCTCGTTCCCAACTTCCCTGCCTTCGAGGGTGGTTCTTACAACGCTACGACCAATCAAACTGCTAGCGTCGTAACCGGGTCCTACGCCAACCTTTCCGGTCTGGCCAACACCGCTGCCCTTCCTACTTCTCAAGGAGCCTTGGCTCCTCTTCTCGGAGTCTATCTGAAGGTTACCACTGGGGGAACTCTCCCAACTGGAACCGGCGGAGAATCTGTCACAACCGGAGAGTTCATCGTCGTTGCTGAGAACAACGGGGTCTACAGCTGGGTTGTGGTTAAGAAGGAAGAGGATCTTGGAAGCTATTCTGTTCCAATGTGGGGCGGAAATGTGAAGCTCTCGTACCGCAATGAGCAAGCTCCACCTTCCAATCTGTGGCGATTTGACGCTGTCACTTCAGCGGAAATCATTGATGTCGCCCTGCGCGGAATCAACAACAGCGGGAATCCTCAAGCCGTTCTGGTGGAAACCGGAATCGACACTCCGAATCGCCTCATGGAAGATTCGCAGCGTTACTTCGAGCCTAGCGGATTTATCGCCTTCGATGGCCCTCACATCGAGAGGATCGGCGGTGACGTTGTTCCACTGACAGCCTACAGGGCTGGCATCCTGGCCAAGAGCATCAGGGAACGTGGACCTCACTACCCAGGTGCTGGTGTTCGTTACCAACTCGTGGACGCTGTGCTCCCCCAAATTGCGATCTCTTCGGCTCATCAGAATCTGATGAACCCTGCAGGTTGCAACGTTGCTCGTACTCTCCCCGGATATCCAGATAACTCCGTGTTCATCTGGGCTGCGAGGAATCGTGTCAACGCTGATGACGCAGAACAGGCCCAGTACCGCTTCATGAACACCCGTGTGATCATGAATATCGCTTACGGGACTCTGCGCTCTGCTTTCGATAGCCAGATCTTCACTGTCGTGGAAGGGTTCAACATCCTTGCTGACAAGATCGTCTCCATCGGAAACAACGCTCTGTACCCAATGTACAGTGCTGGCTACCTCTTCGGAGATCGCCCGGCGGATGCGTTCCAGGTTGTCTGTGACGGTCGTATCAACGACTACACCAACTTGGAAGATGGTATCGTGTTTGTAGAGGTTTTCGCTGCTCCTTCACCAACCATGGAAAGAATTTCCATCGGTCTTGTCCGAGCAACTATCGGGCAAATGAAGGAAACTCTGGAAGCTTCTGGCCTCGGCTGAGTCTAGGCTCATTTCCATTACTGAGGGGCTTCGGCCCCTCTTTTTTCGTATGTGGGTGCGTGGGAGAGGAATTTCCAGAGGGACTGAGCTCCTACAGATGTGAAAGATTATTCACTGTCCCATGGGTAAAACCAACCATATCAGGACTACGACAATGCAGCAAAAGAGAGGACTAAAGTACCCGCTAACGATTGCTGATGGAGGGCTGCAGACTTCTGAAGGATCGGAGGCCAAGGGGGAGGAAATCCGGAGTGTCATAGAGACGAGATTCTTTGAGCGTGTGATGAGGGCAGACTATGGAGTCTCAGATCACACCCTGGAAATCCTTAATCCCCACCTGGTCAATTCCGAGTTCACGACAAGTATTTCCAGAAATGTCAGAGGGCTGAGTTCCCTCTCCGTCCAAGGAGATTGGAGATCCCAAGGGGAAGACGGAGTCTACAGTATGTACGTCATTTACGGAACTGGCAACCAGTCCCAGTCCCTGCAATTCAACTTGGCCCGCTAGGAGGGTAAAATTGAGGGAAACTGATTGTCTATAATGCCAGCTGAGGAATCAGGAAAACCAGCAGCGATCAAATTCAGGAATTCGGATAGGAGATTTCGGGTCGCCCCTGTTCCCAACGGAGAGTCGGCGAGTTACCTCTCTGACCCGTACAATCAGAGCGTAAATACTGGTTTTCTGTCAACGACGATTGGCGGTGGGAAGAAAGGCGCGATAGGGACGATTGTCCTGCCTAGCGATAACCTTCTGGCCTCCAAGGGGGGAGTACGCGCCCTCAATCTCTACCAGAATCTATTCCTGGACGAACACGTTCAAGCGTGTTTCTCAAAGCTAGTTCAAGAAATCACCAGCCGTCCCTTTTACATCCGCCCGTACTCTGACAAGCCTGGGGACGTCGCTGTAGCAGAGTTTGTGGAGAATACGATTAAGGAGCTACCCCTAGACAGGATTTATCGCGGATTGGCCGAGGCGATGATCGTAGGATTGTCAATCGGAGAAGTGATGTGGAGGAAAACTCCAAGGGGAGTGATTCCCTATGATGTCCGACTGAGAGATCAACGCAGATTCGTATTCGAGGAGAACGAGAAAGCTACCACTGGATTCTCTCTCCGCTGCTTAACACTGACGGATACTTTCCAGGGTAACGAGCTCCCCGAGAGGAAATTCATAGTTCACAGATATTGGTCTCAGAACAATGGAGACCCTTACGGATTTGGAATTGGGCGGGCTCTCTACCCCTTGGTGAAGTTCCGCCGTCGTGCCATTGAGTCCTATGTCCTGTTCGGGGACAGATTTGCTACCCCAACCGCTGTCGGAAAGGCTCCCCTCTCTGCTACAGAGGAGGATATCGACACTGTCTACGACATGCTTTCCAATATGTCACAGGAGACTGCGATCGTAGTCCCAGAGGGGTGGGAAATTGACCTCAAGAGCCCATCGGGAAACAGCGAGGTTTTCACAAAACTGATTGATTACATTGACAAGGAAATCAGCATTCTGATCTGTGGGGAGAATGAGGCGGGCCAAGCTGAAGCTGGATCTAGAGCATCTTCGGAAGTTGCCAACCTTGTCCGCGTCGTCCGAGCCTCAGAGACATCTGAGGATATCTCGCAGAAGCTTTCCACGACCTTGATTCGATGGATTGTGGACCTTAACTTCGGCGTAGATGTCATGGCTCCAGCCCTGGAAAGAGAATTCCGGATTGAGGAGTCTACTCTGGCAGCTTCAGATTTGGCCCTCATTAAGGAGGCCACCGGCTTCATGCCTACGAAGGAGTGGCTGGAGAGGCACTTCCGGGTAGAATTCCAGGAAGAGCTCGCCCCGATTGAAGGGCAGGAGGAGCCAGGATTCACCCCGGAAGATGGCGGAGAGGTTGATCTCTACGACCAAGTTTTTGGAACCGGATCTCCAACTTGAGGGTAAAATTCAGCAGAAATAGTCCCAATCCAATTGTGATTAAAAAGATACACGTCTTCACAGCAGGACCCCAAACTAGCTCAGGCGGAGTTTCAAAGGAGTTCACCGAGGACATGCTCGCTGAAGCCGCTTCCTCGTATGACCCAGCTGTCCACGACGCCCCCTTAGTGATTGGGCATAGCGGAGACAACGATAGCGTTCCGTCTTTTGGCTGGGCCAAGAAGTTTGAGGTGCAAGATGGGAAGATGTATGCCAAGGTTGACCTCACTGAAGCCGCTGAGGATTTGGTAGAGAAGAAGCACTACAAGAAAGTTTCCATCTCCTTCTACCCCCCTGAGTCCCCGGTCAATCCGCACCCTGGAAAGTGGTCTGTTCGCCACATCGCTCTCCTGGGCGCTTCCCCTCCGGCTGTGAAGGGCCTCGAAGCGTTCAAGTTTGGTGAGGTAGAGGGAGAGACAATTAGTTTCTCCGACTCTTCACTGACATTGGGTGATATAGTGGACGAGGATCTCGGCCCATCTATGATCAACGAAGAAGGCCCTCTTGAAGTTCTTGAAAAGGCTCTAAATGAAGCCCGGAAGGAACAAGAGTCCGAGGGAGATGAAACCAAAACAGCCAGCCTGGAAGAAAACCTCGATGACCAGGGAGCTGCTGATGCTGAATCGGCGGCGCAATCCGACACAAATCAGCAGTTTACTGAAATGCCTAAAGCTATCGCTAGCGACGAACAATTGATCGACTCCCAAGAAGTAGAGGAGTCTCCCGTGGATGAAGCACTGGAAGAGGTTATGGAGCACTCGGAGGAAACTCCCGCTATGCCCGAAGCTACCGAAACCGCCGAAACCGCCGACCACTCTGAAGGAGAGGAAGGACAGAAGGAAGAGGAAATGGAGGAAGGGGAGGAAGGGGAGGAGCCTTCTGAAGAAATGAAGGAGGAGGCTCCTAAGAAGAAGCGCCGCCCCCGCAAGAAGGCTAAGGCTGAGGAAGAAAAGGATCCCGAGGAATTCGCCTGCGGGGATAAGGAGGAGGAGGAGAAGAACGATTACGCAGAGTTGAGAGAGCAGCTTGAACAGCTTCGCCAAGAAAAAGAGGAGCTGATTAAGGAGTTCAAGGAAGAGCAGGCCAAAGTCCGCAAGGAGAAGATCGCCGCTGAGGTAAGTCACCTGTACGGGGAAGGGCAACTCACCGACGCGATTATCTCTGAGGATTCGCTTGTGTCCTTCTGCGAAGGTCTTGAGTTCGGAACTCTTGAGTTCTCTGAGGGAGAAACCGCTGCAACTAAGCTCCTTGGATTGCTGAATCGCCTGCCCAAGATGGTGGAATTCCGCGAAGTCGTTTCTGAGAAGCGTTCCAAGTCAATGGAATTCTCTGAGATGGACCTCCACTCCCGTGCCATTGCTATCGCATCCGCAGAGGATCTTGAGTACGCTGAAGCCCTCAAGAAGGCTGTCACTGGTTACATTCCCCAGTTTGATTGAGTCCAGTCATGGATCTCCTAGGTGGGAATGACCCCCTCTCCATAATTTCCCTGGTCAGCAGGAAGAAGGCCAACTACTTCGAAAAGGCCAAGGAACTCGCTAGAGGGGCTAAGACCCAGGAGAATCTCGAGGAGATAATGGTGGACAGGGCTAAAACCCTTGTCCGCCAACTCCACGATAAGCGGATTAAGTGGTCGGAGTACCAGATCGGAGTCATCAACAACACCTTCATTGGGGCAATGGGAGGGGCTGCGTTGGTCTCTGACTCAGACAAGATTTTGGACAATGTCTGGAGCGTAGCGGTTGGGAGGATGGTTCCACACCTTTCCAACTTCCTTCAGCTTACAAAGGAGTCCTTGGACGATGGGACTTTGAATCACGAAGACGTTCTTGACTTCGAAGAGTACCCGTATGGGTACCCAGATGAATATCCGGAAGACTATATGTACTATCCGGAACCCGATCCAGAACCTGCTACGAAACCTGAACCCGTTGGTAAACCTCGCGAAAGGCAACGAGTGGCTTCCTGGATCGGATTAGCAGCTAGGTTGGTGCGCTATGTGGCAAATCCCTCGTACTCATTCTTCCGCACTGCGGAGTTTGAAGTGAATAAGAGGACCGGATATACGCAAATGCGTCGTTGGGCTGTCGGAGACAAAAATACTTGTGAGGATTGCGCTTGGTGGGACTCAGTTGGTTGGAGGCCAATTGGGGAATTGCCGCTACCTGGAAATTCATGCCGCTGCCTTGACCGCTGTCGCTGTAGGATGGAATACCGCTGAGGGTAAAATTAGGCACAGGGAAACCAAAGAACTATCAACTTGCAGTAACCCACTGCCTCGAAGAAAAACCCCCTGACATCTGTTCACCTAAAACTTTTCAATTATGGCTATTCTGCCTGTCTACGAGAAGCAGTACATCCGCTTCGCTGAAACTTTCCACGCTCCTACCGACAAGGAAACTCCTGGAGCTAATGAAGTTGCCATCGGCGCTTTCCGCGTTGTTGCTCAAGCCGCCTACCAAGGTGCCAAGTACGCTTGCACTCCTGGCGATCTTGACTCTCCTGGTAACAAGACCACCGCTATGGAGATCCTGGGCGTTAACCAGTACGCAGTCCGCGATGCTGCTACTGCTCCCCAAGATAACCGCGCTATCTCGGTTGCCACTTCTGGCCTTCTTCTGGTTGAAGTGTCCCCTGACGTCGGCTCCAACAGCTCTGCCGACACTATCCCCGTCGGTTCCGCTCTAGTCGTTGATGCCCTTGGCCGCGCTTCTACTGCAGACCTCGGTGCCACTGGCCTTGTCAGCTACATCCTGGTTACCAAAGGTGGAACGACTCCAATCGTTCGTGAGCACCTGAAGACTGGTGGATCGGAATTCGTTCTCGTTTCCTTCGACTGATTCTTTCAACTAATTTGTTGTTTGAGGGGCCATTGGCCCCTCTTTTTTATGCAGGGACGCCGTTGTACATGTGAGCGATGATCTCACAGCACTGCCCCTCGGTTGGCTTCCAGCTCGTATCTTCTCCCATATCTCCGAGATCTCTCGGACCCAAATTCGCAACTTCCTGAACCCAGTCCTTAGACTGCCCCTCTAGCATTCCGGAAATTCTGGATACAAGTTTGTGAAGAGTTTCAGCGTTCTCCTGGACTCTCACCGCTGCTTGGTTTGCTGCTCCACTCAGGAAGAGATAGTCATCGCACTCGCAATCCTCCGAGTGAGCGATGTTTAGGATCTCTGCCACGACCTTCTCTGTGGACCACTCTGCAAGGCCAAAGTCAAGGAGGACAGCTTCCCCGGACACAGTTCTGGCAACATTCCTTTCATAAAGATCCCGGTGGGAAATTCCACACCTGTGGGAGGACTCGAGGGCTTTCCACAGCTTCCTCCGGAATTCAGAGATGTTGTTAATCTCGATCTCTGTGATTGGCTCGCAAAGCTCCATCGCGATTACTCCAGGGAAGAATTCCATACCAAACTCATCCTCTGCGTCAAAGTCCTCATACTTCTGGGTCGAGATAATGGCCCCGTGGAGTTTGGGGGAAAACCCCTTCTCCCCACCTACCCGCAGGCAGTGCAACTCTCCGGTCCCCAGGAATCCGAATTTGACGGCGACGTCTCTATGCTTAATTGTTCGGGAGAAAGAGCCACTCCCCAAAAATTTACCGTCCCGGAAAAACTCCCGGAAGTCACCAACCTTGAAGTTTCCGGAAAATACCTCGATTGGGAGCTCAGACTCCAATAGGTCCAGGAATGATTCAATCTCCCCGTTGTCCAGGGAATCCTGCATCATTGTCATCGTCTCCCTGGCGGAGTAGGTCGCCATTTGTCCTCGGTCTAACTGTAGTCAGCTTAGCGCGGCTTGGCCTGGGGGTAAAGGGCGGTTTCCCGCCCCTTGTAGATGTGAAAGATTATGGACTGTCCCGTAGGTAAAATTGCCTATGCAAAGATCCCCCCGACTATGAATACCTGGTTAAACTTCAGAGACTCCCGAAACCTTTCCGCCACAGATGCTCGGGTGGAGCGGCAAGCGGAATCAGTTGGGGCCAATAAATATTCTCCTGGTAGGATTAAGGCGGCTAATGATGGGGCTAGAGAAAGGGGGACCCTGGGAGGGGGAGCTGCCGACAAATGTGTCAAGGGAAAATCGTGTAACGCGGCTTGTATCCACAGGAATAAGGATTGCCTAGTTGGGCTCCCAGAGAGTTCTTCCGCAGCCCTGACAAAGATGTCCCAGCACCTTAGTTCCCGACTTGGGGCTGGAGCTATAAGCGATGAAGACGCGGAGAAGGTGATTGACGCTCTCAAGGGGGACGAGAAGGCGTTAAAGAAATTCGGAGAATTGGTGACGTCCGGTAAAGCGAGCGAATCAGATCTCACAGGCGTTGCTAGCGCACTAGTTAGTATCAACCTAGCCCCTAATCAGGATAGGAATGCCTCTAGGACAATGCCATTCGATGAACTGGAGGACATCCAGAAGAGGGGGCTGGGGCACTTTGAGGAAGCTTCTAATAAGTCTATTGGGGAAGACGGGGTATTCAATCCGAGGCTCCCTGGGGGGATGGGGGATCTCGTGAGGAAGAAATTCCTGATAAATGAAATATCTGATGAAGCTGCTGAAGCGGCATACGCTATGCTCCCAACCTCCGTGAAGACAGCCCTTAATAATGCTGGGGCAGTCGCTGACGGGAAGGCATTCGCCGGATACGACTCTTCAGGGGAACCAATCTTTGGAAGCCCGTCCAAGGTTCGGGGGGTATTCCTACTCAAGAGGTGGATGGAGCAAGGGGGGCTGGACCCCTACACAGGGAGGCCTATTGACATCAGGAGGGCGGAGCCAGAGCACCTGTTCTCTTTCTCCGAGGCGGGAAAGACTGGGGTCAGTGGAGACCAGCCCGAGAATTTACTATGGTCAGACCCGAAGCCAAACAACCTCAAGAAAGACTATACCTTCCCGAAATTCAAGAGTATCGTGGACGGTGCCCTATCTCTAGGAAGGGAGAAGTACAATTCCGAGGTGTACGAGCCATCGTTGAGGTCCGCATCCGCGACAAAAGACGCGAAATCCCAAGCCCCAAAAGCCCTGGCTGCGGCCATTGAGGGGACTAATCCAAAGGAACGTGCGGATTCTATCAAGAAGCTAGTTGACACTTATGGGGAAACTGGTAATTCACCATTGGTGCGTTACCTATTCAGAGCAGCCGATCTCACTTGGCAATTTAACGAAAGGGACCCAGAGCAGAGAAGGGGAGGAAGGCCCTCCAATGTCAACAGGAATGTCCCCTCACTACCAACTCTAAAGACTAAGCCAAGCAAAGCTATCCTAACTGCATTGGCGGTGGCTTCCCCGGAGAAAAGGCAGGAGCTGAAGGAGAGGTTGAATTCTCTAGTGAAGGCGAGAACTTTGACGGACAGCGAGGTGGAGCTTATCAGGAAGGATCCAAGCCTTAGGTCGGAGTTTCAGTCTGCCCGTAATGAAAAATACGCTGAGGACTTGGAGAAGGTTCTGTCAGAGGCAATTCCAGGGTTGTCTGGTTATTTGGGGTAAAAGTATTCCGGTTATGGAGTAATCCGTAGCCATTTTTGAACAACTACAGAGGACAGTTCATCAAATGATGAATCTCAATGAGACCTTCGTAGGTGTGGAACCCATTCTTACCACACTTGCGCAAGGCTACATGCTGCCTTCCAACAACATCAGCAATTTTATTGCGCCCGTGGTGGAAACACCTACCCGCGCCGGTAAGATTCTGCGTTTCGGCAAGGAAGCATTCGCGGTCGGCGATTACCGCCGCGCCTACGGTGCAAACATCTCCGCAGTGCAAAGCCGCTTCGACAGCGACTCCTACGCCCTCGAACAAGAGGTGATCGCGTGGGAATTGGCTGAAGAAGTCATTCAGAACGCTGGGGAAGGGCCTGCACAAATTGATCTCCGGATGGTGGAAACCCGGAATGCGATGAATCGCCTCACAACCACCCACGAGAAGTCAGTCGCCGAGGCTGTCACCGTGACCGGAAGCTACAATCCTTACGAGAGTGGCCTCGGATTCGAGACCTGGACCGCTATGGCTTCAGGTATCTCCGGTGAAGGTTCCGCCCACTGGGGTGCTTCCAACAGCTCCCCAATCAAGGACGTTCTCACCCTGAAGCGCCTCGTCGCTGAGCACATCGGAGTTCGCCCTAACTCTGCTGTCATCGGAACCGGTCTTTATGACACTCTGATGACCCACCCTGAGCTGCTTGATCGCATCAAGTACACCTCTCGTGAATCCATCGACACCGATCTGATTGGTGGCTACTTCGGATTGAATCGTGGAGTCCGCGTTGCAGAGGGTCGTTATCTCGCTAACGATAACTCTCTGAAGCCGATCTTCCCCGAGTACGGAATCCTGCTCTTCTATAGCCCAGGATCTGTTTCTGACGCTGTTGTGCCCGCTTCCGGTGCCAGCAACGCCAATCCCGCCTTCGCCTATACGTACCAGCTTGCAGGTATGCCCCAAGTCCGCCCCGAATACTACATTCGTGAGCGTCGGGTTGTTCGCGCTGAAATCACGGTTGAGCGGATTGTGAATCTGGTTGGCCTCGGCGCCACCGGGAAAGTCGGTAGTGGAGCGATGATTTCACACATGGCTTCCTGAGTCAAATTAGGAGGATCATGAAATGTCTAAGCTACGCCCAATCACAAAGAGCCAATACCAAGTCTCGCTAGTTGCTCCCAACGGCAGCACCTACACCGCTTCCTTTACCAATTTCAGTGGTATCAAGGATTCCGCAGACTCCTCCCAGCACGCCAACGGCTCTGGGAACCGGCTCTACAAACTCGTCGGGCCTCGTAATGCCGATAACGTAACGTTGTCAGCCCCTTACGACCCCCTCATCTTCAAGTCACTGGAACAGTACTGGCTTCGCTACAACTGCGAATACCTCACAGTCACTGTGACCCCTGTGGATTGTAGGGGAGACGGTTCCGCCCCTGGTGGTGGCGCCTACACCCTGTACGAATGCCGTTTCGTCTCAATCTCTACTGGAGAAGTGGACCGTGAGTCCGCCGACCCGGCTCAGATCGAGATTGAGTTAACTGTAAATGAGTGGGAGAGGAACTGATCCTCCCCTAGTCGTTACACCCCATCCCCCCCTCAAGTTTATTCTTGGGGGGTTTTTCTATAGCAGATCCGTGAAAAGACAAGGAACTCGCTCCCCCCCTTACCGCCAGGAAAATTCCTGAGGGAGTGAGCTCCTATAGATGTGAAAGATTCGAAACTGTCCCATGGCACTGTCCCAAGGGTCGAGGGTAAAAACTGAATATCAGAGATAAGATCCAGGCGGATGCCAAAGACAAATTTCGGCCACGGGACTCCAGTCGGTGCTGAGTTCCTTAATGGCCTAAAGAGTATTTCATTTGACGGGCAGGACCGAGATTTCCATTATCCCCCCCTCGGGCTTTCCTCTTTGGAGGTTGGCGGACCTGATGGTCTAGATTCCCGATATATCACATCCGGAACTTCGCAGCCGAGTCTTTCCTCCTCTGGGGCATTTGTCGCAGGGACTCCGATCTTCGGTGATAAGACTGTAACAGGGCGATGGAACTTCGGATACGACTTCTCGGTGTCCGGGAATCCCCCGAATACCATCGGAAATGCCCCCCAGAGCTTCACGACGAATAGTAAATACCTGGATGCCAATGGGACGGATTCCCCAACTATCGCGCAGAAGTACGCCGCCCTGGGGTCCGCAGACCTCCTTACCAAACTGGTTCTCCAAGAGCAGTTGGAAGATCTAGAAGTGGATAATGGCTTCTACTACTCAATCGAGAATCCAGCATGCAATAACTACTCTGTCAATGGTACCTCCCTGGTAATCTGCCCAGCATAATATGCCAAGATACGCTCCACTCCCCGCCGTTTCTATTGACCCAAGGAACGAGGCGCAGCTTGTAAAGGAAGCAGCACAAAGGATTTACGAGGCTTCCAACGGCAATCTGAATGATTTCAGCGCGGGGAATCCTCTCTCGGCGCTGCTTGAGGGGCATGCGTACGCTGCCAACGAGTTCCTGTACTGGGCAGATCAGCTTCCTGACAAAATCTTGATTGACTGGATCGGCCCATTCCTTGGGGCTATGCGCCGCCTGGGAACACCAGCCGTAGCTCTCCTGAAGCTAAACTTTCCCCCACGAACCACCCCACTTTTCATACCATCTGGGACGGAATTCTCCAGCGACCCAAATAAGACCGGGGGGGAATCCCTGGTGTTTATCTCCACGCAGGACTACACGATCTCCCCTGGAGACCTTTCAGTCAGCATCTCCGTGTCATCAAAGTACATCGGAGTGAAGTACAATATCCCTGCCAACACGATAACTTCGATTTCCTCCTCCGGTGTTATATCTGGAGCGACGGTCACAAATCCCCAACCCGCTGCTGGTGGGTCAGATGTGGAAACTTATGAGGAGGTTCAGGAACGATTCCTAACCCTAATCCGCCGCAGGAATCCGGTGAGCCAGTTCGACTGGCAGGAATTCTTCATCGATCTGTTTGGGCTAGGGACAGTGACTATTGTTCGTCCCAACCAATCAGAGAGGGCTGGGTACAACTATGAGTTGGACCAGAGGGCCGGAAACACAAGAGGAGGAATTTCATTCTTTGTCCTGGGGCCAGGTGGCGTAGAGCTCTCCCAGGAGCAGATCAACCGCGCTCAGAGAGTTCTCAACTTCTCCGTCCCAGTCAACCTAACCCCGCACTTATTCCCAATCACTCTCGATGAGGCCCACGTCAAGATCTCCCTTGAGGTTGAGGAGGCTGGGGTTTACGCCAGTGATTACAAGAGCGCTTCTCGGAATTTCCGGGACAAGTTGTTCTCCATCCTAGTTCCTGGGGGAGTGTTTCCAGTAAATTCCACCCCATCTGTGTCTGACATTGAAGCAGCGTTTAACTCTTCCATCCAGACAGAGATGCGCTTTAAGGATCCCAGAGTCCTTGGGACAACAGTGTACAATACTCCTGTGGCACTCACAGAGTCCACGGCAACACACCCCCAAATCTATGAGTTTCGGGTGAGGGAGAATCTTCTAGAGGAAAAGGACCTTGTTGTTGTTAACGACCCCAATCCGATCTTCTACCCCGTGGTGGCAGCCTTCTCCCCATACTCAACCAAGAAGGGGGATCAAGCGCAGCTCGAAAATCTCTCCCTGAAGAAAATCCGGTCCTTGGAGGCAGGGCAGTACAAGAAGGGGGACATTGTTTATTATCCCTCTGACACCGAGGAAGGGCTCCGGGTGATCCTGGAGAATATGACAATCCCATCCAGCACAAAGATTCCAGCCCTAATAGCCAATGGGAGAATCTCAGGACTCAAGACATACTCCGACTGGTCTTCTGGTAACAGTTACTCTATAGAAGACGGTGGGAAGTACAGTCCAGAGATTATCCTCTATGACTATTCAGAGGGGGAATTCATTCCCAACACCAGCCTGGCAATTCCTCTACGCTATCGCCCAGGGTCCCTAGCTTGGCTCACAGCGAAAGCATTCACGCTGGAGGAGGCAACCAACAACCTCACTGGAGCTAAGGCGGAGGATCTGATCAATCCTGCCATCACCCCCAAGGAGCTCAGAATAGGGGGAGACTACACCGCTGGGGATTGGGTATATACCCCGATCATTGGCTCCGGACCAGAAACTGCCGATCCATACTACCACTACACAGATGTTAGGGCGGGGGCGACACTGAAATTCGCGTATGTGGAGGCCGACTTCACGCTAAGCTCCACCGACAACACAATAAAGGACCAGTTTGACTCTCTGGTGGAAGCGGGGACACTTACAGAAATCGTTGTCCACAATGGAGATGGGGGAATTCCCATTAGCTCCTACAGACCACGCTTCCAAACTGGAGACTATCTTGAGTACAGAGGTGTTTCCGGGGATCCCCCAGAATTCTTCATTGCAACCAAACCCTTCACACCAAGTAGTAACGAGGTCTCAGACCTCTTGGAAGAAGGAGTGGTCATTCAAGTTGCCAAGGAGACGGCGGAGTATGAGAGATTTGTCCAAGGTGTAAAAAGTGGTGAATTGACGAGTCCGCACAGAATGTTCTCATTCTTCAAGGGAGACCAAACCTTGTTTAGGGATGCAGACAAGATTCATGTGTTTGTCGCTAGGGAGAACGTAACCCCACTGTTCGACTTCTCAGTTTACTTAGCAAACGGAGTCTTTGAACCAATATCCGATTCCGACCCTCCGTCGACGGAATACGTCCCGTTCTTCCAGACATCTGCTCAGACAAGGATTGAAGATCTTATCGTGGACGAGAATGGCAAGAAGTTTTACCGGGTAATAAGAGCTTTCTCCCCAACTCCGGAAGTTATTGGCCCCAGTGGAACGTCCACTACCAATAGGGTAGAAGTGGAAGAATTCGCTGGCAATTTGCTTAGGATCGTTAGGAGGTTTGACTCCTCTGACCGGATCCTGAGTAGAATGGGTGAGGTCTCCTCTCTGAAGCTCGGTGTGGCTGAAATCACCATTGGTTCTGATTCTGGGAGGGGTTTGACCCAAACCTATTTGTGGGGGAATACGGACCTAATCACTGTGGAACCTGAACTATTCTGGAAGGGTGGAGATAAGCCCAGAACAATGGAATACGGGGATGGAACCCTAGCCCT